GATGAAGATTCAGATGATGAAGATTCAGATGATGAAGATTCAGATGATGAAGATTTAGATGAATCTCTTTCTTATGAGAGGGGAAGTAGATATTTGATTCCATTACGAGAAACTAAAGGAAGACGAATTAGATTGAAACTTGTGGAAAAAGAAACATACGAAGGAAAACTTGTAGATTTCGATAAAGATGGTGTTCAACTAGGATGGACTTGGGTTGAGCCTGGTAAATATAGAATAGAAGGTACCTTAACTCCTTGGAAAAATATTGAAAGCATAGAATTTGTTAAGGAAACAGGCAGAAGAATTTTTTAGATAAGTCTAAAGATGAGGAATAACTATGAATTTAATGTTTGACATTGATTCTAATATTTCTTTTGAAAAAGTTGATGAATTAAATGAATCAACTGGTAAAACTGAAAAGAAATATAAAATCAAAGGTATTTTTTCAACTATCGGTGAAAAGAACAGAAATGGTCGTATTTATCCTCCTGAGATTTGGAAATCCCAGGTTGATGAATACCAGAAGGAAATTGAAAAGGGCACTAACAATTGCTTGATGGAATTTGAACATCCTGCAAGAAGTAAAGTTGACATTATGGAAGCAGTTGCTCGAATTACAAAACTTTCAATTGATAAAAATCATGTAATTGGCGAAGCTGTTCTTTTAGATAATCCAAAAGCAAATCAGTTAAAATCTTTAATTGATAATGGTGTTAAACTTTCTGTATCATCTAGAGGTGCGGGTTCTGTTGTAGATTCAATTGTTAGAAACTTTCACCTAATTACTTATGATATTGTTTCTGAACCTTCAGACTATAATGCAACTATGAATGGTATTTGTGAATCTTATCAGTTAAATGAAGGTGTAATTACCGATGTAAATTATGAATTAGATAAACACGGTAATTTAATTGAAGCAAATCTTAATGAAAGTGATATGTATGCTAAAAATGTTCAAGATAATCTTGTAGATGTACAAAATCACATTGAAAAGAAATTTACTGAGTTTTTTGGTAAATTATAAATACTTTGGAATAAATATAAATAATTTAACTATTTTATAAAATTTATATTTTTTTTTTTTAAAAAATTCTTGTTGTTAACAACAAGAATTTCACAGAAGAGTTATAAATAGAAATAAATAAAATTCTTTATCAAGAACGGAGTTAAATGATGTTAGAAACCCTTTTTGAGTCGGTTGACGAAAAAGTGTTTACCCCAGAACTTAAAGAGAAAATTACAGAAGCTTTTAACGATGCGGTAGATACTAAATCTCATTTAATTGCGGAAGATCTCAAAGCAGAGACCAAAGCTCAGTTAAATGAAGAGGCTGAAAACTACAAACAACAACTTGATGAAGCTTTTGAACAGTACGTTGATGATTATCAGCATGAGTTATTAGAGAATGTTAACAACTATTTATCAAAGATTGTTGATGATTTTGTTACAGAAAATTCTCAGAAACTTAATGAGATGGTCAAGCCACATAAAGCAGATGCTTTACTTTCTCTTTTTGAGAAGACAACAAACGTTCTTGGTGAAGAGCTTTCTGATATTGTTAATGAGAATGCAGCTAAAGTTCGTGATGATTCAGAATCATACAAGGATGAGTGCAATTCCTTAATGGAATCAAATCTTCAGTTAAAGGAAGACTTATTTAATACTAAGAAGGCTGCAATTGCTGCTGAACTTTCTGAAGGCTTAACAATTCCTCAGCAAGATGCATTTAGATCTTTAGTTGAAATGCACTTCAAAGGTATGTCAAGTCAAGAAAAATATGACTTATCTCTTGAAGATTTAGAAGAATCAATTACTAAGATTAAGAACAACATTGAAGTTATGAGTGAATCTCGAGCTTCAAAAACTGATGATTCAATGGATGATTCATTGAATGAATCAAAGACAACAGAACAAGATAAAGAATCCTTCGTTGATTGGAAGCGATTCGTTTAAATTTAAACCCGGAGTTAATTAAAATATGAATATTCAAAACATTTTGAATGAGAGTTTTTCAAAAGACTTCCAGCAGGAGTTATTAGAATCATCTAAGTACTCTGCAATGGATGACATTCAGAAGGCTGATGTTAAGAGACTTTTTGAGAATACTCAGGACTTTTTAAATAAGCAGCAAATCAACGAAGGTACAATGACCGCTGATATTGCTCAGTTCACACCTATCTTATTACCAATTGTACGTCGTAATTATCCAAATCTTGTTGCTCACGAGATTTTAGGTGTTCAGCCTATGTCAATGCCAACTGGTTATATTTATGCATGGGTTAATAAGTACATCGGTGATGGTAATCGTCCTGCAGAGACAGCTGGTAAGAAGGTTGTTTTAATCAAGACTGATAATCTAACTGATGCTACTTTAAATGGTGCTGTTAAGGGTGTTGGTGGTATTTTACTTCACAAGGAAGAGAATGGTCAGGGTGTATTTGCATTAGTTGCAAATCCTACTATACTTGATGTTGGTACTACAGTTGGTACTAATGCTAAGATTGTTGCAGTATACACCAACGAATCTACCTTCTTAAGAATCTTAACTCATTACACCGGTTCTTATTCAACCGTTGCTGGTGAGGTTCTTGGTAAGGATATGAAAGAGCTTGGCTTCGAGGTTACCAAGAAAGCTATCGAAGTTCAGACCCGTAAGGTAAAGACCCCATTCACAATGGAAATGTACCAGGACTTAAAGAATCAGCATGGTCAGTTAGCTGATAACGAGTTAATCAACTTAGCATCAAATGAATTACAGGCCGAAATCGATCGTGAGTGTATTGAGGCTGTAAATTCTTGGTCACGCGTTGCTCCAAATTCAAACTTCAATGCAACTGATTATAAGGATATGAAGGGTCGTTGGGAGATTGAGCGTTATCGTGCTGAGGCTGTTCGAATTGATAAGGAAGCTGCTTTAATTGGTCAGAATATCAAGAATGGTAGCGGTGCAAATACCTTAATCGTTTCACCTAAGGTTGCTGTAATGTTAAGACAGTTAGATAACTTCCAGTTATCTCCTAAGTTCAACTCACTTGATATTAACGGTTCATGTGGTGTTGCTGGTATCTTTGATGGTCGTTATAAGGTTATCATCGATCAGTATGCTACAAATGATTACTGCACAGTATTATATAAGGGTAATGAGAGAACTGATGCTATCGGCTTCTATGCTCCTTATGTACCAATTTCATTTGCACGTGTACAGAATCCTGATACTTCACAGCCAGCAATCATTGCTTCAACCCGTTATGCATTAACTGCAACTCCAGGTGTTGAGAAGCCTGATTCACTGGATCGTGCTCAGACCTATGGTACAACTTATGGTATTGATTTTGCTAATACAGTTTTAGCTTAATCTAAAAGTTGTAATTAAAAAGCCTCTTCGGAGGCTTTTTTAATGTCTCCTGAATTTGTTGAATAAATTTTTAAAAATTTATTTTACTTTTCTTGAAATATGTATTATAATTATAATAACAAAACATAAATTTAAAGGAAAAAAAGAAATGAAGATGATTAAAATTGATGAATTCTTAAAGAATCATCCAGAATTGCCAGTTGTTGATAACTGTCATTTTGTGAATTTCTGTGCTTTGACTGATGTTCGTCCATACTTAATTGTTTCTGTAAATCCTTCAAATTCACAATTAAGAATCATGGATGTAAGATACAAGGTTGTTGATGGTTATTTGTTCGATGGAAGTGCTAAATACGAGTATTTCATTGACGAAGATGCGTATAATCTTGAAAAAACAGTTGATTTTAAATTAGTTTATTTAATCAAGAAAACACGAGCAAAAAATAAAACTGGATATCATACTCCTGGAAGTGCAGGTTGCTACTATCACTTAGCAGTAGAACATAGATACTATTATGACCCCTCGTTCTAAGGGAGGAAATATGGGCTTAGATGCAGTTATTAAAACTAAAGACAAAGATTTAGTTTACTTCAGAAATAAATATTATCTTCATAGATTTATTTCAAATCTTTTTCCAGATTTAGAATCAACAGATTTAAAGTGTGAATTAACTAGAAAAGTTATCGAAGAAATTAAAAAAGAGTTAAAATCTTTTATTAAAGAAAGAGAAAAAGAATTAAACGATTACACTTTAATTGTTTGTTTCTTCAATGAAGACGATTTAAATGAAGCAAAAGAAATATTTAGCAAATTGTGTATTTTGCTTGTAAAATCAAAACACGAAAAATATTTTTACGAAGGGAATTTTTTAAATGGAAATTAAAAAGACAAATGATTCTTGTACATTAACTTTTACCGCAGATGAATTTAGAATTTTTAAAGATAGTTGTAAGCAAACAATTTTAAGTTCTGTTATGCTCGAAGAATCTATTAAGAATACTCCAGATGAATTAAAGAATGATGAAAATTTTAATGGTGTCATTAAACGTCTTAAAGAAGTACTTGTTTTTTCTAAGGCATTCGAGGAAAAGTATAACAAGGAATTTAATGACAAACTAATTTCTTCAGATGAATTAGCTGAACGAGAAAAGTACTTTAAAGAGTTACAAAATTATACTCAAGAAAACAAGGAAAATGAAAAGTAAATTAACACACGCTTTAATTTTCGAATTTATGAAAGTATTTATTTTTTATAAATTAAGTACTTTCATTGTTTTATTTACGATTGAAGAAAGTTTTATTTTATTCTTTATTCTGATATTCTTAGATTTTGTTCTGTGTTTATCTAAAATATCGAATTTCAGAAAATATATAATTGAATTAGATATTGTATTTTCTGTTTTGATGATGTTTGCATTTCCAGATAAATTTGGAATATTTTTAATATTAAATTTTGTAACTTGTTTATTATTTTTAATTGAACTTTTATTTAAGAGGATAAAAATTCGTGATCATTGGAATTTGCGGTCATAAAGATTCTGGAAAGGATTATTTAGGTGCTATTTTAAGAAAATACACAGGATTTAAAATTGTACATTTTGCAGATCCATTAAAAGAAATGATTGCTTTTTTGCTTAATATTTCTATTGATGAATTAAATGATTTAAAAAATCACGAAGATCGAAAAATTTGCAATACTAACATGAGAAGTATTTTGCAGAAATTTGGTACTGAAATTATGCAAAAGCATTGTGGAAAAGATTTCTGGGTAAAACAAGTTTTAACAGAAGATAACATTATTATTCCTGATGTTAGATTTAAGCATGAATTTGATGCTATTTCTAAAAGAGGTGGTATTTTAATTAAACTACTCGGAGGAAAAACTGATTCTCATATTTCAGAAACAGAACTTGATGAAATTGATAATTCTAAGTTCGATTTTGTTTATGACAATACCCACAAAGACACCGGAATTTTAGACTTCGCTTACAGAGTATCAAAGCATGTATAATTCATTAGTTATTTCTTTAATATGTTGTTGCTCGAAAAACAATGTTATTGGAAAAGAAGGCAGACTTCCTTGGTACTATCCACATGATTTAATGAGATTTAAACAAATTACGTGTGGCTTTCCGATAATTATGGGTAGAAAAACATTTGAATCATTTGGACGAGCACTTCCAGAAAGATTAAACATTGTTATTACTCATAATACAGATAAAATTTCAACAGATTATGTTATTTACGTTAATTCTTTAAACGATGCATACAATGTGTGTTTAAATAATAGATTCTCAAAATGTTTTGTAATTGGAGGTGAAAGCATTTTCAAAGATGCTATTTTTGAAGCTGATGAAATTATATTAACACGTATTTTAAAGAAAATTAAAGGTGATACCTATTTCCCAAAAATTCCAAGAAGCTTTAAGATAGATGACATTGAATTTGATAAAACAGAAAATTTCAATGCTGTTTTCTTAAGATACTTAAAGACAAAACAAACATTTTTTGAGTACTTAAAGAACAAATTAAAGTACAAAATACTATCTTGCGTGTTTTCAAAAAACTGGTAGATTTTAGCTTCAAATAAAGAGTTTTAAAAAAGCCTTTTGGAATCAATAACTTATGGTGTTTAGACTATTTCTTAAGTTATTGATTCTTAAAGGCTTTTTATTTTTATACGGAAATCAAATATAGTACATTTACTTCGCTTTCTAGTTTTCAAAGTTTTGATGTTCATATCAAATTCTCAAAAAAATTTTTAAAATTTTATAAATAGGATAAATAGGATAAAATGGAATTTTTATTATACCTATCTGTCGTTATATATCTGTGTGGACAAGCAGTATTTTTAAAAATTTATTTTAGTGACAAAGTTAACTGTAATTTAAAAAGTCCAACTGGATATGAATTAGAAAAAATGAATATCAATGAAGATTATGATATTGATTTATCTAAAATTAAAGAGTTAAACTTTTTAAAATTTAAAAAATAATTTAAAAAACTGTTTACTTTTCCTGGAAGATATATTATAATGAATACATAAAAAAATTACTCTTAAACAGTAATTAGAAATAAAGGAAAATAATATGTCAATCGAATTTAATAAAACAAAAGAATACGAACGTTTAGTAAGATATTTTAAAAAATACGTTCCTCTTCAAGGTAATTTAAAAACTGCTGGTGGTGAAATTGTTTCAGCACTAATGACAATTGTGAATTCATATTTTAATGACCTTGAAAAAGTTAACACTAAAAATAAATGTCGTGCAAATGCAGCTTTAAGATTCATTATCTCAGAAGTTGGAGGTTCAACTTTAAGTGATTTCGTGAAAGCTGAAACATGTCATTGTTGTTTTAATTCTGACATAAAATTGTTACGTTCAAGAAACTACGAGGACTGGTTAGTTATATTTGTCGGATTTTTGCTTGACGTCTTAGATAATAATCAAGATTGGTTTAAATATGAATTAGTTCCAGGTTTTGGATGGAGATCTTTTCCGGAATAATGAACACTATTGACTTAAAATGTGCTGAAGATAGAGCTAATAAATTAGCTGATAGAATGAATAAAATAACAGCTAGATTTAAAGAAAATTTAGATGTAGCTGATGAAATGGATGTCAGTGGAAATGATATCATAGAATATGCTGAAGACAAAACAAAGGATTTACCTAAAAATCTGGACGATGCTTCGTATTTGGAACTAATAAATCTAAATACATTATTACAAGATTTTGACTATATCAGAAGAACTCTTCGTGAAAACACTGAACAAGGAAGAGCTATTATTAAAACACTAGGAGTAGATATTTCAGCATCAGATCCAGATTCGTTAGCTGAGTTAATTACATCTTACGCGGAATTAAACAAGTCAATTACAGATACTTTAAAACTATTTGTGCAGGCTTATAAAGACATTTCTACAATTATTACTAATTTGGAAAAGGTTAAATCCGGATTTAACAAGACCACCAATAATCTCAATATTACAAATATTTCAGATAATTCAAATGGTCTTGATATTGTTTCAACAACAGCTGATATTATTAAACAAATTAAAGAACACAATAAAATTGTGTCTTAAGCATTCTTTGTGTACTTTGCGTAAACCCTTGTATTTGCTGTAAATACAAAATCATCTGGAATTGGGTCATTTTGTTGAAAATCCGGATTAAATGACCAGTTCTTAAATGTATATCCATCTCTTAGTGGAATTCCTAAAAGATTTTTTACATATCCAAAGGTTTTCTTTCCATAAATAGAAACAAACTCAGTTCCAGAAGCTTGATAAATGATAGCTGTAATTGTAATTGTCTTAAATTCAGTATCTTTAACTTTTCCGTAAAAATAATCTTTATCTTTAGTAAAGAAATAGCAAGAACCGTTTTTAACTGGTTCAAATGTACTATAGAAATAGTATCCGTTGTATTTAACATCAAAGTCTAAACCGCCATCGTTATGGTCATTATCGCCATCCATATCAAAGTCACCATCAGTAACGAAATATGGAGATGTCATAATAATCATATCTGAAGTATCTATGCAAACTTTTCTAAATCCAATATTTATAAATACTTCTTCGCCTTCGTAATTTCTAAAATCATAAGTTTTCTTTTCTGGACACAGAAGAATTCCATCAGCAAATCCAGTATATTTTATATCATCGAACTTTGGCCATTCCTGTCTTGGATAATCACGAAGACTTAGTAATGCACCATAGAAAGAGCCATCTGCCTTTTGACCAATTTTTGCAGGAACATTTGGCGTAAACTCATTAAAATCCGGGTGTTTAGATGGTTTAGCTAGTGTTTGTAAATTATATTTTACAAATTGAGGGTTATCATAATGCAAAACAGAAACACAAGGTTTGATATTTGTATAGCGTTTCAAATCTGAGATTTTTAAGTACTCATGCAAAACGGGTTTAACATTATATTTCATTAAATAAACATGTAATTCGCCGTTTGTATCTGTGTCATTTAAATCAAAACTAAAATTAAACTTAAATTTTAGAGAATCTGAATAATCTAAGTAACGTTCAATTTTGCGTTTTGATGTTTTATAAATTACTTTTAAATATGTATTAGAATGAGTTGTTTTAAAATCTGAAATTGTTTTTACTTCTGTTCCATTATTAACAGTACCTGTGAATGTTATTTTTCCAAGTTCTGAGTAAAAATCTAAGATTTTAATAGGTCTAATTGTGTTATTTAGTCCTGTAGCTTCTAAAGTAAAATCTGGAAAAATATAATCTGTTAAAACAATTTTATACTCATCTCCGTATAAGCTAAGTGTGTTTACACGATATTTTTCAGAACCTGAGTAATAATCAATGTTAATTGAATGTTCGAATTTATCTGAAATTGTTATTGTTCCTTCATTTGGAACAAAAGTACTTAAAGATGGAATAAATTTGTTTTTATAACTTTTAACTTCGTCATAATTTGTAACATAAACTCTATCAGAAGCGCCCAAAGCATATTTCATCTCTTTTCCATCTACTTTGAACTGATTATTTTGATAAACTTCTGTATAACAAGATTGACCAACCGCGCCTTTGTTATTTTCTTTAATCATTGTAACATAATGATCTTTGTCAAAGTGCGCATTATCAGTATATAAGAATTTGAAATTATTTGTTTTGTCAAAAGTTAGTTTATAACAATCACCGAGATCTAAAATTGGATTTTTAAATCCGTTTAAATAATCTTCGTATTTAGTGAAATAAGTTTTTCTAGGAGATGTATAATCATGATATAAAACTGTTTGATCAGTAAATACAAAGGCCATGATTAAATGTTCATTAGAATCTCTGTATTTTCTCCAAGTTAAAATATTTTTGTTTGGAAAAATAGAGAAGTTATGAATAACTTCTTCGTGCGTAAACTTTGCTCCTGTTTTTGGATTGATTTTTGTTTCTAAATAAGCAATCGTGTCATTTGGACTTGAATCTTTGATAAAAATATAACCTGTATCTTCGCAAATAACTTCAATTCTATTGAATCCTTCCTCAATTTGAACACCGAAATAATCAAAAAGATTTAATTTAAAAACTGTTTCGTAGTTATCAACGAAGCCAATTTGATGAGACAGAGGTTGAGTAAATTCTCTGTAAATTCTTCTTCCTAAAGAACCTTCTTTATGAGTAATAAAAGGATTCTCTGGAACAATGTCTAAATCATCCTTAGTTTCTCCAGATTCAAGATACTTTGAAAATGCATACATGTATCTTGTTGCTGAGTTATTTCCAACCTTTTCAGTGTAAATTTTATTAGCTTGAATAAATTCTGTATTGATGATTTTTGAAATATCTTGATAAATTGCAGCATCTGTGTAACCGAATTTTTTCAAGTCTGCTCTTAAAGATTCATCACTAAGTATCGACTTCAAGTATTTGTACAAAATACAAATATAAGTTTGATATAACCCCTCTTTAAGATTCTTTTTTGCATTATTGATTAAATCAGAATCTTCATTTCTTTCTTGAACATCAAAAATATTTGTAATTCTTTTTGCTACTTTAGAATTTCGCTCAATTGAATCAATGAAAACTTGCTGAGCATATTTAATCAAAGGAATATTTTGAATATTAGTTGGAGTAATTTTATTAAAAATATCTTTTAATGATTGAAGCATTTTAAATCCTTTTAACTATTCAACTGGTCATCAATTTTTTCAAATTTGACTGAACGAAGTCTTGGAATAACATTTTTAATAACTCTAAAGTTAGGTGATTTATAAACTAAGTTTAAATTTCTGTTATTCTTAAATAAATCCATCTTTAAAGCTGAACGTTTGTACATAACTTTATTTATTTCTTTTACAATAGGACCAGTATAGATATTTGACTTTGCATTAGATTGTAGTGTGTAGCCATTCAAAGTTACATAACTTGGTTCATAAGAATAATAATTCTTTGAATCATTAGTGTACAAATAAGAACGTGATTTATTATCTAAAGAATAAGAACTTGAACTATCTTGTGAACTTGAGTAACCTGTCATTACAGAATTTGGATCGTTCCACTCATTAGTATCAGAAGAATAAACTCTGTCAAAATCATAAGTCATTCCACTCTTTGGAACAAACTTAGTTAATTCAGCGTAATTCTTAACATCCTTTAACTTTGCTTCTGAGTAAAAATAATGATTTGTATTAGAATACATGTAATTATCTGTTGTAGTATAGAAATAACAGTTTTTATAATCTGCATCTGGATCGTTTCCATTACTTGAAAGTGCTTCATCTCGATATCCAGAAACTGTTGTATCAACAAATAAGTGAATTAAAATTTCTTTAATGTAATTATTAAAGAGATAATAGAAACCACAGAAACCTGTATGATCGATTTCTAAAATTTTTCCATTTGTTACAGGAACATTTGTGCCAATATAAAGTCTACTTGGATATTCAGGATTTATATACCAGCCGTTTTTACCAGAAGCATCATACGGAATTTCAAAACGCTCTTTAATAATTTCATCTTCTTTAGCGTACTGATAAACATGCGTATTCGAGTACTTAGCATTTTCGGTTGATTCTTCGAAGCCATCCGGATAAATTCTAAATGCTAACTGAAAAACTTTACCATCGTCAATATCTTTTAATTCTTTTTTGAATTTCTGACGAGATTTAATTGGCGCAATAATTAAAGATTGTAATTTTTGATTATCATCTTTATCTACAAAACTCCAGTCTGTAAAAATATCAGCTTCAACATGTGCATTACCTGAAATGTATTTCATAAAATCTTTAGTATCAATATTAGGTAATTGCTCGTACATCAACTTTCCAGAATCATCAAAATAGTTTTCGTAAGGTACTGAAAGTGGAATGTAAACATCTCTGCATGTTGAATCTTCATTTTCATTTATTACAGTATTTTCATTTAAAATAATATGAGATTCAGCTTTCATTTTGAATCCCGAAATATCTGTAATTCGTTTATCAATTCTTTTTACTAATGAAGCATTGAAATATTCTGTTCCAAATGACTGATACTTAACAGTGTCAGATGTTCCAGTAAATGAGTTATTGATAATATCGAATATATCTTGTCTAATCTGAGGTTGATTATCATACAACATGTACTTTAAAACGTCAATTGTATAATCAAACTCGCAGAATAATGGATTTCTATGATGATAAATTAAAGATGGAACATTGTAACCTTCAATGTTATCCCAAACACCCGGATTTAAAACTTTTCCTGAGCCGTCCTTTGTATTTGATTTAATTGTCTGTTGAGGAACATAGTTATGCTCGGTGTATTTCTGTAGTTCAGCTTCATTTGAAGTATCTTTTGAAGGTAACTGATAATCATAAACATAATCAGAGTATTCTCTTACGTAACTTAAATTTAAGTCATCATGAGTATATTTTTTATTAGGAATATTAGGTAAAAAACTAAACCAGATGTGTCCAGGTGATTTTGGAAACTCTGTTTCACCACCCCAAATGATACTATCTAAAATTCTTGTATCTCTATTGCAAGCAGCATGATAATCATTAACTGTAATTAAACGATTTGATGTATTGTAAACTTTTGGAGCATTTGTTTTAATACTTTCAATTGTTTCTTCATCTTGACCGAATGAATTTAAAACAATTTTTTCAATGTTAACTCCAGTAACTGGACATTTTAATTCGTCAATTTTTGAAGTATCTAATTCACCATCTCGTCCTGAAGATTCTAGCAAATTGATGTAAACATCAGAACCGAGAGGAATTCCTTTTCCTGAACCCGCGTACTTGAAGTAAATTCTAGGTGTTTGATATTCTGTATTATCAATGCGAATAAACTGTTTTTGTAAAGTATCACTTGATTCTATAAAAACAGAATCTTTCTTAGAGAATTGTGTTTTATCATGATAAACGCCATATTCGTCAAAATATGATACATAAACTTCAATTCCATTTTCTTCGATATTTGTGTAAGGAACATCTATATAGTACTGATTAAGTTCTTGTCCATTTTCAGTAATTTTTGTAGTTGTTACCATTAAAGAATCAGGGTCTTCGTCATAAGTATAACGAGTACCTTCTTTCAGCATAATAGTGTATGTTCTTTGTTTCTGTTTTGCAGTTACAGTAATATTGTCATTTATCATGTAATAAGATTTTCCATTTGCTGTAAACTCAGTCCATTTTGGAAGATATTTGTCACCAGAATCAAAAGTTATTGTAACATCATAAACGAAAGAACGTTTTTTAGATGCTTCGTATGAAAAGTTACGTGCAACTTCAAGTGCATTTTCTCTTTTTGTAGCATAAGATAAAATTGTTTCGTTAATATTCAGTGCTGTATTAACATTTAACATTGAAGCAACGTATGCCATAATGTTTGACAATTGAGATACATTTGAACCTAAAGAAGTGTCATAACCGGCATCTTTAAATTTTTGTTCAATTTCTGTACGTAACTCGTTATAATTGAATGGAACTGTTTCTACTATTTGAGACATCGCTTAACCCTGGTTTAAATCTACTGACACCCTATAACTGTTATTTAAAATATCATCTTTCAAATGATAAGAAATTGAAGCAATCAATCTATTATATTCAGGGACAGATGAAACAACAATATCCGTGATAATTATTCTATCTTCCCATTTATCTAATGCTTCTTTTATTAAATTCTTTAACAAATCTACTGTAATATGATCGATTTGCGAGAAAACTAGTTCGTTAAGTCGTGAACCGAACTCAGGCATTCCTTCTAACGATCCCTTTGATGTTGTTAAAATATTTCTAATAGAATTATTTATTGCTTCAATATCATAAGATGGATAAGAAGGAGTTTTTAAATCTGTGTATAATGGTTCACGCATAGTTATAAGATTTTTAACTATTTATAATTTCCGGTTAAGAAAACACCAGACAGATTTTAGTTTAAAATAAGAAAAAAATGGAGAAATATCATGGATGTTGTAAATGAATTTATGTTCTTAAATGATATTAACAATCAATTAAACTTGTCATTGAGAGATATTGTTGATTTAAAGAATCTAATCGAAGATTTAAATGCATATCTCGATAACAACTTTGACATTTATTTTGTTTTAAGACTTTTGTATATTTAAAAATTTCTGTGTATTAACTTTATAAGGGCACCTATGAAAAATTACTTAAATTTGCTTCAAGATATCTTAGAAAACGGTGAAGAACACAAAGACAGAACTGGTGTTGGAACACTCTCAGTTTTTGGAAGACAACTAAGATTTGAAATGAAAGATGGATTTCCAGCAGTTACTACAAAAACGTTGGCATTTCCTGCGGTCGTCTCGGAGTTATTGTGGTTCTTGGAAGGAAGCACAAACGAGCACAGGTTAGCTGAAATTAAAAATGATAACAAGCCATACAAACAATTGACAGAAAAAGAACGTAAAACTATCTGGACTTTAAATTACGAAAATCAGGGCAAGTCTTTAGGATATGCTAATGGCGAACTGGGACCAATTTATGGCTATAATTGGCGACATTGGAAGTCTTTAACTGGAAGAAATTCAAAACTTGGCAAAACTGTTACATATCTGATTTCAGAATTTGATCAAATTTTCAACATTATTAAAGAAATTAAAGAAAATCCAAATTCTCGAAGACTTTTGGTTAATTCTTGGAATGTTCCTGAACTTGAAAATATGTCGTTGCCTCCTTGTCATTACGCATTTCAGTTTTATGTAAGTGGTAAAAACAATGAAAATTTAAGTTTAATGTTCAATATGCGTAGCTCGGATGCGTTTTTGGGATTGCCCTTCAATATTGCAAGTTATGCTTTGTTATTAAACATTGTCGCAAAGATGACAGGCAAGATTCCATGTGAACTAATTGGTAATCTTGGAGATACTCATATTTACAAGAATCATATTGAGTGTGTAAAACAGCAATTAGAGAGAGCGCCACATCCATTACCAGCTCTAGTAATGCCTGATATTGATTATCAAAATATGTCAATTGATGAAGTTTTAAAGTCAGTTAAAACATCTGATTTTAAGTTAGAAAATTATATTCATGACGACACTTTGAAAGCACCAATGGCAGTTTAAGATAAATTTTAACCTATTGCATTCTTTTTGCAAATAGGTTTTAAACAATAGAGAGATGACTTTAATCACATTCTAGTTTAAAGTAATATTATAATATTACAAATTTGTACTCATGTGATTTAGAGTGATTTAGAATATTTATGACAACTTATTTTATATTTCTACAATTTTTATTGTAATTGTTGTGTTTCTAAATTAACGAGGTAAATTTTAAAAACTGAAACGTTTGCGTAATTTTTTTTTTAAAATAGTTTACATTTTAAATTGAAAATAGTCAAGCTTAATTAGGAACTGAGATTGGAAAGGCTCTTACATGGTCCGCATTGTTAAGAGGCTTGTAAGAGCACGACCAGCATTTATTACATGAGGTAACTATCAATGTGTCAATCAGATCATAGTAATGGAGAAGAGATGAATAAATATGATAAGCCTAAGGCTAAATTGTTTGATTTAAGAGATGTCTTTTGTTTTGCAAATGTTGAAAAAGCAAAGGAATATATTGGTAAGTACTGCTATTTTGGTACTAGTCTTGAGGACCTAACGCTTAGTGTAGAGCAAAATTATAACCTCTTCGTACTGCATTCCTTAGATCTAGTTAGAGATGATACTAAGGTCTTTGAAGCTGATACAGGAATTGACTTCGTGGTAGCATCTTACTGTCTACCAGAAGAAAAAGTTATTAGACCAGATGCTAAGTATCGACCATTTAAAGATTTAGACGAACTTGCAGATTATCTTGAAACTTCTATTCCATGCCTAGCAGGTAAAACTGTACATTATAAAGACAAAGCATCAGGGGAAGAATATATTAGTGTGATTACTAGCATATGGCTATCTAAAAATTATGTACGATTAAATGATTGGAATTATTCTCTAGAACGTTTATTCAGTGGATATGAACTATGGAACGGTGAAAAGTGGATTCCTTTTGGGATGAAAGAAAAATAATGGGTACACAAGTATTTTTTTTTTAAAAAAAAGTGTTTACTTTTCTTGAATTATGTATTATAATTAACATGTAAAAACAAATAAAGAACAAAAGGAATAAAATATGAAATACGTTTACTCAGCTGATAAAGGTTACTATAACGCTTACAAAGCATTTTCAAGACAGACTACTGAAAGTGTTGCTTATTCACTTCTAGAATGTATTTTACATCATCCTGGAATTACTCAAAAACGTTGTAATTGTTACACAGCTCCAGCTTATGGATGTTATTCAGGTTATCGTTCATATATTTATGCAAGACTTGTAAAAGATGGTGCATTAAAATTAGGAAAAGGCAACAGAGGTTATTATATAACTCAGTATGGTAAAGATATAATGAAAGAAGCCTTTTCAAGGTCAATTGACAGAATGTAATGTTAAAATTAACTCGTGTTTGAAATTTAAAGATGTTCCTTGTGAACATCTTTTTTTTTTTGGACGTTAAACACATTTTATTGTCTTGAATTATAATTATAAAGAACTTATTTAAATGGTTTTATGATTTTATTAGATTTTTCAGCAGTAATGCATCAAAGCATTTTTTCAGCTATTTCAGCAATTAAGCCTAAGTTAGTACAAGGAGAATACAATACTAAAGATTTTATTCAGTACGCAAAGTATAGATTACTTGAAGAAATTTTGAATGTTCAAAGTCAATTTAGTTCTTATGGTGACCTTGTAATTTGTTTAGATGATCACTCTAAAAGAAATTGGCGTAAAGAAATTTATTCAAATTACAAAGGTTCTAGAAAGGGTTCAAGAGAAAAATCACCTATTAAGTACAATGAAGTATTTTCTGAAATTGATTCTGTTCTTGATTTTTTAAAGCGCTCTACACCTTTCAAAATGATTAAAACAGAATCTGCTGAAGGAGATGACGTTATTCTGTGTTTAGCAAAGTGTTTTGCTAAAAAAGAAAAAATAATGATTATTTCTTCAGATAAAGATATGCTTCAAGCAAAGAAATATGGTGATGTTTCACAATATTCTTTGTTTACAAGAAAATATGTAACTGAAGAAACAAAACATGAAGATTCAGTTGATGACTGGATTCTTGACCATGTTATTTTTGGTGATGCATGTGACGAAGTTCCAAAGGTTGTTGATGAAACAGAATTTTCTGTGCAATTTACTGATTTTTTAAATTCTGAAGGCAAGAAATTAAATATTCTTGATTTTAATTATCATCTAACTGAATCTCAGAAAAATAATTTAATTGATAATTTTTATCATTCTAAATTCGGTTTACCTGTTAAAAATACTTCTAAAGCAAAGAATGCCCCAGAAACTATTTTGCCATCAATATTTAAAAAGGAACGCTTTGGAAAGAGTAATTTAAAAAAGCAAATTGAAAGTTTTGGTTCTTTAGATGCTTGGTTAGATTCAAATAAATTATACAGATTAAATTTTGAAAGAAATAAAAAATTAGTTCTATCAGATTATATTCCGGATAGTATTTTTAAATCTGTTATTAAGAATTATAATGAACAACATCCAAAGTACAATAACAAAGAATTTAGAGAATACATTTTAGATAATCGCTTTGATAATTTACTTGATAATTTACCAAGTAATTTTTCTTGTAAATTAACTTTAGATGATTTAATATAGTAAAAATAAAGAGCAAGAAATTGCTCTTTTAAGGAACAACAATGAGTGTTTTAAGTGAAGATGAAGTTAAGTTTTTTAAACTAGCTGTTGGGGAAGATAGAATTAAGAAAGAATCTCCAACAGAGATTGTTGCGAGATGCCCAGTTTGCGGAGATTCTCATAAATCACAAAATAAAGCTAGACTGCATTTGTACACTGCAAACGATGCAACATTTGTAAACTGTTTTAATGGCGATTGTCCAGTTCACAATAAAAACATGTTCTCATTTTTAAAACAGTTCTATCCAAATTTATATGACAAGTTTATCTATAATTACAAGAGAAAAAAATTACTTTCTTTAAATTCAGACTTATTTTCAAAAGTTAAAATCGAAAAAGAATCACCAAAGTTACCTGATATTGTTTATCAAGATTTTTCAGAATATTTTATTCCTCTTGAAAAATCACCCGCATTACAGTATTTTGAATCTAGAGGTTTTAAGTACAATACCTCAATGAAATTGTATTACAGCAACAACGTTTTAAAAATCGGAGATAAAGAGTACAATTTAAAAAATTCAATAATTATTCCTTTGTATACTCCAGATTTTAAATGGTATGGTTTTTATTCAAGAAATATCTCAGAAAAGAAATTTAGTTCTTACATTAACAAGGAAAACAATTCATACAAAGTTTGGAACTTTTTTAGTGTTGACAGATCTAAACCTGTTTACATTTTTGAAGGTATTTTTGATGCTTTATCTGCAATTGAATGTGGATTAACAAACTGCATAGCTTGTATGGGTGCAACTCCTCCAGATGCTAGACTTAGAGAAATTTCAGAACCTGTTTTTTGTTTAGATAATGATAAAACTGGTCTAATGAATATGAAAAAGTACGCAAGAAAGGGATTTAAAGTTTGCTTATTGAATGAATCTGAAAAGGATTGCAATGAAATGCTAAAAAATGGAAAGAATGTTAAAGAAATTATTTTAAATAATCTGTACGAAGGTCCTTTAGCAGAAGTTAAAATTGCTCAAATGCTTTCATAATTTCCGGTTAAATAAATATTTATAACTAGTAGTTATAAAATATATTGAACTTGTTGTAAATAACAAGTTCAAAAGAGGTTAAAAATGTGTTTTAACGACATTGAAAATAATACGTTTGTTTCTAAGAAGTTTTTAGTTGATACGGAAATAAATTGTTTGGACGATGTTTACGGGTTTGCAAATAGATATTTTAAACCTAAAACTGGCGAGAACTATTTATTTATGAAGTTGATTGAATTGCTCATTGAGGAAAACAACGAACTAAAACAAGAAATATCTAAGATAAAGGAAAAACTATGTTAATTAAATTAAGTGATAATTATTTTGTAAATTTAAAGACAATTTCTTATATTGAGTGCGATTCAGAAAATTTACGTGTAATGTTTATTTATGATTATTCAGTAAAGTTAAATAACATTAAAACTGAAGATGGTCATTTAAAAACAATTTCAGATTATAAGTACAGAGATTTTAAGAATAAGAAAGAATATTGGAATTTCTTTAATAACTTAAAAAATACAATTGAAAGTGCTACATCTTCGAAGACTTTAAATTTCAAGGAACTTAAAAATTGTGAGTCATTTAATTGTACAAATAAATTTTACTTTGTTAATTTGGATCATTTAACATTTGCTAAGATTCAAAAGTTGGATGATTTCAAGTCACGTTTAATTTTAAATTTTGATAACGGCATTTCATTTAATAACAAGATTTCTTCAAATCAAATTACAGGTGCTTGGCTTTATTTTGAAACACTAAATGATGAAATGGAGTTAATTAGAGAAAATTTAAACTACATAAATTGTGATTCAGTTATTGTTTTAAATAAGAAGTGCATTTAATAAATACAATAAGTTCAAAAGGAATAAGTATGACAGAAAACATTGTTAACGATATTGAAAACTTTGGTAAGCTAAAGACAGAAGATGAAGGTATTATTACAACTTCAGAGCAACAGAAAAACATCAAAGAGTTTGGAAGAAGATTGGGTAGAATTGAAACTGAAATTAAGGCAAGAAAATTAGATATTAAAGAATTAAAACATGAATTTGATTTAGAAGGTGTTTCAATTAGAGTTGTTTGTAAAGCTATTAGAAATATTAAGCAAGCGAAAAAGACAACTCCAGAAGAGCAAGCTGAAGTTAGCACAGTTCAGAATTTGTTAACTTCAGACAAAGAATTTATGGATATTATGTCAAATCTTGTTGCTAAAGACTAATTTTTAAATTTGGCTTACCTAGGTAAGCCAGTTTAAGGAAGACTAAATGATTCATCTTGATATTTTAAAAACAGTAAATTCAATGCCAATTTCTGATTTAGAATTATCTGAAAACGATATTTTAAAATATGCTTTAAATCATGCATTTGCTGAAGATGCAATTTTCACAGCTTTTGTTTATTCTTCATTTATAAACGAAAAATGCTCCAATAATATTTTATTAAAGCTTATTTTTAATCCAATCCAAAAAGAATGCTCAGTTTGTTCAGAAAATAAAAATTACGTGTTTACTTTCTAAAAACTTTGTTATATAATTATAAAAAAAGAACAAAAGGAATAAACAGATGATTTTTTCACACTCAGCATTATCTCTATACAGAACTTGTCCAAGAGCATTTAAGTATTCTTACATCGATAAAGTTAAAGTTAACCGCTCTCCAGCATTAAAGAAAGGTTCAAATATTCATAAAATACTTGAAAAATATCCTGAAAATGTTGAGTTAAATAATTTTAATGAAAGTTCTATTGTAAATGAATTCTTTAAATCTGATTTAGGAAATTCTATTAAAAATGTTTTACTAAATAAGAAAACAGAAAGAGAATTCAAATTCGGACTTACAAAAACTTTTGAAAATACAAATTTTTATAATTCATTTTTTCATGGAATTATTGATTTAATTTATGTTGACAATGGTACTTTGAATCTTTGTGATTATAAAACTGGTAAATACCATGAAAATCAAGATTTTTCTCAGTTACTTTCTTATTCAATTTTCTTTAAGAAGTTTGAAGGAAATATCAAGATTCGTTATATTTATGTAGAGCATAATAAAGAAAATACATTAGATGTTTTAAAAAGTGATATTCAAAATGCTGAAACACAGATTATAAAGACAAGTGATATCATTATGCAAGATAAAACATTTGAAAGAAAATGTTCAAGTAATTGCAATTGGTGTTTATATAAAGATAAATGTGATGAATTCTTAGAAGAAATTAGAATTAAAATTTAAAAATTTCTGGTTGTATATGTTTTAAAGAGAAAATAGTATATATTGTAATTATGAATTTGTTGTAGTTCATTTGTTGTAAACAACAAGAATTATAAATAGTTAAATCTCCAAGGATTTTTAAATGGACATACAATTATTAACTGATACAATTTCTCATCTGAGAACATCATTAAAAATTGTTAAAAGCATGATTAAGTTAAATACTCAGTTAGCTTTAACAGATCTTTTAAATGCAACTCAACAGAATATTGAATCAGAAATTGATAAATTAACTCAAGAACTTATTAAACTACAAAACGAAGACTAGCTATGATTTTGAACGAAGATAGAAATAATCCAATCGGTTTAGAAACATCTGCTGCGCCAAATGTTGCTACAATTGATTCGAAATTTCCACTCAATGATGTTTTTCAGCAAACTGATCTTCCATCACTTGGAAGAAGTATTTTTGTAACAGTAAAGCCAAATGGTCCTTTTGCAGGAATTTTTTCATTAACAGATTCTCATCATACTGATGATAATGAAGGTAATTTTGATGATTCACATCCAAGATTGATTTTAAAAAGAAGCAATTTAGAGTGTTTTCCTTCTAAGCCAATTTCAACAGAATTAACTATTGAATCTGTCAAGGATTTAGAAGCAATGTATGGACGCGAAACTGCTGATAAGTACATTACAAAAATGTTACGTGGCTTATGTAACAACTATGAAAATGATAAGACTATTGAATTCTTAGAAAAGAATGCTATTGAAACAGATGAATTAAAAATTTCAGATAATCAAAACTCTGAAACAATGATGTTTGAAATTTCTCAAAGAGTTCAAGAGTTATCTCTAAAGATGAACTCTTTAACAAAGAGAACATTTTCAAGTTATGCAGTTGTTCCATACAAATATGTTGCTTCAATTATGACATCATTTGCTTATAATACTGGTAAGAATACAACAAGTGTTGATGAATTAGTTGTTGCAGACTTTGCTTTAATGAAATACTATGTAAATCCAGATAGTACTTCAGATACTGTTTACGTTGGACTAAGAAGTCCTGACGATCCATTCTGTTCATCTGGATTTTTTGGTGATTATGGATCTCAGTTGCAAACAATTAAAGATCCAGACACTGGTAACGATATTATTACAATTTACAATCGTTTTGGACTTGCAATGAATCCTTTGCATTGTGAGCATAACCCAATGTTATATAAATTTAAGATAACTTATTCACCCCGTGATGGAATTTCCGAGTTAACAAACCCAGAAATTGACGAAGTAACTAAATAAGAGGATAATGATGAACGTATATATTTCACAACCTTTAGATAAGCCTTACAAGGAATTAGAAGAATCAAGAGCATACGCTGTAAAGCGTATTGAAGAATTAGGTCATACAGTTGTTGACGATTATGTTAGAGATGAAACAGGCGCGCCTAGAGATGCAATTATCACTTCTTTAGGAACTGCGTTACTTCATATGGGCGACGTAGATGCTGTTTATTTTATTGATGACTGGGAAAATAATCCAAAGTGTCGTATCTTGCATAAGATTTGTGAAGAATATGACATCAAAATCTTCGATCCTAGAATTTATAATTAGTGTAAATTAAAAAATTTAAAAGCTACTTTTTAGTAGCTTTTTTATTAGTTTTAGGGAGTTTAAACACTTGTTTGTCTAATGAATTAAAATAAAATTACAAAAAATATTTAAGGATTCACAATGATAACTTCAAGAAAATCTAGAAAAACAAGAAATAGAGTTTTAATGTGTAATTTCCATCCAGATTTTACAGTTTATCGTGCTAGAGTTGCATATAGAACAAATACTCAAAAAGAATTCACAATTATTCCTTTCAGATGTACAGGGCATGATGGACAGCACTTTGTAAAAGATATTGAAATTGAAGATAAAAATGCAACAAGTGTTGAGGTTACATATCTTTTAACTGTTACTTTATCTGGACATAACAAGCTTTTCAAAGATGTTTCAAATCTTGAAGTTTTAAAAGAAAATGAACAGTATATTTGTGTTTCATTAGACAAGAAAATTCGTTCAAAAACTGATGTTAAAAATTCACCAAAAAGAAGAAAGAGACTAAGTCCTGAAGAGGAAGAAGCTCGCGTAAAAGAAGTTGAACAGATTTTACGTTCAGATCCTGATGTTTACAATGAAATTGTTTCAAGTTCATTTATCAATTCAGAAAGTAGACGTTTTGAAAATGAAGTAAAAAATAAAACACTTACTGTTATTAACACTATTAAGCAGATTTGCTTTGATTATATGTGTGAAGCACAAAGTACTTCAAAGAAACAAAATTTAGCTAATGCTTTAACTTGTTATACTAAAATAAAAGAACTTATTAAAAACAATATAAATGTAATTTCTCAAAGTGGTGAAATTTCAAAAATTAAGAATTTAATGTGTAATATGCAAAGCATTTGCATGAAATTAGCTTTAGAAATACACGATGAAAAGTTAAAGACTTCTGAGAATTCATCAAAGATTTCAGAACTTTCTGAAGAAACTAAGAATTACGATGATTCTGAAGATACTTCTAAGAATATTCCAGAACTTTCTGAAGAAACTAAGAATTACGATGATTCTGAAGATACTTCTAAGAATATTCCAGAACTTTCTGAAGAAACTAAGAATTACGATGATTCTGAAGATACTTCTAAGAATATTCCAGAACTTTCTGAAGAAACTAAGAATTACGATGATTCTGAAGATTTAAGTCCATTTGTTCCATTTAGTCAAAACTTCGGAGTTACTCGAAATAATGCTTTCGGTTTTACTTGACGACGATGTAGGTAAACATTAAGTTTAATGGTGACATTAGTAATTGGTTTTATCTAAGTCGTAATTTATTATGGTTGACACATATAAATTTAATGAAAAATCACCTGTAATATCTTTTAAAACGGTGGTTTTGGATTTAATTATAAAAACAAAAAAGCATCAAAAAATCTATTAAGAAATTTTATAAAGTGCAAAAAATTTGCTAAGAAACTCAAAGAGATTTAAAAATGAAAGTTTTTGCAAACATAGTTTGTTATTTGTTCGTGTTTAGCATTATGATCTATGCACTAGTTGACATGTTCCTTCTAATTTAAGGACTTAAAATGAAGATTGATTTTACAGGTTTAGCAAAGAAACAAAAAGAATTAGAAAATATTTATGACCATAGTTTTGTTTTGAGATCTTGGACCATATTTAGATTAGATGGAAGATGTTTTAGTGTATTAACTAGTTTTATACATAATGATAATGCATTTTCTAAATCATTTCAGGAATGCATGGTTAACGTAACTAAATCATTACTGAAAGAATTTAAAGCAGATCTCGCATTTGTGGGCAGTGACGAAATTTCTCTAGCATTTAGTTCAATTCGTGAATTTAATTGTAGAGTTGAAAAGTATTTGAGTTTATTAAGTGGATTTTGTTCAGTTGAGTTTTATAAAGAAGTTTTAAAACATAAAGATTTAACTCCAATCGCTTCTAAAACACCACATTTTGATTGCAGAGTAATTCAGTGTAATTTTGAAGATACAATAAATTATTTTGCACTTCGTAAAGCTAATGTTGTTAGAAACGCTGAGAGAACGTTACTTCGTCATAGCATTTCACACTGTAAACTTCAGAATCATTCAAATGAGTGGGGATTTAAAGAATTGTGGAAAGCAGACCCAGCACAGATTCATTATCTTGATGACCATCCAGAATACTTGGGAACATTCATTTGTATCAAAGAAGCTAAAGTAAATCTTACTCAAGAAGAACTTGATAAAATCCCTGAAAAATACAGACCAAATGGTCTGGTAACAAGAAAAGTACACGTAGAAATTTCAGAAGAGGATGCTTATAGACATTTGTACAACCTTTGGATTTTGAACAATAAAAGTTTAAGAGAAAATTTTGAACTTAAAATTAACACTGAGGTAAACGATGTTAGATAATTTTGATTCAATTCAAAATTTAATGCAAAATAACAAAGATTGCTTTTATGTAATTTCTATTATTCAGAGAGCAAAAGATTTTGAAGATGGATTTGGAGATCGTAAGCATAAGGAACATTTTATTCGTCATTTCTTTGTTAAGGATGCAAAAGAATTATTAGACATTAAACAAAATATTGTAGATATTTGTAAATTGTACAATGCAAGAGCATATTTCGGACTTGACGCTAAAAACATTAAGAAAGTAATTGCAGAACAAATAAAGGTAGAAACTGATTTGTTAGTTAACTCTGAACAGGCTATTCAGATTTACCGAAAAAACTTTCAAAGCATTCCAAGAAAAGCAGAATGTAGTGAGTCTAAATTAAGATATGTTCACATCGATGCTGATTTTAAAAATGCTGATCTGTTAAATGCATTAAGAGATGTATTAAATTCATTTAAGTTAACCGAAATCAATTCTCCAAATGGAGTACATTTCGTAGGAAGAATTAGAAGAGAAGATGGAAATATTGATGTTCAAAAACTGGGAAATACTTTAGCTAATTTTAGAACAAAAAATAATATTAAAGATAATGAATTAGAATTAAAGAAAAACTCAATGATTGTTCTGTACAAATAATTTTTTAGTTAAACAAATTTAAAATCAGGTTTGAAACCTGATTTTTTTTACACTTCTTTAAATACATTTAGTTTACTAAAAAAATTTTTACACTTCTTTAAATACGCGTTGTAAACAACAATTTTTTTACACTTCTTTAAATACATTTAGAAAACTAAAACTTTTTGAAGTTACTTTAATATAGTACATTTACATTTTTTCTTGAAATAAAAAAGCCTTTTAAAATCAATAACTTAAGAATTCATTTCTATATGTTAAGTTATTGATTTATAAAGGCTTTTTAAATTTTTTTGTTTTCGTAAGTTTTTGATGTTTAAGATTGTTTATCCTGAGGAGGATTACATGGTTTGTCTTTTGATTTCTTTCTAGAACGAATATAAGCATTAGCTCCAAAGAACACCATTATAATTGCTGAAACTGAAGCAAAATAAACAGCACTCATCCCTGAAATTAAATCAGAAGCATGAGGAATTCCAAACATGTCTGCAAGTATAACTAAAACAGGGTACAATAACATTCCGATAAGTGCAGTCCATGTCATTCTTCTTTGAGCATCATCTTTTTTATCGTTATTATCAATGTCAACTAAATCTTTTATGTAGCTCAAATCAGCTTGACATGCGTCAGTTTTAGTTATCCCATATCGTTTTTCAATCTTTGAAATAACAGAATCTATATTCATATTAAAACACCTGCGGTAATACAGGGTCACTCCATTTATCAAGTAACTCCTGGTCTAATTTTTCAATTTCACTTTGTGCTTCTGATTTAATATCGTCGTAATTTATTTGTGCTCCGCCGACTAAAGACTGACTGTACTTTCCGACAATAGAACCCCAAATTTCTTTAGTTTTAGCTATGCAATAAGCTTTTATCCACTCATGATTATAAATCAAATCATGTTCTTCATTAGCGATGTACTCATATTGATAGTGCAAAACAGCTGGACCATCATAAGGGTCAAAAACTTGAAGTACTTTTTTATCTGAGTTAAAATTATAATAAACATCAGTGCCAAAATATTTTTCAATTAAAGTTGTAGTCGTTGAGACCATCAAAATATTAGGAATAATATCTCCAGTTAAAGCACCCGCAAAGAACATATCACTCCAAATGTTTGGAACGTAGTCACCAAAGTTTGCTGAAAAATCTGTTATATTTCCTGTTAAACCTGTTTTTAAAGAAATAATATTAGTTATTTTATCAGGCATTGGATATTCTTTAGCGCCATGCAATTGTATTACAACAGATTGCTCTAAAGTTTTTCCGCAATACTCTGTAAATTTCTGTACTGCTGAATCAATCATTTCAGAAATTTGAAAATCTGTTACTTCTACTTTAATTAAAGGTTCTCCAAGTTGACCTCTAATGTATTGAATTAAGTCTTTCTTAGAATAAATTCTCATGATTTAGAAACTTTTTAACTATTTATACAGATTTCTGGATTACTGAAATTGTCTTAAAATTTTTTGTTAAAATTTTGTTTTAAATAGATTTGCAAAACGTTTATGAAAGATTTTTTAACGAAGAAATACTTTGTTTATTTGTTTAGATGGCTAATTTCAGCATTTGCAATGATGCCATTCATGATATTTTTCGAGTACCTCGGAATAACATTAACACTGAATTTAATTTTAGGACAAATTATAGGTTCAGTTTTGTTCTTCAAGATAGATAACTTCATTTTTAAGAAGTTGTAATTACACAAGATTGTGTGTACTTACACAAAAGTTTGCAAGAGTTATAAATAGTATAAATTTTTTTGATTTGGGATTAAAACATGATAAATTTTATTGATTATCTAGGAACAGTGAAAACTGCTAAACTAGGTAAAAATAATATGTTATACAATGAATCTTTGGAAGTAGATCCGGATTCAGTAGACATCGGCATGCCTTTAACAGAAGCTCAGTTTTCACAAGATAAGCTTGACAAAGTAACTAAGTTATATGGAAAGTTATTTGGTAAGAAGTTTGGCGGTGAGTTTAAAGTTGTTTTCACTGAGCAGTTTACTCGTCAAGACGGAACAAAGGGCTTTGGCTATAGATTATTTAACAGATTTGGATATCAACTAAGATTCGGTTACTTAAAGGGTAATATTACAGCATTTAAAGAAACTCCAAAGAGAGATACTTTCATTGTTGATTCTTTAGATTACTGGGATAAAGATAATCACGAATTAGACAAGCCAACTTTAACTTGTACATTCTCATCAACATGTAATGTTGTTCAGATTTACGAAAAGCTTTGTGAATTACTGAGAAAGAACAAGGTTGGAACTTTCAAGTTAGATGATTTCATTACAGAAGCTGTTGATGCTATAGGTACAAGAATTAAAGATCGCAAAGCTTTTCTTGACAGTAATAAAGCACTTTTTAAATCCAAGGGTATCAAGGTTAGTCCACTTTATGGTGATGCAGTAGCCTTTGGTCAGGCAGTTACAGATTCAGGTTTGGAAGACCAGTGGAATGAGTTCTATGCAACTATTTCGAAGGGCAAGAAAGAAACAAACTCTGTTCAGGCAGAAGTTGTTAAGGCTACTAAAACTCTGGATGATACAGTTTACTCAGATCCAAAGTATGTTTTCGAAGATATTAAGACATTAACTGAATTCGTTGCCAAGGGTAATGCAAAATCTTTAATTATCTGTGGTCAGGGTGGTATTGGCAAAACTTACGAGGTTACTTCAACACTTAGAAAGTTGTTAGGTGAACCCGGTGACAAGTACACATATCATTCAGGCGCTAAGGTATCTCCTCGTTCATTCTATGCTTCAGTATTTAGAGAGCGCGATGTTTTACAGGTTTGGGATGAAGCAGATTCAATTTTAACACAAGATGACACTATCATGATGTTAAAGCCTGCTTTAGATACTTCAGGTAAGCCAGTTATGGAATACTTAACAGGTACTTATCCTATGAATGACAAGTCAGAAGCAGAGGTTAGAGATTATTGCGCACAGTGTGATGATGCAGATTCTTTAGTATTTACACAGAATGTTAATAAAGTAAAAGATGATGAAATGGTTGTTCCATCAAAGTTCTATTTTGATGGCGAGATGATTTTCATTTCTAACATGAGAGCATCTCAGATTGAAGATGCTATTAAATCACGTTCAATCTTTATTGATGTTTACTTATGTGCAACTGATATGTTCAACAGAATGAAGACTATCATGAAAGCTAAATATCCTAATAAGACTGATGAAGACATAAGTAAGTTCTTTGACGCTTTAGGCATGAGTTTACCAAATGAGAGTGGTGAAGTCACTTATATGACCCCTGAGCTTGCGCGTAAACGTAAACCTTTAACAATTCGTTCAGCAGTCCTAGGTATGGCATTACAAGATGCTGGTGTAGAATCATGGGCACGAATTGCTTCTATGTACGTTTAATAGTTTAGCACTTTAAAGAAAAGCCTTTAAGAATCATATACTTGTTGTAAACAACAATGGTTATTGATTCAAAAGGCTTTTCTTGTCTTTGCTTACTTGCAATTTCTAGCATTTCTGTAATACAGCGAATCTTAAAATTTCCAAAACATATTCACATTTTTCAAAAACATGATAAAATGCAAATAAAGGAGAATGATATGAAAGAAATTGAAGATGTTTTAAATTTAGAACGAGATGATCTTGAAAAATTAAGTGATGAAGAACTTTTAGATTTGTATCATGCAACACAAGATAAAGGAGACGAATTATTCATTCTTCAAATTTCATTAAAGACCTTAATCAATTCACTTTATGGTGCTCAAGGCAATAAATCATTTATTCTTGCTAATGAAAGGGTTGCTCAGGCAATCACTGGAAATGGAAGATATTTCATTAAATCGTTTGGAAGAAGAATTGAAAAACACTTGCAAAGTTTAATTAAATGGAATAAACCTTATTATATCTATTCAGACACGGATTCCGCTTATTATACAGTTGAACCTTTTGTAAATGAGTTTTTAAAAGTTCACCCAGATGCTACATTGATGGATATCATAGATTTCTGTGACAAATTTGAAAATAAGGTTGTTGAACCTAGAATTCAAGAAAATATTGATGAATTCTGTTATAAATTAAATGCTTTAGATAAATCTAAATGTGGCGCTAAAAAAGAAATTGTTGCTGATAGAATGCTCTTACTAAAGAAAAAGAAATATCTGTGTAGATTACGTGAAAACGAAGCAACTATTTTCCCTGAAGATTCTCCAAAAACTAAAGCAATGGGCGTTGAGTTAATTAAATCAAGCACACCTAAATTTTCAATTAAGTACATGAGTGAAGCTTTACCAATTCTCTTTGATGGCACTGAAAATGAACTTAGAACATGGTTTGAAAAATGTAAGGCACAATTTTTAAAAGCAGATATTTCAGATATAGCAGCAGTTACAACTGTAAATTGCATTGATTATAATGTTAAAAAGGACGTTGGAATTCCACAAAATTCCAGAGCATCAATTCTTTATAATGAATTCATTAAAAGAAATAAATTAGAAGGTTCTTTTAATTTAATTCAAGCTGGCGATAAAGTAAAATATGTGTTTTTAAAAACTCCAAATCCACTTGGAGAGACTATAAAGGTATCATCAGGAAAAACAACAAAATTAGTTAAACCTAATGTTATTGCTTTTTTAGATGATAATTTTATTAAGTACATTAAAGATTATATTGATTATGATACTCAATTTGAAAAAACATTTATTAAGCCATTAGAATTTATGACAAATGCAATTAACTTTACAGTTAAAGAAAAAGCACTAGATTTATTTGACTTTTAAAGGAATTTAAAATGAACATGTTTCAAGTTTTTCAGAATTGTATTCAAGGAAAAGACAGTTCTAAAGAAGACATTAAAAAGATTTCAACATATATTTTTTGTAAGTATTTAGCTTCTAATTCTAGAACTATTCAAATTGCAAATTTTTTGAATGTTTATTATAAATTACCTTCCGAAGTTCAATACAATTTTGTTAAAAGAACACTAAATGGAAGAATTAAGTTCATTAAATACTTAAATAATCAAACAGAAAAAATTCCAAAAGATGTTGAATATTTAATGAAATATTATAAAATATCATCTGAAGTTGCTAAAACTTATTTAGATGAAATTGAACCTTCAGAATTAAATAGAATCAGATTATTATATAAGGAACATTAAATGATTAAAGTTACAGGTATTCCTGGTATTAAAAGAATTAACGTTGGTAATTTTAAAATCCCTACTAGAATAAAAATCACTGAAGAGACACCAAAAAGAAAAGAGTATGTTTGTTTAACTCACAATGATTTAGATGCTGCTGGTTGTGTTGCCATTCTTGAAAGAACTTTAAAGCCAGTAAAGTATTTTTACACAAATTATGCGGATTTACATGATAAACTTTATCAGTTAGAACAGTACTGCAGAGAGAACAATATTCCAAACGTAATTATTGCAGATGTTTCATTATCACAGTGCAGGGATTCTTTAATTTCTTTGCAGAGAACATTAAAAGAAATTTCAAGTGAATCTGATTTTAGATTGTTTGACCATCATTTATACGATCCAAATTTCTTTAACGGCGTGACCGCAGAAGTAAACGTTGATAAAAGTAAATGTGCATCAAAGATTCTTTTTGATTATTTTAATGACGGTTCATTGAATGACATGAGAGATTTCATCAAATACGTAAATATTCATGATATTTACTTAAAGAATGAACCTGATTTTGAAACAGGACTAACTTTAAATGAAGCATTTTTCAACTTTACAAAAAATGTTCCAAACAAGATTTTAGAGTATGTTAAAGAAGCACAGTATTTACATTATAATGTTGATGCTTTACTTGGAGATTTAAAATTCAATATTAAAAATGATTTTGAAACACTTAAATTAGAGCTAAAAAGAGATAAAAAGTACTTTAGATCTAAGAAAGGTGCTAAAATAACTGTTGTTCTTTCTTGGGACTTATTTCCATTTTTTACATTCTATGAAATGAAAGCTGGACAGGATGTTGTTATCGGTGTTAAATATGGAATTTTCAAAATTAGAGTTAAAGAAGGTGTTTTTACTGAAGAACAGTTAACTGAAATAAGAAAAACACTTTGTGGTGATGCAAATTATGGACATTCTCTTGCTTTTACTTATAAAGCAAATGTTCCAACTAAAAACGACGTGATTGGTGAACTCACAAAAATTTCAGAAACATTTAATAAATACTGTTAACATCCAGAAAGATATGTTCCTTTAGGAACATATATATAATGATTGAACTTAAAAAAAAAATACGTTTACTTTTCTTGAATTATGTATTATAATTATTTTAGATAACAAATTGATATAGGCATTATAAATTGAAAAAGAAAATTTCTGAGAAAACTATCAGAGGTTTAGTGTTAACACTAAAGCCTGATAATGCTCAGAAATTGCTTTTAGATAAACAGTTAAACGATACTAGATTCAAAATTCGGTGAGACTGTTGTTTACAACAAATCTTACCAAACTCTTGGGAAGGGACTCTCGGAGTATAAAGCTTTTAAGTGTTCTTAGTGTTTACACTAAAAGTGCTTAAACTAGAATTAAGTATTTAATTCTAAATAGCAATTATCAACCTTCAGGTCGATAGTAGTTCATAATACAAAAATCGCAATTTGTTAACAGTGAACATTAAAATATTTGCTGTAGACAACTGCAGCAAACACTTCAATATAAAGGAATAACTATGTCAAATTCAAAAGTTGTTTGTTTAACAGATAGAGACCATGTTTTGAAGCGTCCAGCAATGTACATTGGCGCTGTCAATTCAGTAACCTCGAATGAGTACATCTTTGAGAATAACAAAATTGAGTACAAAGAAGTTAACTTTGTTCCTGGACTGATAAAGATTATCAACGAGATTATTGACAATTCTGTTGATGCTTCTGTTAAATCAGGTTTTGCAAAGGGTACACATATTTCTGTTAAAATGACTGAAGATTCAGTTACAGTTAAAGATGATGGAACCGGAATTCCTTATGATGTTATAAATGGAAAGACATCAGCTGAGATTGCTTGGGGAACAATGAGAAGTGGCTCAAACTTCGAGGATGACGAACATAGAATTCAAATCGGAATGAACGGCGTTGGTTCTTTCTGTACAAATTGTTTCTCAAAGAAATTCATTGGTATTTCAGATGATGGAACTCACAAAGTAACTTGTGAATTCACAAATAATGCAAGCAATTGTAAAACTGTCGAAGGTCCATCAAAATCAACAGGTGTTTCAGTAACTTTTTATCCAGATTTAGAAAGATTTGGTTTAGAAAAAATTGATGAATCACATATTTTGATGATTAAACAACGTTTAATTAACTTAAATTTAACTTATCCACAAATTACATTTAAGTTTAACGGAAAAACAATTAACATCAATTCATTTAAAAAATATGTTTCGTTATTTGGAGAGAATCCTGAAGTTTTTGAAACAGAAAAATACTCATTTGCTATTTTACATAATCCTAATGATGATTTTAAGCAGTTTTCTTATGTTGACGGTTTAAAAATCAATGATGGCGGAACTCACATTGATTTATTTTCAATGAATATTGTTAATAGAATTAGAGATAAATTAGCTAAAAAGTACAAATCAATAAAGCCTGGTGATATTAAAAATAAGTTATTTGTAATTGCATTTTTAAAGGAATTTCCAAATCCAAAGTTTAACTCGCAGTCAAAGGAAAAGATTACAAATTCCAATGCTGAAATGAGTGATTATTTTGGTGAAATTGATTACGATACAATTTCAAAGAGAGTTTTAAAGAATTCAACAATTATTGACCCAATTACAGAAGTTTACAAAATTAAAGAAGAGTTAAAAAGACGTCAAGAAATGAAGTCTTTAAATACTCCTAAAAAGATTAAAAATGATAAGTATCTTCCAGCAATTGGAAATTCAAAGTATCTTTTAATTGTTGAAGGTGAATGCTTAGAACAATCAACAGAAGTTTTAATGTCAGATTTTACAACTAAAAAGATTCGAAATCTTCATGTAAATGAAACATTACTAAGTGAAAATTACATTCCAGTAACAGTAACTTCAATTAGTACTTCTTTAAAGAAAGTAATTAAGTTTAAAACTCCTTTAGGTGATATTCTATGCGGTGAAAATCATAGATTAAAAGTTTATGATACTCGTGACCACCAATTTAAGATATTAACTGCAAAAGAAATTAAAGCTGGTTATGCTTATTATAGATTCTTAAAATCAAAGTTAAATAAAGATACACAAGCTATTAAGATTAAAATTGCTGGAAAAAATTGGCAAGGAAAATACTTTGCTTTAACAGATGACGATCAGTATTTATCATTTACTGAAAATGATGTTTTTCAGGTTGTTAGAAATGGTTCTGTCATTAGAATTCCTTCAAGTGATATTCAGTCAAATGATTTAATTTTAATGAACAAGGTCGTAGATAATTAGTTCTTAATCGCTGAGAGGCATTTATTTTAGAGATATATAAACATATACCTAACTATTGGAATGCCTCTCATTGGTTATTCTGATTATACCAGAGAGGATTTTAACAATGCTGAGCAATGAGTGGATTAAAAGATTTTTAGATTTATCAAAATTAGTAAGTACCTGGTCTAAAGACCCTTCTACAAAGGTTGGAGCTGTTATAATTGACCCAGAAACAAAAACAATTGTTTCAACAGGTTATAACGGTTTTCCTAGAAACATTACAGATTCAGAAGAACGTTTAAGTAATCGAGAGTTAAAGTACAAGTTTGTTGTTCACGCTGAAATGAATGCGATTATGAATGCTTTGTATAATAATAGAAGTGTGAAAAATTGTATTTTATTTGTTCATGGACTTCCTTGTTGTTCAGATTGTGCAAAAGCAATTATTCAAAGTGGAATTAAAGAAATAGTTACAGATTCTGAAGCAAGTTCAAAATGGTGTAATTCTTGTCAAGTTGCTGTTGAAATGTTCAAAGAAGCAGGTGTGAAAATTACAAATGTCTAAGTCTGATGAAAATGTTTTAGATACTGTTATTTTGTCAGTAATACTTGGAATATTGATTTGTTTAATTAGTTTTCTTTAAAAATAAAGGCTTTCATTTTGAAAGCCCTTTTAATTTTAAATTAAATTTAAAACTTTATTTTTACGTTTACTTTATTTAAAATTTAAAAGAATTTAATTCTTCTTTAAGTTATACTATATGCTTTAAATAGTTATTTTTGCACTTAGTGTAAAAATCAATTTTTATCTCCATTTAGTAATGAAATGCATTTTTAATTTTTTAATAGAATTTTGTCACAAAGCAATTACATGATATACTAATTTTCTGTGTCAGATAAACTTGATTTCGAAACTGTGCCGTCATCATTTATTGTATAGCCATTTTCAATAAGCATTTCTTTTACAGCTTCACGTCTTGATGCAGGAATGCTGTCAATAGTACGCTTTCCCATAATTACATAACGATAGTACAAAGTATTCATTTTAAGCTCCTAGTTTTGTCTTTAATTGTTTAACTTCTTCCTGTAATTCACAAACTAAATCTGACAGTTCAATAATTGCATCCTGATTTTCTGTATTGGATGTTTCATATTGATCTGACAATTCAAGTAAACCATCTGATAAGGTTTGAGGATACATAAGTTCGTTCTTTACTTTAACTCTTAAATCTTCAATCTCAGATTGATCTCCAGAACTGAAGAAGTTGAAAGGGGAGATCACCGCATTGTAGTTTGTGACACTCTCTTCACTGTTAAAAGAAGCAATCTCTATAATTGCCTGTTGTTGCTGTTTTTGCAAGTATTCAAGATTGATAAGACACTCTTCAATAATGGTGTTAAGCTGCTCTTTTGTAACTTCCTGTTTGTCACCATTCATATCAGTGATAACAAGATTTGTATCAGTGTAATTTAACAAGTTCTTGTAATAATCAATGTGTTGTCTGTCACCTTGTAACAGAACACCAAAGCTAGACATAAAATTACAATTTACATCACAATAATTATTAAAAGTACATTGTGTTTTTAAGTCATATATTTTTCTCTGTCTTAATCGCAATAAAGCGTCAGCATCAAAAATAGAATGGAATGTAGTTAAGATTGTATCTCTAACACTTTCCTGATAAGCGTTAAGCTCTATATCAAGTTCTTTGTTTGTATTGTCAAAGTACTTGTATTCATCTGTATCATCATTGTAGATGATCTTGTTTATACTTAAATCGGTAAGTTCATAAGATTGTGCCATTTCAAAGTAAAAAATTTCATCTTTCTTTTCAATCTTATTTTCTTTTAAACTTATTGTATAAATCATTATAAGCTCCTAAATGCTTGATGTTGTCTTTTCATCTTTTCTTTCCAACGTTCAATATTTTTTTTGTCGTCTTTATGATTGATTGTATCTTCCATTGTTTCTACAAACTCTAAGTTAGAAACACAGTTATTCAGATTGTTTCCGTCTTTATGCTTGATAAGATGATAATTGTTAGGGTTATCAAGCCAAGTGTCAGCAACTACTTGCGCTAACAAATATCTTTTGACGCCTAATACGTCAATCCAAACGTAAACATGACCGCTAATCGTTTCTGTTTCACAAAGAGTATTTCTTTTACAATCGTAAACTTTTCCTTTGTCAGAAACTTTTACAATAGGGAGACACTTCCAAAATTTCCACTGTTCCATTAGCCTAATCCAAAATCACCGTTAAAACCTACTGCAAAATTATGAGATAAAGTAGCTGATTTACCAAAAGCAACAGTACCGCTTAATGTTTTAGATACATGACATGATGCGTTACCGTTGTTGTTATACACATCAATACCAGAGCCATCAGTCCATAAATTAGGTACGCTAGGATAAGTTACACCATAATTAAAATTACCTTGTGCAACAGCTGATTTTGTTTCATCTGGATAGGTTGTAGTTGTTGTTGTTGCAACATTACCTGTAACCATTAATAGATAAGGACAAATGCCAATACGCATATCTGACGGCGACGTTCCTGTATTTACACATGATGTTGATACACTTATCACACATGAACTTGTACCTGCGCTTACAAGTGTTCCGCCATACTTGATGTAAATTGCGGGTGTCTGTAAAAAAGTTACACCGTAATTAACAGTAACATTAGCATATACGATTTGTGAACCTGGAAAAATAATCTGAGTGCCAAAATCATGTTTACCAGAAAGAGTAACTGTTTTACTTGTAGTTGTAGTTGTACCTGTTTTACCGCTGTGTGTAATAGTTGTACTGATAGTCCCCGATAAAACGTTTGTATATCTTCGACTGATTGCAACATGATACTTAGTATTGTTATGTGTAATAGCTAAAGCACCGCATCTGTAATACCAATGATTATCTAATGTAGCCTCTGCGCCATTGTTTACAGCAAACAATGGCGTATATTTTATAGTGCCATTATCGTTAAGGATAAGGCTGGGCATTGTTACTCTACTTGCATTATTCCAGGTTAAATACGTTGTTCCATTTACATTAAATTTTATGCGTCTCATACTAACCTACTGTAATTAGACAACCTTCAATTTTTACACCTGTTGAAAAATTATGTTGTGCTGAAATAGTTTGAGCTGATGCTAACTTTACATAAGTTGATGTTATGGTTGCTCCTGCACCGTCCTGTGTTGCTCTTGTTGATGTATCCGCGGTTTTAGCATGAGCAGCTATACCTGTTAAAGGTAAGTACTTAGCTTTCTCTTGGTCTGTATAAGCATTAGCACTAGTAACAGCTTCATTCTTTTTAGTATCTGTGTACGCTTTTGCATTATTTAGAACAGTGTTACATTTATTAGACAGTTCTTGCTTAGCTGTTTTTAAATTAGAACTATTTTGAGAAATTCTGTTTTCGATATTTTCAATATCAGCGACAAAATTATCTCCGTCTTTATTTAAAAGAATTTTCTTTATATTTTTAGTAGCCATTATAAAGTATTCTTGAAGATTTTAAATATTTATACTCACTGAATTAAAACTTCGTTTATGTTGTATTTATCTTGTGACCAAGGGTAATGACTCCAGAAATTGCATCCATTGCATATTTTGTTTCTTTTATTTAAAAATTTAATTATTTCGTTATAGCTTTTAAAATTTTTAATATCAGATTTAAAAATACTTTGAATACTTTAACCTGTTTCAAAATGAATCATCAAACGAAGTGAATTTTCAACTGATAATTTTATCAGTTCTTATAAAGTATTTTAAAATATAATGTTTGCCCAAAGTTTTTAAAATTTCATTTTCATTTGATAAATTTTTTCATAAAAAATCAATTTTCACAAAATGTATAATATGAGTTCTTTAAACAAACAGCGAACTCAAGGTGCAAATATGGAATATATCAAGGAGACACAAACTATGGGTGAATTTGCTTCTAATGCTAAGGCGAATACAGGTGTTGCACTCGGTGCAACTGGACTTGGAATTGCTGTTGCAAATGCGTTGTCAAACGGTTCTTTAAATCTTGGTGGACTTTTCGGTAATCATCAAAGCGAAATTGCTGCAGGAACAGCAGGTCTTGCTTTGAATAAACTTGCTGAAAAGGACGCAGAAATTGCAATGCTTAAATCAGAAAATTACTCTGATAAAGTTGCTAAGGAGGTTTATTCTCAAACAATTTCTGATAATAAAGACTTAAGATCTGAATTGTACAGCTTTATAAATCCAATAGCAACTGAAGTTGGAAATAATCGAGTTGAAGTTGCTAAACTTCAGGAACAGCTTAAATGCAGTTGCGAAAAGCAAGAACTTCGTGAACAGATTTTAACTGGTAAAATAAATGAAGTTGCTCTAGCTTCTAACGGAAGATTTAATACTCTTGAAGCACAAATTACCGGTAATTTCAATGCTTTAAACCAGACAATCGCTTGTCTAAGTGGTAAAGTAAATGATGTTACAAGTACTTATGTAAATGCTTGCAAGGTAAATCCAACTCCAATGCCATTAGCTAATAGCTTTACAACTCCACCTGCAGGTACAACTTTCTATCCTGGTTGTATCTCTGTTGGAACACCAGCTGCAGCTGCAACTAATACAACTACAGCTACTGCTTAAATAGTTTGATTTTTTAATTTAAAGGTTCTTGAAAACAAGAACCTTTTATCTAAAAGGAGATTTTTAAATGAAAATAAACGTTGATAAAATTCATCAAATAATTCAAGAATATTTAATTACGTCTATTATACCTAAAGTACCTGATACAAAATTCAAATTCGGTTTAAATTTTCTATTAGGATATATGAGTGCAAATTATACAAATGAAATGATTGCAAAATATGAAAATATTCTTAAAAGTTTCGGTGTAATTGAAAACAATGAAATTGACATTGATAAATTCAAAGAAAATGCAATAAAAGCGTTAAAGTCTATTAAAACAGATAATGAAGAATTAAAAGTTTTTAATTATATAGTTGATGAAAATGATATTTTAGAACTTTACAATATTGCATCTAGATATGTTGATAACTCTTTGAAATATAAGTAGTTATTGAAAATTTGAAACTATTGCAGGTTTAATTTTAGACATTTTAGCTGATTGCAATAAAATGTCTTCTTTTTAGTTTTTTCTAAAGACCATTTTTCAAGTGATTTAAAAATACAATTTGTTATTTTGTCACGCTTTACTAAATCTGCATTCATTTCTTTAATTGACTGATAATAATGGAGCTTTAAATATTCTGCGTAAATAACTACATTTAAAAGAAGTCAATGAGTTTCCCGTTATACAGAAAACAATTGATAGAGGCCTTTTGTTTAGACCAAATAGAATTTCATTCTATTAAACAAAAGTGTTAAAAAATTTATATATTTTTTTTTTTAATAGTTTTTAATATTTTTGAATATTTTTGAATACATAATAACAATAAGAATCATAGATCATTGTTCTTATTACTGGAAATAAAACTGAAATTTCAGATTTTGTAATAGATTCTAGTGATACACAAAATTTTGAAGACTGCTTTGGAGCAATTTTTCATTGCATTTGTAAAATATAAATATATTTGAAAAACTTTTAAATGTTCTAATAACAAGAGAATTTATGAACAAAATTATTGAATTTTTTAAAGCGCTGATTGCTAAAACAGGTAAGACTGCACAAACAGATGTTATTGTTAAGACCGAGCAGAAGTCTGAAGAAGTTCAAACTTCTCAAAACACTGAAGTTGATTCTTTAAAATCAACAGAGACAGTTAAGAAGACTGCAGATTCTGTTAACACTGAAAAGAAGACAACAAAACGTCGTGGTAGACCTAGAAAGGTTAAAGCAGAATAATTTGTGAAATATTTTAGAGGATACATAATATGCATATTGTGAGTGGTAATTCAGAAAATTTTGTCGCTGGTAAAAAGTATTGTTTGGTTAAACCAGTTATTCCAGATCCTATTGAAAAATCAAAATCAGGTATTGTTATTGGTTTATCAAAAACTATGATGGATTCAAGACCAGTAACTGGTAAAATTATTTCAATAGGTGAAAGTACAGAATATAAGAAAGGTGATACTGTAGTTTTTTCATCAACAGATGGACTTGATTTTAAGTTTGATGACGGACAATTTTTAATTTTAAGATTGGAATCTTTAATCGGTAAAAAGATTTAAACTTGTTGTAATACAATAAAAGGAGCTTTAAAAGCTACTTTTTAATTTTCAATGCTGCTTATAAAGAACGTCCTAATTTTGATGGAAGAGTGTACGTAAATGTAAGCTGTTCTGGTGTTACCGGATCTATGCTTGGTGGATGGGCAAGATCGTGGACTACTAGAATAACATCTGCTTGGACAGCACAATCAGGATTTTCTGTTTCACTTAGCTCAGATTGTTATCAGGAGGCTACAATAAAGTGGTTCACATTTGGATGGACATTCGAGTATAACTTTTTGTATACTGTTAGATCCAATACAACAGGCGAAGTTGTTAAGACCGGCAGTTGTTCGTTCAGTCAGTACTGGGATCACGGTCCTATGGGAATTCCAGAAATAAAAGATAGAACAGTTCAAATATCATCAGTGCCATAATAAAAAAGAGCTTTTAAAGCTCTTTTTAATTGGTAAACTTTAATTTTAAGTGATGAAATTATCGATAAAGCCAGAAGCACATCCACCTCTTCCCATTTGAACGCTGTTATTTTTAATATCATAGATATAAATTTTTCTGAATCCAGAGAATGGAAATATTCCTACTGGCCATGCTTCAACTCTTTCAATGTGACAAGTAAATGTACCTTCAGAAACAATCTTGTTAGTAACATTTGATATTACTTGATAAGATGAACTAAAATCAAAGTTAAAAATAAATGGCACTACTAGTGAGATTGCACCTGTATCTTGATAATTCATTGTTCCTAGTTTGCACGTGAATCCAGGTTGTGCAGTGTATATATTTGTAATACCTCCTGTAAAACGAAGTATGCCAATAGGCAATGTATCAGACAGTCCAACTCCCCAAGTGTTTATCTCAGCGTACACTCTTCCATCAAAATTAGGACGTTCTTTATAAGCAGCATTGAATTTTCCAACTTTTAAAGGGCTCAATGTGTAAATTGTATCACCAGAAATTACTTCAGATTCAGGCTTACCTTCAAATAAAGGTGTGTAATTATTACCAATTCTAATAGAAGGTGTTGTTACTTTTGTTGTCTTTGACAATAAAGTGTATGTTTTGTTGTCTTTTTCAAACTTTATTACAGTCATTATCTACTCTATAGTTACTAAATAACCGTTGATTTTTACACCATTTGGGAAATTATGTTGTGCTGTAACACGTTGAGAAATAGCAAGTTTTACATAAGTCTCATTGATGTTTTTTCCATTTTCATCATTTGTAGCATTTGTACTTCTGTCTGATGTCACAGCATGCGAAACACTCTGTCGTGCAATATTAGAAGAGCCAATAATTTCGCCTTGATAACAGTATTTTAAATTAGATTGATTATTTGCACTATAAGCACCATTCCAGTATGATAAAAATGACATATCTGGAACATAACTCGAATTTGCCGGAAATGCAGTACTTGTTACACTACTTGCACTTACCTTTTGATCTACCTTTGTTGCTGCATCTGAATGATTAGCATTATTAACACGATCAATGTGGACATCACCATTTGCAACATTTGGTTTGATATTATTAACACTGTAAACAAAGTCATCTGAATCAAAAACTGCAGTTCCGACACTTGTTGGAAATGCAATCTTTTTGAGTTTTCTAATTGTAGCCATCTGAAGTTATACAAAAATTTATTATATTTATAATTACAGTGAAATAAAAGTGTACATTTCTAAAACTATAGTTTATAATGTATTTATACATACTTGTTACAACAAGTTAAATAAAGGATTTAAGGATAATAAAAATTATGGAAAAATGGACAGAAGCAAATACAAGTAATTTGGATAAATTACAAGTTTTTAAAAATGATTTTCCAGAAGGATTAAAGAATATAATTTATAAGTTTGCTTTTGCACTTAGAAAAGCATCTAATTTTCAAACTGAAATTACGTTTAACATATCAAAAATTAAAGATGTTCAAGATGCTTTATTTGAATACAGTAAAACAAACAAGAAAGTTGAATTACAAACACTTAGTAATGGACATTTTGGATTCAGTTATCCTGAAAATCACAGAGGTTCTGAGTGGATAAGATTTAGGTCAACAGGTTTTAAATCTCTTACAGAAAATACTGCTAGTATTGCTCAGCAACTTGGATTAAATATCGACGATGCAAGAGAATTAGGTGTTGCAGTTTGCATTGTTTTGATACAAAATAAAATTTCAAAAAGATATTTTTTAAATGACATTTATGATTTAAAAATCTTTAAGCAAATAAAAACTTCTGCGCTCGGTGATGTTAATTTAAAAAATATTTTAAATGTTATTACTTTCCTAAAAAAATGTCCTGATAAATTTAACATTGCTTGGACATGTGCTTTAACAGCAAACAAGGTTTTTAAGAAAATACCAAATTTTAATTTTAAAGATTTTTGTATTCACCATAAATCGAAATGGTTTAATGCTATCAAAAAACACGGAGCTGCACTTTCTAAGTTAAACCCGGATAAATGGAATCCCTCAGACTTGTTTTTAATTAAGAAAGGAAGCTTAATTTCTGATAAATTGAAAATGAAGAATATCGTTAATTTTAATAAATACGTTTCTTCTAATACAGACATTATTGGGATATCGCTAAAAGAAAGTGAATCTGGTGCTTTGCACGGAAGTGTTTCAGGAAGAAAAGTTCTAGAATACTTACGAATTCCAGATGTTTCTACTTCTTCTGAAAATGAAATAAACACATTTTTTGAAAATCTAAAATATTTTTCAAAGATGGGGACACAGTGTTTTGTAAAAACAAGTTTAGATGGTCCAAATTATTTTGAAAATGCTAAAACAGAATTAACAAATTTGCTTAAAGAAGTTGAGCATGAAGGACAAACAATAAGTCCAATAAGTCCAAATTTCTTCAAATCAATGAGAGAAGGAATTACTGTTTTTAACAAATTGTTTGAGTATGTCAAAAAGAACGGTCATTCTTTGAATGAAGTTTTTAAAACAATTTATCAGTATACTTCTTCGCAATTGAGTACTTCGTGTGGATATGAAAAGATTATGGGCTCGCATTATCACCACATTAAAAACAAAACAATCAAACATTTTGGTATTAGTGGAATTTATATTCCATGTAATGGAGAAACACAAATCATTAGTACTATTAAAATAGACAAAAGTCAAAATTATACTTTACAATTTCGTTCAAAAGGTGGAGCTCCACAGTTCATTCTGATTAAAAGAGTGTCCACAAAAAATGGATATTTACCAGTTTAGGAGAACTATTAAATGAACTTTGATATTTTAAGACTTAAAACATGGAGCAATCGACGTGATGTTAGGGTTGGCGATGTTGGTTATGTTACTTGTGATTTTAACACTTTTATGTTAGGAAAAGAAGCATCAGTAACTAAAGCAACTATTAAAGACATTGATGATAATGACAGTAGATGTTTTATAGCACAGCCTTTAGACGGGATGATGCAATTTCAATATAGCTTCTTTTTACCTTTAAATGCAGTAAAAGAGGATAAGCCAAAGGAATATCGTCCATTCAGGACTGTTGAAGAAGTTGATGAACTTTTAACTAAAGATAGTGTAAAACATTTTTGTTTTGTCGGTAGTGATTTATACCTTAGATACAAGGCTAAACCTAACATTACAAAGCATATTCTAATTACAAATCTAGAAGTAGATACAGATACTAATGAATTGCGATTCATAAATGGCTTTAAAACTCGTAATCTATTTGAGAAATATGATATTAAAATCGCGGGTCGTTGGGTACCTTTTGGAGTTGAGGAAATAAATGATGACAATTAAAGAATTTCTAAATTTCATGAATGAGACACACGGTTCTTTTGAAGTAATAGATAGTTGTGATACTAATGACTTTGATGTTCGAGATTACAATATAAAAATTTATGTAGATGATAATACTTATACTAGTGTAGATGAACTTCCAAATAAAAATGTTCATGTACGTTCTTGGAATTACAAATGGTCATGTTTTAATGACCCTTATTTAGAAATTTGGTGTGATTAAAAACAAATTACAAAGTTAATGTCGACACTTGGAGTTAAAAATGAAAGACGTATTTTCAAAATATTACATTAAGCCGGCGTACATTGTTGACCATGTTCAGACTAATGATGAAGGTCTGCAACATGAACTGTTAATTGTGAAAATGAGAGCTCATCGAAACAACAAATCATACAGATTCATGTTTTGCAATGCCAACGATGTTGTACTCGATGCTACAGTTCCAGCATCAGAAATACATGATCCATCATTATTCTTAAAGTATTTCTGTGATGCATTATCAAGTCAATCTGTGCGTTTCGGTCAGCAAGATTCCGTTTTTGCGTACAATTTTGTAACAAATTCTGCTGTCGTAATCACACAAACAGGAGGTCCCGATAGATATTTCACATTCAAATGGATTCAGAACAACAATGTTAATGAATTAAAACTTTGTGAAATTGTAAATTGCATAGAAGTTCCTCTTAAGGAAACAGTTGTTAAAGAAGTTAGTGTAAATGGATACGAACAAATTGTCAATTGCCTAGAAAAGAATGGCATTAAAGTTTACAAATATCTAGGTGAATAGGTGTGTACTTGCTCTTTCTAGATTGTGATGAAAGAGCAAGAATTTTTTTAATTTTAAAAAAAAAAAATATTTTATTTTTTCTGGTTTATGTATTATAATGAATATGTAAAAACAAATTGATGAAGAGTTCATCAATAAGAAATAAAGGAAAAATACCATGAAATTCAAGAATTTTAATCTCGAAGATGTTTTAGGTCGTGATGAAACAGAAGAGGCAAAGGTTTATGTAGGTAAACTAGGATACTTTGCAAATGATTTAGACGACTTGGATCATGCGATAACTTATCTTCCTGAACAAACACACGAATTAGTCACAATTAAGCAAACTGGCACTGATAATAAGTATGTTGCTCGCTTACGTGCTTTTAAGTATTTCTTGCCTTTAGACAAAGTTAAGAAAACAGAGCCAACAAAGACAAACACAGAATTTAATATCCAGTCTATCCCACTCGGAAAAGTTATTCGAGTATTCACTTCAAATCTATGCATTACCGGCGAGTTTTCAGGGACATCTAGTGACTTCATTTCAATGAAAGATGTTGTTGTTAAAACACCTAAAGAAAAATTCAATGCTATTAGCGCAACTATAAAGATTGAAAGAATTGAAAAGTTCAAAGTTTTAACATTTTCTAATAACAAGTTCACTTTTACAAAATTGGAAGTATAAGCCATGCATAGTTGGATAATTTCTAAGTATATTGTTAAAAAAGTTAAAGTTCGAGTTGTAACGAATGTCGATGATTTTGACAAGACTTTGTTTTCAATTCTAGGAATAATTAAGAACACAGATGAGCTAGGAGTTCTTTTAATCGATAAGAATGACAAGGAACATTTTATTCCTTACACAAGTATTGTTGAAATTCAGAATTTAGGAACAGGTGATTGGCCAGAGTACGAAAGACCAGATATTGCCGAGATTTTGAATCTACCATGTTAATCAAATTAACTAAACAAGCTTCTAAAATTTCTAACTGAATATGTTAAAATACAATATTGTAAAGATTTCATGAAGCTGATAAGCTGGTGGAGTAAAAATGAAAATTAAAGAATTTTTAAAATTTTATCTTGGCTATAGTATTTTTCAAGTTGTTAATGAAACAGGAGATAGATGGATTGATAATCTTTCAAAGGATGAAGTTCTAAAGTCTTTTGGAGATGCGAAACTAAGGCGTACAGATGTTGATGATGACGACGAATACATGTGCCAGCTAATGTTGTATATCGCTGATGAGGATTTCAAAGATGCAGATTGATATTTCAAAATCAGAACTGGGCGTTTTGCTACTTATGGTATATGAAACAGTATCCAAATGCAGAGATAGCCAACTGGGACTTAATTATCCAGGTAAAAATATTGACGTTTTTGAAGCTTTAGCTGATAAGTTAGAGAGTTATACAAAAATCACAGAGGATAAAAATGAAGATTGAATTAACAAATGAAGAGGCTGAATGTATAGACACCGCATTGTTGAATTTAGTTCATATGTGCGAAAGACAAACTGTTCTTGATGAAAACGAATATCAAGAATACAAGAAAGCATACATTGTTTTTGATAGTGCTGTTTGCAAAGCACTTGAAGAGCGAGTGCGAAAGATTTGGTGATAATTTACACTTGTTCTAAAAAATTAACAGGAGTAACAGAATGAAATTTAAGAATTTTAATATTAAAGATGTTTTAGGTCCTGATAACATAAAGCAAGCTAAGCAATACATATTAAAGAGAGTATATTACGCTAAATCTTTAGAAGAATTAGATTCTTGTATTGAAAATAGAAAGCCAGTTGACACATTATTTGCTATTTCTAAATGCGATAAACATAACCCATTTATTATTGGCTGTGGTTATGAACATGGTACAAATTATACTTATTTCATACCATTAGAAAACGTTAAGCCAAAGCATGCTCAAATTTTATGCTATTATGATGATAAAGATATCAAATCCTGGGCAACTCGAGATGACGTCAAAGTTGGAGATGAAGGTTACTTCTTTAACAATTTGTGGGATATTATGGAAGATAAAGTTGTTAAAGGTAAAATTTATGGTATTTCCAAAATGGGTGCAGATTGCTTTTTCACTGATGAGAGCACTTCTTTTCCATTCTTTTTGCCAGTAGATAAAACATACATGATTTAAAGGATGTCTTAAATGATAGATTCATTTTTGCTTGCAGTTATATTTGCGTGGGTTGGATTTTTAGTTTGCTTGTTTCTTGCATATTTTCCATATAGAACAGTTTGGTACGATAGAAAACACGGTGTAAAACACACAATTACAGATAACAGAATCACAACTGAGTGGGATTTCCAAAGTCCGTTAACACTGTTGAAAATGCTAAGTTTATTCATTCAGGGTGAGGATGACAAAGAGAAAAGAAATAAGTACATTAAACAATATAACAGATTAAAAGAAGACCTAAAAGAAAAGTACGATATTTCGGACTTTCCAAATTACAAAATTCAAGAAAAATAAATTTAAAAATAGTTTGCATTTGCTTTAATCTGAATTATTATGAATACATAAAAAGAAATAAAGGAGATAAGAATGTTATCAAGTTCAGATTTAAAGAAGTTTTTTGATGAAGATCGTTCATTCGAACAAGATGGTAAGCGAATTTATTTAGTCCCTTTAAAAGAATTTATGAAAACCGAGGAGTTTTCAAAATTCCCTTCAGTAACTTATATCGATCCAAATTTAATGCCAGAGGATATTAAATCTGCGGACGATCGCAAAAAGGAATGTCATTTCCTAAATTCAGTATGCTGGACAGATGTGCATCCGCATCTGATCGTGGAAAAGACAAAATCAGAAAAGACCGTTTGGTACGTTGATTTAGATGAACAGGCAATTGGTGGAAGTTTTCCTAACGTAGAATACGAGCTCATGGTTAGAGTAAATGAAGATGGCACTTTGAATAGAGATTTTGTTAGACAAATTCAAAAAGCTCGTAAGAAGATACTTAGAGAAGTTACTAATTTGAGCTTCTATAAGCACGGTTGTATTCATTACTATCCAACTAATGAGCCACGTTATTATTACGACCCAAGCTTTTAAAATTTTAAAAGATTCCGGCTAAATACTAGTCGGAATCTAAATGATTAAGGAAAATCAAATGAGATTTACAAAAGGACATTTGAGACTATCACATAAAGAAATTTGGAATGCTGGAGAACACATTGCATCTTGCATTTATGACGGTCTTTTACAATTTAAGAATTCAGAACGAGTAAGTTTTCCAGCTGATTTAACAGCAGAAAAATGGAACAAATATTTAGAAAAAATGTTATTTTCTTTCAAGGAAATTTCAACACAGTATAAGAACGATCCTTTTGAAATTTACTTTAGAGAAAATTTAAAGAAAGAATTCAGTGATTTTGAAGTTGACGAAAACAACTGTCTAATTGATAAAATTGAAATTCCTGATTATGTTTTTGAAAATTCTAAAAAGTACAAAGAAAAGATTAAAGAAGGATTGAATTTATTTTCTAAGTACTATATGGATTTATGGGACTAAAAGGAGAACAGAAAATGACCGAGGAAAATCCTTCACTTTCTGACTTTTTGGAAGAATTAAAAGTCCAAAACAATGGTGCGAATTTGAATAAACATATTGCAATATTCTATAATGATTGGTCATTAAATCCATACGATGATGATTATTCTGAAAGAGTGCAAATTAAGGAAGATGTTTTAAAAAATATCAACTCTAAAGAATTTCAAAATTACGAAGTACTTTGGTATGACCAGTGTGTTTTTAATCCAAATTTTGTAGAGATTTGTGTAAAGGAAATAAAGTTAACTGATTCTGAATTAAAAGAACTTGGTGGTTTGCTAAATTGCGCTATTTCTGAATGTTTAGATGATTCTTTAGCTTGTCCTTTTGAAGATGAAAAGAAAAAGGCAAAAAAACAAGCAAGTGTATATAAAAGAATTTATAATAAGATTATTAAACGCATTTACAAAGAGGATGAATAGTGCAAAGGTCAATTCCAAATCCAGGTGAAGTTTTCAAGCATTTTAAAGGAAATTGCTATAAAATTATGGCGGTTGGACACCACTCTGAAACACAAGAAAAGTTAGTGGTGTATTATGATTTGTCAGGAAAAACAAGCACAATCACAGATCCTTGTATTCGACCATTAGAAATGTTTATGTCAGAGGTTGACAACGAAAAATATTCGGGTGTTGTACAGAAATATAGATTTGAGAGAATTTAAAATGATAGATGTAATTGTCGCATGTATTTTTGGATGCTTTGTAGGATTTGTAATTGGATTAGCTATAGGAGTTAGAACCTTTGCATGTCCAACAACTTGTAAATCTGATATTGCGCTGAAGTTAGCAAACACAATGAACTCTTCGATGTTGGATTGTGTAATTAAACAAGTTATTACTAAAGAACAAGTTCATGACATTGAAACTATTTTTCATAAACACATTGAAGAAAACTTTAAAGGTATTAAAGCACAGCACAGTTCCGATGAGGAAAAGTAAATGAAAAGTATTTTAAAAAATAAAGATACTAAACTAATTGTTTTAGTTAAACACAATAAGAATAAAAAATATAGAGTAAAATTTCGTTTTTATAAATTAGAAAAAGACGGAGTAACAGAATTAACATCAAAGCTTGCACCTTCTCTCGGACGCAATTTAACTAAACATGGATTTATTGAAATAGAAAATGCATTTAAAGAAGATATTGATTTTGCAAATGCAGCATTTTGGATTTTAAAAGATTTTGTTAATACAACGGGTTCAGATAAAGAGATTTTAAAATGGCCACGTTTTTACATGGAGGTTTAAATGAAGATTTCAGAATACATTCGCCACCTTCAGGAACTTAAAGATGAACACGGAGATGTAGATGTCGAAGTTAACAGAACATTTGAGTGCAGTGACTTGAGTATTAACGATACTTTTCAAGATCCTGAATTGCCATATTACGATAAAGAGAGAAAAAGCGTAATTATATATAGTGAATTTTACGATTATAATTAAGGAATTTAAAAATGAAAGATTACTTAGATGATATAAAAGCATTTTCTATTGCTCTTCTTTTAGTTGCTTTTGGAGTAGCTATTGGATATTTTATGTATATATATATAATTAAATAGTGAATTTAATTAGGAGATAATTATGCGTATTGGTGAAGGTTGGAACGGTTAATTTCGTTTTTTGAAAGGTGATACATGATTTTGACAGGTGATTTACACGCAAGTCCTGAAGAGTCACAGTTTTTAAGACCAGAATATCTTAGAGAAAAATACGGTTCTAAGTGTGAGAATACAATCATTGTAATCCTGGGAGATGGTGGATTTCTTTGGCATGAAGATCCATATTCTGATTTTTGTGGTGAACTTATTACTACACTTAATAACTGGCTAAAAGAGTTAAATTCAGTTCTTATTGTAGTCCCTGGAAATCATGAAAACTACGAAAGAATTTACTCACTTCCTAAAATTCATTTAAAAGAGAAAAACTTTGAAGGAGATTTTAGAGAAATTTCTTCTTGTATTAAGTATACAGAAAGGTACGGAGAATACATTTTTGAAAATAAATATTTTCTTGTTTTGGGCGGAGCTAGGAGTTTAGATAAAATATATAGACATACAGGAGAATGGTTTTCAGAAGAGACTTTCTCCATCGAAGAAAAAGATAGAATCATTTCTTTTATTAAAGACAATGAGTATGATTATGTTTTAGCGCATACTTGTCCAGATCATATTCTTCACCAAATTTTTGATACTAATTTCAGAGATAGTAATTCAGAATTCTTTGACAGAGTGATGAATTACATTTCTCCTAAAGCTTGGTACTTTGGACATTTGCATCCTGAAAAAGTTCAAGGTAAATGGAATTTTGGAAATTTTGATAACCTTAGAATAAACGATACAGAATTTAAATGTTTATTTAAAAGTATTCAGTCTGTGATTTAATTACAAATGATGATTTAACATTCAAATAAAATGGTCCACAACGGGCCATTTTTTTATTTAAAAGTTCACATAGAAAACTGTAAAGTTCTTAAACAAAATTAAAATATTTAAAAAATATGTTTACTTTTCCTGGTTTATGTATTATAATGAATACATAAATTGATGATTATCATCAATAAGAAACAAAGGAATATGATCATGAAAATCTCATACACAAAAACAATCGAGTTGACAGATGAACAGGCACTTGTTGAAGCTAACGAGTATCTTGAGAAACATGGATGTAAGCATAAGTTTGAAGTTGTCAAATGCAAAGATAATCAGCTAATTATCTATATATATATATGTTAAACGCATTTACGCTGACGATCCTAATGTTCCAATATATCGCGTAGATATTGCTTTAAACAAAGAACAGTTTGAAGAAAGAACAAGTAGATTCTTAACAGAAATTTACTCTGAAAAATAGAACATCTGGAGTACAAAATGTCGGATTATACAGTTCAACCAAAAGATAAAGATGAGTTAATAGAAATCATTAGAAACACTATTAAGAAAGAAGGTTATAATTGTAACTTGAATTTCATTGACACAAGTCTAATAACTGATATGAGTGAAATGTTTGCATTCTCTAAGTTCAATCAAGATATTTCTAACTGAGATGTTCGAAATGTAAAAGATCATAAGGATGCTTTTATGAATAGCGATTGTGATCCGGATTTTCGACCTAAGTTTAAGGAATAATTAAATTCATTGAATTTTAATATTTCTCTTTTATAAATAAATAAATATTAACTTAGAGATTAAAAATGAAATTCACTGATTATATTTATGACAGTCCAAAGAAAATTCAAAGACCTTTAAACGAATCAAAGATACCAGAGTTTATTTATGATTATTATCCCTTTTATGCTGCAGAAAAAATGCCTGAGACACTTAAAATCACTAGGTATGATTTAACCGATGAAGGCGAGGATGTACTTGCTGGCCGAGCTGACATTATGGATTATGCTGATGGTGATACACTTCTTCTTGATTTTGTGGAGTTAAAGAGTAATTTACTCACAATATGTGTTTATTACAAGGAAAACGAGCCTTGTGATATCACTTTAAAATCAAATATACGTGGTGTTACAGATAAAGATTTAGAAAATTACTGGAAAATTGCAAAGAAAGTTGCTATCGATAAAGGCACTGGAAAAGGCACTTTAGCTCAGTTATTTACTGAGATTAACTATTTCCACGGGCTAAACGAAGTTCGATAACCTTAGAATAAACAATGTTCATTAAACACACGGAGTAAACAAATGCAAGTTACAAATGATTCAAAGTCAAAAATTGACGAAAAGCAGTTATCCAAATTGATAGATAGAAAAATTAGAGAAGAGCTTGCAAAAAGAATGATGAACAATGACGATGGTTTTTGACTTCGTCGATGGAGCTTTACTTGTTACAGCAGGCGTGAGTTTGTTAGTACTAAGTGTTTTAACACTTCTTTAAAAGATAAATAGTTAAACTGATTTTAGAAAAATTAAACAAATGAAATTTACAGAGTACTTAAAATTAAATGAATCAGATTCAAAGTCTAGAACAGATAAGTGGACTTTAGATCAGATTAAGAATGCCAAGTATAAACATCGCTTAGATGATGGAGATAACGTATATATCAAAGGTGTTGAGTACGTTAAAATAGGAAAGGATAAATGGCAAGATCAGTCACTTCAGGCACATTCAATAGGTCGCATTTATACTGATAAGCAGATCTATGATATAATGAACGAATCTGCTGGTAAGGTTAAGGCTGTAAATTCGAAAGAACTAAGATATATAATTCACAAAACTATTGAAGAAAAGGGCCCAAATTGTGACTTGAACTTTATTGATACTTCAGATATTCGTGTTATGCATGGACTATTTAGTCATTCCAACTTTAATGGTGACATTAGCAAGTGGGACGTTTCTAAAGTTACTGATATGTCAGAGATGTTTCTAAAATCAAAGTTTAATGGAGACATTAGTAAGTGGAATGTTAGAAATGTCGAAGATATGTACGCAATGTTTGCAGAGTCACAGTTTAATGGTGACATTAGTAGATGGAATACAAGAAATGTCTGTGATATGGGTGACATGTTCCGTGAATCACAGTTTAATGGTGACATTAGCAAGTGGGATATTGGTGACGTAGAAGGTATGCCTGGCATGTTCAGAGATTCCAAGTTCGATAGAGACATTTCAAGGTGGAAAATTTCTAGTGATGTGGAAACAAGTAAAATGTTTAAAGGCTGTCCATTAGAGAAGAAGCCTGAGTTCCAACCTAAATTTGAAGATTAAAATAGGCGTAAACACCAAGAATTTTTAAAAAGCCTTTAAGAATCAATAAATTACAGTGTAGACACAAAGTATATGATTTCTAAAGGCTTTTATTGTTTGTGCTCAGTGTCTACAACAATTATAAATAGTTAAAGTATTTAAACAACGAGAATTCAATATCCAATTTTATTAACTATTTAAACGGAAACGCACTAAGCAATTGTGCTTGTGCAAATTATTTAAACGAAGATTTTAAAGTTGCCAAATCCATTGACAAATATAAAAAGATTTTGCAAAAATTTGATGACATTCTTGGCGAAGCTTACAATGTTGTAAGAGCAAGTACATGTCCAGATATTCCTAAAGATGCTGTAAAAATTGTTGGTAAATTAGATAAAGTTACAGATCAATTATTATATGCTCTAGATCGTATTCAGCAATTTGAAATTCCAGAATTCCAAGTAGTTCAGCCAAAGACAAAAGATGAACTGAAGAAAGTAATTACAGATACTATCTTTAAAAAGGGTGAAACTTGTGATTTAAACTTCATTGTTGTTTCAAAAATCACCGATATGTCTCGTTTATTCAGTTTTTCAAGCTTTAATGGAGACATTAGTAAGTGGGACGTTTCACATGTAAAGAATATGGATCACATGTTCTTCGAATCCAAGTTTAATGGGGACATTAGCAAGTGGGACGTTTCAAACGTTACTGACATGGAAGATATGTTTGCTGGCTCAGTTTTTAATGGCGACATTAGCAAGTGGGACGTTTCTAATGTAGAAGATATACGTCAAATGTTTTCTTATTCAAAATTTGACAGAGACATCTCTATGTGGAAATTATCTAGTGTTAGACATACACAAGGTTCGCTTGGCGAACTCGTATTCGACAATTCTCCTTTAGAGAATAAACCTGAGTACCAACCTAAATTTGATAAAGAATTATTCTAAATAATAAAAAAGCCTTTATAAATCATATACTTAAGGTGTTTACAACATCTCTTAAGTTATTGATTCCAAAAGGCTTTTTATTTTTGAACAAAAATCAAATATAGTACATTTAGAAAAATTTTTAAAAAATAATTTACTTTTCTTGAATTATGTATTATAATTGTTATAGATAACAAACAGAAATACAGGAAAACTAAAATGAAATTAAAAGATATAACTATTAAAGAGTTTTTTAAAACTTTAGATTATTATAATTCGCCATTATTTGAAAATTCATTTTCTGACAAGTTCATTTATAATTCTAATGTATTTTCAGTAAATGAAAAGCTTTCAGTAAGATTTTTAAAAGTAGTCATCAACAGTCAGTGGTATTCTGAAAAGGTTTTTGAAGAACTTTTAGAAACACCTTATAACAAACTTATTCAATTCAAACTTCAAAACAAACTTAAAGATTCCCTTGTATTTTCATTTATCTTTAAGAAAGGAAACAACTTTGTTTTTAAGAAATTCAATTTAGAAAATTCAAACGGGTCTTTATGGGAAAAACAAGTTGTTCCTGTAGATTTATTAACGGAGATTTAAAATGAAAATTTGTGAATTTATTTTTTCGCTGATACTATTTTTATTGGCATTGCCATTTATTCTTACTGTTGTTTTATTATTACTGTTGAGAGTACTTTTTGATAAGATAGTTGGTATGCTTGTCATAATATTTATTACTATCCCTTTGTGTTTACTCGGATTTAAAGATTTACTCTTTAAGACTAACAGCGTTAATCAGTTAAATGAATTAACACAGTGTTTTTATAAGAATAAGTATTAACAGTGCAAAGAAAAAATGAAAACAAAATGACACTGCTTAAATAGAGTTAAAAATGAACAATGGAAATTTAGTTAATGTAAGTTTTACATAAATGAAACAGTTCACCCTATTGATTTACAAAAAAAAAAGGCTTTTTATTTTTGACCTGAAAATCTAATATAGTACATTTAGAAAAATTTAAAAAAAAAAATAATTTACTTTTCTTGAATTATGTATTATAATTATTATAGATAACAAATATATAAAGAATTTTAATCAGAAATAAAGGAATAAACTATGAAAAAGTTAATTAAGACTAAAGCTCTAAGAAATGGTCACAATTCAGATGCAGCAGTTGCAACTTGTTCTCATTTAGATTATTGCCAGTATATGTATAATTTAGTATCCGAAGACTATACGTATAAACAGATATTTCTAAATCTTATCGGCGTTATTCCGCAGATACTTTCATCTATTATTGCATTATTCACAAGATTAACACACGGAATTATTTTATATCCTTTATGGTATTTTGTTCATATTTATGAAAAGAAAAAAATACTTAATAAGTACAGTATTGATGAGTTAAATGAAGCAGCAAAGACTTTAAAGTGATAAAGTTGTAAAGTCACTTGCACTTGCTATTTATGATAATTTGCAGTAAAATATAACAAGAAAATCTATAGAGGTTAAATAAATGAAAAAGTTTTGGGAATTGTTGTTAAACGACATTATTCAAGATAAAGATAGATTAACTGAAAGTTACGATCATCAATTCAATTACGATGGACGCATCAAAACAGCATTTAAGTATCCGTATTCAAAATTAAGAATTATAGAAAGATATCCTTTAAATGAAGATTATAAATCTTCAATTTCTGAAATATTTGATAGTTGGAAACAGTGTGAAGCTCCAAACCGAGACGATAAAATTGGAATTTTAAAAGAATATTGCCCAGATGAAATTCTGGAATTATTTAAAACAATAGTTTTAAATGCAATTCATGATAACAGATTTTATGTTCCTTTAGATTGTTGTAATTTCGTTCTCAGAAAAGACTGGATTGCAGAACCTTGTATTTTCATTGAGTTAACTTTTAAACTTAAAGAAGGCAAGAAGGTTACATTAAAAGAAGTTCAATCTCGTTTTAACAGAGATTTATATTCTGATAATGAATTTTTTACTAAAGATATAGATTTATTGTAAGATTTTGGAGAAAATATCATGAGAAACATGGCTTATGTGGTAACTGTTAAAGATATCAAACCTATTGAAGGAAAGGACATGATTGAGTATGTCTCTTTCAAAGAAAATGATTATTCAGTAATCGCTCAAAAGGGTCTAAAGGTAAATGACAAAGTTGTTTACTGTGAGGTTGATAGTATTTTACCTGTTAATGAGAAATTTGAATTCTTACGTTCACGTTGCTTCAAAGATTCTTTAAATGGATTTTTAATTAAAGCGATGAAAATGAACGGACTATATTCTTTTGGTATTATTTTTAAGCCAGAAGATTTAGGATTAGATGCTTCAAAATTAAAATCTAAGCAAGATCTTACCGATGTCTTACATATAAGAAAGTACGAACCGATTGAGGATAGAAGTCCAGTTGAGAACAAATTACCTCCTTTAAAGAAAAAGATTAAGTCTTTATTGATGAGATATGCATTAACTAGATTTATTGGTAAAAGATTGTTTGTTAAGTCTTTAGAAAAAGAGGATTTTCCAACTTGGTTAATTCCAAAGTCAGATGAGGATAACTTGGCAAATAACCCAGAGTGGTTTGAAAAGTATAAGAATACAGATAATTATATTACTGTAAAAATGGAAGGAAAATCAGTTACTTGTTACTATGAAAATAAAAAGTTTTTGTGGTTTAAAAAGTCAATTTTCAAGGTATTTGGCAGAAATGTTCCATTAACCGAAAAGAAAGAACTGCAGTTTTTTAAATCTATCGGGGATAAGATTAAAAATTCTCATGTAATTTTACAAGGTGAGTATTGTGCTCCCCACATTCAAAGGGGAATTTACAAGAATGGCTCACATTTTTACATTTATAAAATTAGAGATTTACTAACAAATCATTATTACACTTATGAGCAAATGCAAAACTTTGCAACTGCTCATGGTTTAGAACTTGTACCTTTAGTAGATAAAAAGTTAATGGATTTTAAATCTATTGAAGATATTTACAACTTTGCTGATAAAATTTACTTTAAAGAGGGTGACATTTCTAAGATTATTACAAACAAATCAAAGTTTACTAAAAATCACGAAGGTATTGTTGTAAGAAGTAATGACATTAACAAAGATAACTGGTCTTTTAAAGTTAAGTCAAGAGAGTATCAGTTAAGAGGATAATTTCATGGAGTTAAAAGTATTAGTGCAGGCACTGTTCACAATCTGCACTAATACTCCAAAAGGTTATTATAAATGAAAAAGAAGTATAAGAAAGAGATTAAATCTTTAACAAGAAAGTTAAAAGACTTTTCAAGAATTAAGCAAGAAGATGATGCTAATAATGCAATATTTCAACTTCATTTAATGCATGTTAATATGCTTAACAAGCTTAGGAAGAGTTTTTAATGCACCACGATGTTACATCTGACGATGCTGTAGAATTAAGATTTGAAGATGAAACAGTTGTTGTATACAGAGATGTTACTCATAATTTTTTTCATCATGAAACATACGCTCATAGAACTTTAGATGGTAGACTTATTTTAATGTATTATGAACAGCACTGTAATGAAATTTCATCACTTGGATGGTTAAAACTGTTTCATAAGCACAAAGTTGAAGTTGTTCCTTGCAAAATTAAACACGGTAAAGTTTTCTATGATTAAATTTGACACTAAAAAATTTTACGGTATTATTGCAAAAAACGAATTACTGTTTTTAACAAGAACTTTAACTAGTGCTGGAACCTCGTATGCGGTGTATAAAGATTATACTTTGTTATATACGCATAATGACGACTGCGATCTTGATCCTTTTGTTGTTGTCAAACACATTTTACAATGTAATGATATAATTTTTGACTGCGTGTGCTGGTTTGTAAATACTCTTCAAAAATATGTTCGTTATAATCACAACTTAGACAGTCCTTATGTTTTTGACTTAGAAAAATACGAAAAAATCAGAGGCAAATATAAATGGATTTTACTTGATGATTTTAATAATATGAAAATTAAAAAGGAATTTAAGAAAGCAAATGTATATTAGAAGTATAGGGATTAAAATTAAAGGAATTTTATTATGCTATATGTAGTTACTGACCCTTGTTATTTAGTTCATGCTTTAAAAAATAAAGATCAAGTTTGGGATAAATTTTGTGATTTGCTAGATTATGCGTATAAAAATGACAATGACAAAGCTGTTGAGTATCTTACTAAAGAATTATGTTTATCAAAAATGTGGGTATCCAGTACTGGATTCGGTGATTGGACTAATGAAATCATAGATGATGTTCATAATCCAAATGTTAAAATTCTTAATGAAGAATTTTGTGCAGATTCAGGTTTGGTCTGTGTTTGCCCAGTAACTGAAAAATTTTTAGACAAGTTAACAGAAAAATTTGGAGATGTCAAAGAGTATTGCGCAATAATTGATGCATCTGAAGATTGTACAGTCAATTTCAATCATGACTGCAGCGATTGGACTGTAGTTGAATTTACAGATGATGCAAATAAAGTTCATCTGTATTCTTTATTACCATCCGAAATGGATGATTACGAGGACGACGAAGAATTCTACGATACTGAATTTCAATCATTGTATAAGGGTTAATTTTTGATTTTATCTGCGCAATAGCTTTAGCATATCAAGACGTAATTTTGTTAGGATAATGACTATGATACTAAAAGGAAAATTTGCAAACGCTGTTATTCACACTAATGACATTGACCAGAATACTATTGATCAAGTAAATAATCTAATTAACTGTGACGTTTCTGAAGGCAGTACTATTCATATTATGCCTGATTGTCATGCTGGCAAAGGATGTACAATTGGGACAACTATGACTATTAAAGATAGAGTATGTCCTAATTTGGTTGGAGTGGATGTTGGCTGCGGTATTTTATGCTTAAAGGTACAAGGAGATTTTTCAGTTGATGATTTCTTAGATGCATGTGAGAAAGTCCCATCAGGTGTAGGCAAGTATAACAGTGAGATGATACCTTTTGATAATATTAAGAGATTATCATTTCAGTTAGAAAGGCCAGAGCAAACTCTATACTCTATTGGAACATTAGGTAGTGGAAATCATTTTATCGAATTAAACAAAGATGAAGATGGAAATCGATATATTGTAATTCATACTGGTTCAAGAAACTTAGGAATTCAAGTATGCAGTCATCACATGGAAATTGCTAAGAAAACTAATCTAAGAGGATTGAAAGGTGAATTATCATTCTTAACAGGAACAGATTTAAACAATTATCTACTTGATATGAGAATTTGTCAAACCTATGCTCAGAAAAATCGTATGGAGATTGCTTATACCATTCTAAGGAACTTAGGAAATTCTAAAAAAGTTGATGCATTTTAAACTGTTCATAACTATATAGACTTTGACGATCAAATTTTAAGAAAAGGTGCAATTTCCTGTACTAGAGGCAAAAGAGTTTTAATTCCATTTAATATGAGGGATGGAAGTGTAATTGCAATCGGTAAGGGCAATCCTGATTGGAATTTCTCAGGGCCACACGGTGCTGGTCGAATTATGTCTCGCACAGAGGCAAAAAAGAATTTATCTCTTTTAGATTATCAGAACATTATGAAAGGAATTTCATCGCGAACCGTATGTCAGAATACAATCGATGAAGCTCCTCAGGTATATAAGAATGCGAAGGAAATAGAGAATTTAATTTCAGAAACAGTACAAGTTCAGAAACATCTAAAGGTTATTGCAAACTATAAAGGATTTTAAATTTTAGGATTGATATATTTTTAGCCCACATAAATACACAGATTTAATTTTAAAAGCTCCTTTAAAAGGAGCTTTTAAGTATTTAGTGTTCAACAGTAATATTCGAACTAGTATTTATTGTGAATAAAACTTCGCCATTTTTATAATAATACAATTTCTTAGTTTGTTTATTAAAAATAAACATCCCGTCAATAACATCTGAAACTTTTTCTGAACTTATCCATTTCTTTTGTGAAGTGCTGTATTTATACAGTTTATCATCTGGGAGATAGTAAATATCAGTATTATCAAAAATACCTTTAGTAGATACTAATTCAAAGTAAATTGATTGGCTAGAAACCGCAAATCCGAAATTAGAAGGATTTTCTAACATAGCTTTAACGTTAGTCCATTCGGCATCTGTACAATTACTTGGTTTATCACCTAACTCATAATTGATTGAATTTACATAATCTTTTAAATTACCCATCTGAGTAGTTTGTGCTTGAATTTTTGTACCTTGACGAATAACGGAAATCATAGCACCAGTTGAAGTCCAATCTGAACCTCTTAAGGTTGTTCCTGTGCCATGTGCTAAAACTTTGCCATCCCATATACTTCGCTCGTAATTACCTAAATCATAAACTAATACAAAACTGTAACTTTCACGAGTACTATTATCAGTAACAAAGCCGTTTGAACCTGCACCACAACGAATCACAGATAATGTATGTTCTTTTCCATCTGCACTTTCAGAACTTGACAAAAATCCAATAACAATTCCAATTAAATCGTCATCACCTGAAGTATAACAATATCCATGAATAGAAACATTATAATTCGTGTATTTTTTATCTGAAATAAATCCGCCATAAGGATCAAAATTTTGAGACATTGAAATAGCATTCTTATCGGCATTATATCCCCAGCCACTTCTTACTGCTGCATTTTTAGAATATGAAGCAGATTGATTTCCTAGGTAATGGGAAAATCTAGTCCAATTATTAAAAACATCCTTTAGTGTTACAGGCTTCGTTTTTAACTGCTCTTCTAAATCTGCTTTATTATCTAGCGCGTTTAGTGTAGTTACTAAATCTATACCTGAAATTTTATTATCTGCCAGAGTTAACAACTGACCTGGTAAAACATCTTTTGTCAATTCTGTTTGCATTTCAGATTTTGTGAAATGCACTGATGTATCATTTTCATGAGATTTTAAAGATGCATCTAATGCTGAAATATTATCTGTGTTTGCTTTAATTGCTTTGTTTACTGAAGTTAAATCGACGCTTCCACCACTTCCAGTTCCGATTTTTGCTTCAACTTCGTCAATTCTTTTCTTTAGTTTGGAGTTGTAATATTCTAATCCACGTTGTCCAAGAAATTTTGTCATTTGCAAATTGTAATTTTTCAATTTACATATTTATAATTACAAATTATCTTCCAGAAAATTTAAAAATATTTAAAAAATAAGTGTACTTTTCCTGGAAGTTGTATTATAATAAATACATAAAATAAATTGATGAAGTTCATCAATAAGAAACAAAGGAATTAAAAATGTTAAAATCAGAATTAATTTACAACATCACTTATTTACCAAGAGTAACTCGTTTATTTGAGAATATCGGAGATATTGAATTACCTAACTTAATGTCAGATACTGAATTTAGAGATTTACTTTTAAAGCAGTATCAGTTTAGAGAATGCAATTTTGAAATTGTAAAATACGAAGATTTGCGCGAAACAATTAAAAAACAGGTATTTTCAATCCTATCTTGGAGAGCTCGTGATACTTCAAAAACAGCTGATGAATTCGTTCGCGATTATGCGAACAAACTTTGGAATTTAACTTATGCATTCTTAAAAGTTTATGAACCACACGAAGCTTTAAAGAGTACTTTAAATTCAAAAACAAAAGCTGAACTTGAAAAATTCTATAATGATTACATGGAATTATATGAAAACAGCGAAAAGGAAATTAAAGAAAAGCTTCCAGAACTTCTAGAATCTGAAGTTAGAAGAATTGCTCCAACATTTTCAAAGTGTGTAATTTACTTTAATCAAAAATACATTTTCCAAGGTCAAATTAGAGAATTTTATGACCATGATTTAAGTAATTACGCTTTAGATGAAATTTCAGATAGAACACCTGAAGATTGCTTAAAGATAATTAAAAAAAGAAATGAAACTGATAACGCGATTTACGACTATTATCAGAAGCATCCTGGAATTAGAGATTAAATCTGAATACTTGCAGTGCTTTTAATGTTCACATTAAGTAAAGTACTGTATTTTAGTCTAATACATTAGATTCATGAAAAGGATTAGAAAATGAAATTAAGTAAACTAGTTAAAGAACGCACTGAATTAACAAACAAAATCGCGGAGTTAGATGATTTTCTTTCTGAAAATCAAGATGTTAAAGATAAGAATTTGTTAATTGCTCAACTCCGTACAATGAAAATGTACAAAGATATTTTGTCAATCAGAATTAACAACGCTAAGCCTGTTGTTCACAATAAAAGTCTGCATCATATCTACCTTTGGTGCTAACGCATATTGAAGATTTAGTGCATACAAAACATACACTAAATGTACTATATTTGAATTTCGATCAAAAAATAAAAGCCTTTAAAAATCAATAACTTAAGAAAAGTTTTATTTAACTTAAGTATATGATTTATAAAGGCTTTTTTAGAATGTCATCCCAGATTTCAGATTATTGATGCAGACATCAAAAGTGTTTACAAAGATCTCCCAAAAACTTTTAAAAATAAGATTAAATTTTTTCTCTCCGGGGTCAATAATATAATAAAGATATTAAAATTTTTGATTAAAGGAGTTCAAATATGATTTCATCAGTTACTAATACATCTGTTATCAATGCAACAAGATACTTAAATAAATCTCAGTCAAAATTAGATACAATCTATAAAAGATTATCTTCAGGTCTACGCATCAATTCTGCTAAAGATGATGCTGCAGGTCTGCAGATTTCTAATCGTTTAACTTCTCAAATCGATGGATTAAAACAAGGAAATAAGAATGCTGCAACAGGTTTAGCATTCTCTCAAACTGTTGAAGGTGCTCTTGACGAAACAACTGAAATGCTTCAAAAAATTAGAACTTTAGCAAACCAGGCAGCTACCGGAACTAACACAACTGCAGAACGTACAGCAATTCAAAGTCAAGTTGACCAGCTTTGCTCAGAGATTACGAGAATTTCATGTAAAACAACATTTGCTGGGCAGAAAGTCTTAGCTGGTGCCGGAAAAGGTTTAGTTGCTGCTGATGGTAAAGTAACATTTCAAGTTGGCGCAAATGCAAATGATACGATTTCTGTTTCATTATCCGCAGGATTTTCAATTGCTGGAATTTCAAGTGATAGCAAAGTTGGAACTACAGCTTTGATTGTACATGATGGAGTTAAATCATTTTCTGTTTCAACAGCAGCTTCTGCTCAAAGTACTTTAGAAAATATTGATAAATTCATTGCTTCAGTTGATGCTTCTAGAGGTCAATTAGGTGCAGTTCAAAATCGTTTAGAATCTACAATTTCTAATCAGGAAAACATTGTTGAAAATGAAACAGAAGCTAGGTCAAAAATTAGAGATACAGATTATGCTGAAGAAGCAGCAAATTTGACAGCTCAAAACATTATTCAGCAGATGGCCAGTGCAATGTTGACACAAGGAAATGCTAGAGGTCAAATTGCTCTTCAGTTACTGCAATAGTTCCGGTTCATCATTAAAATTGCTCCTTTAAGATTATAATTTTCTTAAAGGAGTAATCATGAAAACATATTTTAAACGCATTTTAGATTCTATAGCATTTTTATTTATTCTAATTATTATTGGAACAGTTTTGCTATTTTTAAATCTTTTTTCTTTTAATAAAGCTATTTTAAAACTTTCAAGAAAGATTTACTATTCTTTGACTGAATCGCTTGACAAGAATAAATAGTATATGAATGGATGTATTTAATTTTTTTAATATGTGTTATAAATATTTATATAACAAATTGATAAAGGTATTATAAATTGAAAAAGAAAATTTCTGAGAAAAACATTAGAGGTTTAGTGTTAACACTAAAGCCTAATAATGCTCAGAAATTGATTTTAGATAAACATTTAAATGGTACAAGATTCAAAATTCGGTGAGACTGTTGTTTACAACAAATCTCACCAAACTCTTGGGAAGGCATTCTCGGAGTATAAAGCTTTTAAGTGCTCTTAGTGTTTACACTAAGAGCACTTAAACTAGAATTAAGTATTTAATTCTAAATAGCAGATTTCGACATTTAAGTGAAGAGTAGTTCATGTTGCACAAAGCAGTTATTACAAATAACAAAGACCCAGACCAGTTAGGAAGATATCAAGTTAGAATTTTTGGCTTGGTAGATGGAAATAAATCTGGATTTGGGACTTCAAAAAATGAAGATTTGCCATGGGCTGAAGCTGTTGGGAGCACAGCATTTGGAAATATTGGCGGTGTTGGAATTTCCTCAATAATGCACCAAGGAACTTGGGTTTGGGTTATGCTTATGAACGATGACCCAAATATTCCTGTGATTATTGGCACAGTTCTTGGCAATTCCAAAAAAGACCAAGACGGTTTTGGCGATCCTGATGGAAAATTTCCACAACAGGAAGGTTCAGATCTTGGGCCAATTTCAGGAAATAAGTACAATTATAATCAAGCAATTAAAACACAATCTGGTCATTTAATTGAAATTGATGATAGTTCAGGCGATGAAAGAATTCATATTCATCATAAAACAGGAACTGACATTTTACTTGACAACGAAGGTAATATCATTGTTTTTGGTGTTAAAGATGCTAATATTAAAATTGCAGATAACGTAACTTGGGATATTGGCAAAAATTCTACAATTAAAATTGGTGGTAATTCTAAAATTACTGTTCAAGGTAATTTAGAAACAACAGTTAATGGAGATACAAAAACAACTACAAGTGGAAGTTTTACAAATACTGCAAATACAATAACTTCTACAGCTTCAGGTTTACATGCTCTGAAGGGTTCTCCAGTATCATTAAATTAGGAGTTTTAAAATGCCATTTGTAGCTAGAAAAGGTGATATGAGTTCAGGACATGATGCTTGTCCAGGTGTTCCAATTGTTGGAAACGTCAGTTCAAATGTTAAAGTAAACGAAAAGCCTTGTGCTATAAATGGTTCTGTTTTTAGTGCACACGGGTGTTTAGTTCATCCAGCACATTCTGGAGTAGTTGTAGCTGCTGGAAGACAAGTTTTAGTCAATGGACAAAACATCGCTTGTATTGGAGATGCTGAATCTTGCGGTGGTGTGATTGTTTCTGGTTCTTCTGATGTTAAAGTAGGTTAAATAGGAGTTCTAATATGAATAAACTTGAAAGAAATATTTCTAAAAAGAATCATTTTATTAAACGCATTAAATTGTTAAAAGAAAAGTTCTACAACAATTCATTTTGTGGTCTATTAGATGGACCAAGATGTCAAAGAAAACATGCTAACTGGATGAACTTAACTTGGAACACAGATTTTAATTGTTATAGAACAACTGGTTCTCCAGCAACAGATAAACTGTCTCAATTAAGATATAACAAAAAAGACAGAATATCTTGGAAAAAAGTTTGCGAAGTTGCTTAAATAATTCCTAAAATCTTTTAAAGACAAACTTTAAAATACACAAAAGTTCTTGAATCTATTAGTATTCAAGAACTTTTTTATTTATTTTTAACAAAAATAGTTTACTTTTCCTGGAAGATGTATTATAATTATAATGTAAAAACAAATTGATGAAGAGTTCATCAATAAGAAATAAAGGAATAAAACTATGAAATATGCATTTAATTTTACTTGGAAAGATGTTTTACACGATGCTGGTTTAGATGTACAAGAAGAAAAAATTACATCTTCTTTATTTCAAAAAGTAAATAAACCTTATATTACACTACCAGCATTTGAGTTTGACTTAAATAGTAAAGTTAATGTATTTGATTTTGTTGAATTCTTACAATATGTTTTTAACAAGCATACAACAACAATTCAAGAAATCGTTCGTAAGTACAATCTAAATTACGAATTTGAATACAACGAAAATGGTAATCTCATTTTAAATGATGATATCGTAAGTATAGTAATCACAAGTTTGTTTAGACCAGATGTTAACATGGATATTGAAGATGGCAATATCGATGTAGAAAATTATTCAGTAAAAAGATTTTTATCTAACCTCATAAACGAAAATCTATTGGTCGCTTTTAGAACTGAAGATACATTGTCAGCTTATAAATATAACACAAGTAATTTCTCTTGGGCAATGGTTCCGGTTACAAACTTAATGATGAATTTGTTAAAATAATAAATTCCTGGTTCTTTAAAAATTTTTTAGAAAATGTTTTAAAATTTAAAACATAAATTCAAATGCTACTTTAGATAAAATCTATCAAGTAGCATAATGGCCCGATAGTTTAATTGGTTAAAACAGACGACTCATAATCGTCAAGATACAAGTTCAAATCTTGTTCGGGCCACTACGAAGTTTTTGGTGTTTACATTTGTTATAGATTTGTTGTAAATAACAAATGTAAATATTAAAAGAATAAGGGTATGGTGTAATGGTAACACTACGGGTTTTGATCCCGTCATTCTTGGTTCGAATCCAAGTATCCTTGTCACTAATTTAAAGAATTGTTTTAAATACGTGTTCAGAACTTAGGAAGCAACATTTGCGTTTGTACTTCTGAAGAATGAAGTGGTTCGGTAAGTTTTACTAATTTCTATTTCCTTAAATAAAAAATTAGTACAATGCCCTCGTAGTTCAGTTGGTTACGAACGACGGATTGTTAATCCGTGTGTCGAAGGTTCAAGTCCTTCCGAGGGCGCCAGTTTTGATGGAACATTGGTAGAGTGGTTTAATACATCTGCCTACTAAGCAGACAACCTTTATATAAAGGTTCAAAGGTTCGAATCATTTATGTTCCGATTGATTTTTGCCTATCTACCTAGTTGTAGAAAAGGTTTTAGATTTCGCAGATATTATTGTAAACAATAAAAATACGATTTCGGAAATGTTGACGTAGCTCAGCGGTAGAGCACTTGTTTCATACGCAAGAAGTCGTGGGTTCAAATCCTACCGTCAACACCATTTACAGTCATAGTTTGGTGTTTCACTCACACTTTAATGTGATGTTCTGTATCGAACGTGGGAACCGTTTTAAAGTTTTAAAACGAAAATAAAACTAGAGTGAACTTGTTTCGCAGTTTATAATTTGCAGTAAACTGTAAGACTAGAGTGAATATGGATATTTTAGTCATGAAAAATATTTTAAAGAAAATTTCTAGCTTTTTTTATATTCCAGCTAAAGAATTTAACATTGTTAGATTTCGTTATGAAGATGATAGAACAGAAATTGTATATAATTTAAAAAGTTCAATTTTTGGAATTCCTATTCATTTAATAATTTCAGAAAAATCAATGAAAAATATTGTTGATTTTTACAACAACAAAAAAGCACAGGATGCTAATACAGAAACATACTGGAATTTTTAGGAGTTTTAAATGTTAACTATCAATGGAAGTTTTATTTTGCACGAAGATTATCCATCTCAAGAACAGATGGATGCAAATGTATTTTTTGTTGTAGATTTTTTAAAAGAAACTATAAATAGTAATTTAAAACATGACTTCGATATTTTTTCAAATCGTACAAACAAAGTTACAACAATTTTGGCAAGTGAATACCAAGAAGAATTAAAAGGAGATTATTTAATTTCTTTTTGTTATTCTTCTTATAATGACACAAAAGATTATTTTGAAAAACTAAAAAATTATCTTAAAGATATTTTAGAATCTCTAGCACAAACACATGATATTGGAAATGGTTACTTTAATATTGTTTTTGACGGTGTTGATGAAAAAGATAAAACAGTCCACTTAGAAGATTTAGTTAAATTTTAATCAATCTTAAATACCCTTAGGAATTGAAAAGTTCTAAAGGGCTTTTTAGTGCCTCCAATTTGTGTAATTACAGTGTATACAGCAAATTACGTTATTTAAAACGCAATCCCAGTAAACTGGATTACGTGTTTTAAAATGCAATTTACGTAATTTGTTCTCTATTACTATATAAAAAAAATTTTAAAAAACTGTTTACTTTTCATGGAAGATATATTATAATAAATACATAAAATAAATTGATGAAGTTCATCAATAAGAAACAAAGGAAAATAATATGTCAAAGTTAATTCATACCAATCTTTTAAGAAAATATCATAATGGATCTATCTGTGCGTATGCAACATCATCAGTTTTAGATTATTGTTTAAATAGACGATATAATCTTTTAAAAGAATTTTCTCCAAAAGTAGTTGCAGAAATGTTTTTAGGAGCAATGTATACACTTCTTCAAGTAGTTGCTTGTATAGTTGTATTAATTACTGGTGGATTTTTGTTATTCCCATTATATATTATTCAACATCATTTTTTAAAGAAGGAATTGATTAAGAAGTATGATGTTGATAAATTAAATAAAAGTGCTAAAGAGTTAGAAAAAAATATTTCAAATAACTAACACTTAAAAGCTATTAGGACCAATGATTCTAATGGCTTTTTTATTGTTTCCGGTTTGTCTAAAAATTTGAATCCGAGAGGATAATCAATGCGAATTTTAAAAAGCCTTTATAAATCATATACTTAAGTTAAATAAAACTTTTATTAAGTTATTGATTTATAAAGGCTTTTTATTTTTGAACAAAAATCAAATATAGTACATTTAGTGTAGTACACTAAAAGTTTTTAAATACATTTACTTTTCCTGAATTTTGTGTTATAATAATTTTGTTAATAACAGAATCATAGGAATCATGACATGTTAATTAAATCAGAAGCTTTACGAAATGCTAAACAAATCATTGTTGGAGTAAATCTTGATAAAAACAAGTATTATCCAATTGTAGATGAATTTGATGGTCACAATGTAACAATTAAAACTGATTTGTTTGAATTAAAATTTTCAAATAATGAAAAAGGATTAACTTATGCAGAACTGTTTTACTATCTAAAGGGGATGTTAACAAACATCTACGAATTTAATGATTATGCAACAGGTTTTCAGGTTGAGTGTACTTTAACAGACAAACCAATTGTTTTACTTCCAATGTTAACTGGTATTTCTGAAAGTGAACAAACTTGGAAATTAGCGCTAGTTAAAAACAACACGTTGTCTTATCCATTTAAGTACGACATAGAACTTAATTATAAAGTACAACAAAGAGAAATTTTTGAAAAGTTGTGTCATGCAAATCATCTTGATAAGGAATTGTAAATGAAAACTGCATTTTTAGATATTAGTTTATTGCTATCTTATGTTGCTTTAATTATATTCATTGTAGTGGGTATTGTGTTTTTCGTTTTAGGAATTTAAAAATGTATAATATTTTTTCAATTTCAATCGGCGATGTTCTTCAGAACTCAGGAATTGCAGTAAACAAAGATATGGAATACTTCTTTTATGAAAAGGAGATTTATTTTTTGAATTCGTGCATTTCTGAAAATTTCGTTAAGAACATTTTAAGATTAAATTTTTCTGAATTTCTTAATTCTGTCTTTTCAGAGTATTTTAAAAATACTGATGTTTTAAATGATAAAGTTTTAAAAATAAATGATGCATTGTTAAAGAGTGAAAATCGTGTGAATGCGATAAATAAAATTTCTATGCTCTTTAATGACAATGCTGATTATTTAATATTTCCACCTTTAAAAACAGACTATCTTTATTATAAAGTGTATTTTAGATGCTCTTCGAATTGGTGTAATAGATATTTTGATAAAGAAGATTTTCAATTTGTTGAAGAAAAACTTAGAAATTGCACTATTTTAAAACTCTTTAACAACGACAAGTACTTACTTTTAGATATTCTTAAAAATGCTTTAAACGACAAACAAAACAATTCTGAAAAGTGCAGAATTCAGCGAATCATGAATAATCTTGTCACAGATTTACAAGAATCGTAAATTCACTGTTAACTTGTGCAGATTTAGTGCAATTTGCAAACTCTGCACTAAATCTTTGTAATTCCAGTACTTAAGTCTTTAAACAACTTAGAATCTTTCGAAGAGTTAATTCACATAGATAAAAGCAAACTCATTAGATTTTAACTTTGATAATCTTAAAATTATGTCCGCCAGAATAGCCACCACCTAACCAATCTGGTCTCTCTGTACCACCAATATTTCCATCTTCAACAGAAATTATTTTTCCTTTCAATGTCTTATCATTTAAAACTTCATGTTCTGAATCAGTCAATGTGTGAAGAATATTTGACATATCTTTGAAATTCTTATTAGCTTTAACAATAAAAACATTTGTTCCATCAGAGCCAAAATTAGTATATAATGAATCTGCTGGATTTAAAGAAAAGCTTGTAAATTTTTTAAACTCAATCGACTGTCCAACTTTATATTGTGTGTAAGTATTTGTAACTCTTACGACTTCTTTTCCATTTACGTTTGGAAGCTTATTTACAGCATTTTCAAAATCTTTTTCAATCTCTTTAAGTTTTTCAATTCCGCGAACTTTTGGATAAAGACCATTTGCGATTGATCTTAATATCTGATAGCCTTTTCCATGATTACCTTCTTGTCAATACCATAAAGCATCTTTTTCTTGCTGAGTTAAAGATGACTCAATCAAAAAATTTTCAAATCGTAACATATATTACCGTAATTTTAATTTCATCTGAGAAAGTTTTTAAAAAATTGCACTAATTGCACTAAATTTTCGTAACCCCGGTACTTAAGTCTTTAAATAGCTTAGAATCTTTTGAAGTTTGAGGCATCAATTCACGTTTTGGAGCATTCAAAATCGGCGAATTGTTCAATTTTAAAGAAATTGCATTATTGACTAGATAATCAATTACTTCAAAATCAGTTTTAATTCCTGTAAATTTCTTTAATTTCGTTAATGCATTCTGTGAAATATCTTTTAAATAATCTTGAATTTGCTTTTTAGAACACTTCAAAAGATTTAAGTCATTACACTTTTTAAAATTTAAAGAACCGATATTTGATCCAATTGTTGTTTGAACAGCTTTTAACATTTCTACTGGAGATAAATCACCTTCGATGTTAACACATTCTATAATAGCATTTCGATTAGTTACATAAATTTCAGACCATCTGTGATGACCATCAACGATAAAATTTCCTTGGAAAGTAACAATTGGATGTTTTATAACTGCAACATCGTCAAAAGCCTTTTCAATATTTTTTCCGTCTTTAATGTATTTTAATGTTTCTTCAAACCCAATTTCATTTTGAGTTGGAATCAAACGTTTTGCAGGAATATTTCGTTTTTCTAAATTTAATTTAACGTTAGCAAATTTTCCACCGAATCCAAGTCCTAAAATGAATTTTAACTTTTTGTCTTTAACTACATCGTTAATTAAATCTACACTTTTATTGTAAGGTTTAACAGAAAGCATGTCAATTAAAGTATTATATGTTTCAACGTTAGAACTGTGCTTAGAAAGTGATTTAAGTTTTTTAACTTCAGCAGGTGATTCCGTTAATTCTAAAAATTCTGTTAATCTCATTTAATTAAATCCTTTTTTAAATCTACAATTTCTGTTTTTACTTCTAAAACAACCTGGTTTATAGAATTCTCAAGTCTGTTCATTTTAGTCTCATCACTTATAATTTTTTCATTTAAAGAATCGATTTTACTTTGAATAACATCAAGTTTTTTTAAAATGCTGTTTGACTTTAAATCTGATTCTGAATCAACTTCAGATTTATCTCCGAAAACAGATTTTAAAATATTTCTTCTGAAAATAAAAAGGACAACAAATATAATCATAGTTGTCTGGAATTCTGAAAATGACCCTGACTTTATCAAATCTCCTAAAACAGAAAAAAATGTGTCCATGATTCAAAAATACGTTTACTCTATTTATAATTGCTATTATATCGGTGTCATACTTGTTGTACTTCAACATACATTCAGAAATCTTAAAATTTTCGGGATAAATAAAAATGTAGCAAAAATAATTTATAATTATTTTAAAAAGGGGATATCAATGACTAAATTTGTTGGAAATATTAACAAAGAACAACATGATTCTATCGGTAAGTTTTTGTTAAAAAGATTTTCTGATATAGAGTTTTATAAACGAGACGGACAGTATTTTATAGTTAAAGATTTAACTGATTTTTCAAAAAATGATGAAAAGTACGCGGTCTATGAAGAACCTGAAATAGATATAAAATATATTCCAGCAACTGCAATGAATGAAGTTGTTTTTAAGCAATCTGAAATTTTAGATGACGATTACAAGTTAACACTGAGATATCAGATTGTTCCAGTAGATTTCATAGATGGCATTCTAGATATTATTAACACATCAAAATCTTTAAAAGATGCATTTAACAAAATTCAAGACATTAGAAGGGCTTTGCAATGAAAGATTTAACATTAAGTAGAAGTGAAGTTGATAGTTTTATTTGCGGCTTAAGACACACAATTGTTCAGTTAGAAAATGACAAGCAAATTGACTATGAACTGTACATGAAATTAGAAAAGAATATTAAAGAATTATCAGACAATTTAGAAACAGTTTTCTGCTTACTAACTGGTTCTGATAAACAATTTTTATTTGATTAAATGAAAGGAATACTTATTGTAATACTCGCTCTGTTGTTAAAAGGTTGTACTTTTGAACCTACTTCTGGAATTCTTGAAATAGATTCTAGCAAGTTAGAACAACAAACGTTTATAGTTGAAGCAAAAAGCAAGTATAATATTTCGAAAGATAGAAGTTATTTAGATCCAATTAAACTTTATACTATTGTAGATGAAACAATTCGAGAGTTTGAAATTGACATTCATCATACAAATAATCTGAATTTAATTTTTGAAACATTGATAGCTGAAACTAAAGCGGGACAGTTTAGCTACTCAAAAGCAGCTAAGAAATATAAGAATTATGGCATTGCTCAAATGAAATTGACTAATGCTGAATTTCTTAAAAGATATATTAAAACTGTATCTAAACATGACTATAGCATTTTGATGAATCTGAGAAATAATGACAAATCAGAAGAATGGAATTTAATGAACAACGTGAGATATAGTGTTGCTTTGTGCTTAATTCACTATTATCAACGAGATAAAAACGTTTCAAAAAAAGCTCATTGCTTGGAACAACGAGCAAAAATTTGGAAAAAACATTATAATACTATAAAAGGAAAAGGAACTCCTGAAAAGTACATTTTAAGAGTTCAAAACTTCGCTAAGGAACAGCTTAATGTCAACCTATAATGTTACTTCGTTTAAAGCAAATTCAGCAGGAAAAAGGGCATTTTCCCCATTTAGAGATAATACTTTTGAATTCAAAACATTTAAAATGACTTCTTTAGAAGGAATTTTAAGAGAAGCATCTCAATCTTTTATTTTAAATATACCATTAAATTGTGATGTAAGAACATTCAGAAGAAAAGAAAACTTAGTAAAGTACATGGATAACAACATCAATTATTTTATTATTGATGTTGACAAAATTTATTCTAAAGATACTTTAGATAAAATTTTAAATTATTTCAAAAGTTATAAATGCTTGATTTTAGAATCACGTTCTTATAATGGAATTGATTATTTTTCAATTAAGGGTGTTTTAGAATGCGACTTAGAATTGAAGTATTTAAAATACGCTGTTCAAAAAATTCATTATGATTTAATTGATTTAGGTGATTTTGACCAGTCTGTTTCTAGAATTGGAACTTTAAATGCTCCAATTGGAAAATACAAAGTACTTTTAGATAATTCTAATTGTACAAAAATAATTAAATTTTCAGATATTTCAGTTTTACCTAAAACAGTTAAAACACTTTCGAATTCAATTTCTTTTAATTCAGTTAATTTAGATTCATTGGATTCTGATGACATTACCTGTGTCGATGATTTATGCTTAAAAGTTTTTAATTGCCTGGGCTTTAAAGCAATTAGCACAAACTCGGATGAAAGCATTTCATTTTCTCATCCGTCAGAAATAAAAACCCCAGGTGGTTATTTCTGGTTTAGAAATTCACCATTTATAATGCATCATTTCAACAAAAGCAAAACTTTGAATATTTTTAAACTTGTGAAAAATTCAAGTAAGTTTAAAAATCTTTTAGAAGCATCTATAAATTACGATAAAGAATTAAAAGAATTTAATGTCAAAAATAAAGTTATAACTGTTGATTCGAAATTTTTGAGTTGTACTCCAGAAATTGAAGCTGCAATTGTTCAATTTATTGAAGCAAAAAATGGTTTGTTTACAATCAAAAGTCCGATGGGAACTGGAAAATCAACGATTATTAAAAGAATTATTCAGGAAGGCTTGAATAATGATATGAGAATTTTAATAATTACAAATCGAATTTCAGTTGCAGAAGATTTTAAGATTAAGTACAACCTTAAAATATACAATAAAGATGAGTATTCGATTGGAGATTCGTTAATCTGTCAATTTGATTCTCTTTGGAAGTACAATATTAAAAACTTTGACCTTGTTATTTTAGATGAGTTCATTTCTTTGTTATTTCATGCCAGAAATACAATGAATAATTCACAGATAAATTTAGCTAAATTCTTTGCTTCTTTTAACTTGAAGTTAGTGATTGCTGATGCTTTTTTGACAGGTTATGAAAATAAGTTGTTAACAAAAGATAACAATATGTTTTTCTTAAATAATGTTTATAGAGATGAAACAACGTTATTTGAGTACACAAACTTTAACTATTTTGTTCAAGCTATTTTAAGAAAATGCAAGGAAGGAAAGGTCACAATTTCAAGTACTTCTTTAAATATAATAAATGCATTGTTTTTGTTATTAAAAAAATTAAATTATAGAGTTATTACTTTAACCGCTGAAACTCCGCAAAGTACAAAAGAAAAAATATACGATATGTTTAAAGAATCTAAACAAGATTGTTATGATGTTCTTTTGTATAGTCCAACTTTAACTGTTGGTGTTTCAAATTTAAATGATGTAGGATGTCATTTTCATTATGATTCTAGTATGACAACTGATGTTATTTCTTCTTTGCAGATGATTAAAAGAACAAGAAAAGCAAAAGAAATTCATTTTTTTATTAAAAACAGAATAAATTTACTTAAAACAGATACTAACGAACTTAGAGATGAGTACATTTCAGAAATTGGAAAGTACGCAGAACATAACTTTTTATTTGAATTGAATGATTACGGAGAAGCTAAACTTTCTAAACTTGGAAAGTGTGCTATAAAAATTGATTCATTTAAAAATATTCTTGAATTTAATCATAAAAAAGCATTCTTGTATCTTTTAAGACATCATTTTAAAAATGCACCAATCGTAATTGAAAATTCTTTTGAAACAAATGTTTTATTAAGATATCAAAAAGAAAATAAAGAAAATAAAGAAAAACTTCTTGAAGAAACATTTAATCAGTACTTAGCTTTAAATGATATTGATAAAAGTGATCTTCCAAAGAATTTTTCATCTGAAAAGGTATACGAAATTGACTCTAATTTAAAAAATATTGATGTTAATACAAAGAAAGAGATTTTTAAAATAGCAATTAAAGATTCCGGATTTATTACTAAATGCAAGTTTTATTCTTTGTTAAAAGGTTATTTAGAAAAATCAATCTCAGAATCTAATTTACAATTGATTATTTCAAGTGCAATTCTTAAAAATAAAATCGAAGTTATTGATTTTGTTTCAAGAATTAAAAATTTGAAAGATTTTTCTTTTTCGTATAAATCATCTTCTATTAAAGATAAAAATGTTAAATTCATTTGTTCAAAACTGGGATTTAGATATTTTTCAAATGGAGATGGAACTCGTCGATATAGCATCGATCCTTTAATTGATAAATTTTATCAAGATGTAATTCTTTGTTTTGATTAGAGATTCCTGGGAGACTATTTAAAAATGACGAATTAGATATTATATTATATTATATAAAAAGAAAAGGTGATTATATGAATATTTTTGATGATTTCGCAGATATGTTTAGTAACACATTCACAAATATTACAACAACAGAAACTTCTGATCTTTCAACTTTTGAGTTTATTTCAGATTTAGATGATACTTATGAAATTTTATTGACTTTACCAGGCTTTGATAAGAAGAACATTTCTGTTTCTTTGTCTGAAAATTCTTTAAAGGTTACAGCAAAAGATAACAGTTTTAAATCTTCCGGGTTATTTAAAGACGATTTCGAGAAAGATTATAATATACCTAATGGTGTTTCAGAGCCTGTTGTTAAGTTTGAAAATGGTGCTTTGAGCATTAAATTTAAAAAGACAACAACTGATAAGAAATTAGAAATTCAATAAAGAGGATTTAGTGTGAACGCATACGATCTTTTAAATAATTATTTAGATTCAATAAAGTCAGTTGATTTTGCAAAATCAATTCAAGAAATTAGAGATTTAGATAATAAAAATTTAACTGACGCTTATTTAGATAAGTCAAATTCAGGAAGTACCACAATGAGAAATGATTTAAAAACTACCACTGTAAATTCTTTATGTTACAAAGAGAGAACTCCTGAAAAGTACAAGGTTTATGCTGTTATTCCGGGTGTTTCAAAAACTGATTTAACAGCAAAATTCATTGAAAGAGAAAATAACAAACTAATTGTTATTCAGGTTAATAAAGATATTGCTAATAAGCACGTTATTGAGTGTTTTTCATATTTGAAGTTTTTAAATAATCCTTTAAGAATTGTTGTACCATCAGATACTACAAATCCAGTTCTCAAACTTGAAAATGGTATTCTTGAAATTCAGCTTGATTACGTTGAAAATACTAGAAAAACTGAAGTTTTAGATATTTTATAATTATTTAAGGCCTTTGAAACACAAGGCCTTTAAAGTCAGAGAAATACGATGAAAATTGAAAAATTAAATGAATCATTTTCACAAATCACAGGAACAGAATCAGAATTACAAAACATTGCTAATAGACTTAAAGTAGAAGAACCCGGAGCATTCTTTAATCCACTTGTAAAACGAGGATTCAAATCACCTTTCATTTATTTTACAAAGAAATTCAATAATTCTTTAATTGTTTATAATGGACATCTTCGTTTAATTGGACATCCAGAAGTTTTAAAAAGCGATTTTACATTAAATGAAATTAAAGAATATTTACAATCTGTAATTCCTCTTTTACCTTTTAAACCGTACGATTATCAATTAAAATGTTTTATTGAATCAATTTTAAATGTGAAACACATCAACCTCTTAGCAACGGGATCCGGAAAATCTTTAGTGATCTCGTTGCTTTTAGATTTCTTTTTAAAACACAATAAAAGATGTTTATTACTTGTTCCAAATATCAATCTTTTAGAACAGTTTAAATCAGATATTCAATCTTATAATTTAAAAGATTTGTATGACAATTTAGATACTTTAGGTGGCGGAACAAAAACAGATTTTAAATCTAAAGTTCTAATTTCAACATGGCAGTCAATGATTCTTTATAAATCTGAATTAAACAAAACTATTAAATTTGATGTTTTGATAAACGACGAGGTTCACAAGAATGCTGGTGAAGTATCGTCAGAGATTGCAACATCTCTGCTAGATACAAAGTATAGATTCGGATTTACCGGAACACTTCCAGAAGATCCTGTTTTGCTGTACAGATTGATAGGATTATTTGGTGAAGACACAAAGTACATTTCTTCAAGAGAACTTATAGAACGTGGACTTGGAACACCTATTTTCATAAATACAATTATCATTGATTACGATAATGACTTTAAAGAGCAAATTTCATTTAGTACAAACTGGCTTGAAAAGTTAAAATACATTAAAGAAAATGAAAATAGAAATAATTTTATAACTGATTTAAGTATTTCTTTGCTAAATAAACATGAGAATTCTTTAGTTTTATTTTCTCATACTCAATTTGGTAAAATGATTTTTACTAAAATAATGAATAAACTTTATCCAGAAATAACAATAGAAAATAAAAACATCACTGGAAAATACTCATTCGAATTTCAAAAGAAATATCATGTTTATTTTATAAATGGTGAAGATGATGGAAAAATTAGAGAGCAGACTAGAAAAATATTAGAAATAGATAAAGGTGCACTTTTAATTTCTAACTATGCTGTGCTCTCCACAGGAGTTAACATCAAGAATTTGCACAATATGATTTTTGCAACCCCGTTAAAATCATACACTACAATTACTCAATCTATTGGAAGAGGAATTAGAAAACACTCAAGTAAAGATAAGTTTACTGTTTTTGATTTAGTTGATAATCTCGGAAAACGAAAATACAGTGGAACATTCTATAAACAGTACAAACATCGTTTGAGTACATCATATTATCCAGAAGGTTACCAAGTTCATGAATCTGTATTAAAATGCTAAAAATTATGTGTACATTTAAAGAAAGCTGTGTTAAAATAGTTTTGTAAAGGAGAAGAAATATGATTTATTTGCACAGATTTCAAACTTCTGATTTCCAATATTCGGATTTGGATAAGGAAAGATTTGACGGAATTACAACTGAAATGCGTTATCTTCCTTTAGCTGATAATTTGGTACTTTCAGATATTTACTCAACATATCCTGTAGTTAATACATTTAAAAATTTACTTTCAACTAAAAAAGATATCATTATCGATTGTAAAGAATCAGGTGTGGAAGATAAAATTTTTTCTAAGATAGGCATTAAATATAATTTTTATTTTCTTAATTCAAAACTTTATGATATAATCAGGTTATGCAAAACTAATCCCGAGTTAATTGGACATTTTATTGTTAATGTATCTTCATTTGAAGGTTTTCCAAACAAACTTGTTGAATTGTGCAAACCTAAAAAGTTTTGGGTAGATACTAATTTATGTGTTAGCAAATGTGCAATTTCAGATATTATTAGTACTATTGTTAATTTGAGTGCTTGTTACGGTTTAGAACCTGAAATAATTTTAACAAGTCCAGATGTTAGAGGAGTTGATTCAAACACAAATTTTGAAATTGAATGCTTTAAAAAATATTTCAAATCATTAAATACAAACATTGTTTCAGTTTGTACAAAATTTCCAGAAAGATTTTTACCAAAGGAATAAAATATGTTTAAAGAAACAGATTTAAAAGACCTAAACACTTATATTGATTTAATTAAAGATTTACCATTTGTAAATCTATTTACTGAATTTAGAGATTTTATAACTTCGAATCAAAATTTTGAAGCATTTCCAGTAATTGTGTTATCACACGATTTTAATCCAAAGCGTTCAAGATTTTTAACAAATCTTGGTGATTATACTAATTACATTGTTGTAACAGCACAGTCTGAAAAAGATTTATACAAAGATTTTAACTGTCATTTTTACGATGACACAAATATTCCCGGACTTGCAAACAAGAGAAAGTACATTGTTTCTTGGTTACAGGAACACAATGTAAACAACGCTTTCTTTTTAGATGATGATTGTACAGATTTCGTTCTTCCTTACAGAGATGGAAAGTCTGTAAATGCTCCATTTAAAATTTCTTATGATTTTCTCTTTAAGTTCTGGACATTTTTAGTTAATAAATATAATTACAAGTTTTCCGGTTTAATGAACTGGACAGCATTTAGATTCTGTGATTTAACAAAGGGATTTGCAAAACATAACGGACAGTGTATTCAGGTTGTTCAGATGAATCTTTCTGATGCTAAGGAAAGGTCAATTAACTATGATGAGAATTCAGGATGGGAAGATTTCGATATGATCATCCAGGAAATCGTAAATGGAGAAGGCACCGAGGTTCTTCCAATTGGATATCACACTCCTGCTATCACCCAGGGAATCTCAACATTCTCAAATCTTCCAGAACGTTGTATTACTCATTCTTCAGCATTACTAGCTAAGTGGGGTCTCAGTCTTGTAAGATTAGATTTAAAGAAAGGTATTTTTAATACAAAGGTTAACTGGTTTAAGATTAGAAAGTGCATAAAGGAAAATCAGACATTTGAATCTTTAATTCATCCTATTCACATTAATGAAAATATACAGAATGAAATACGCGAAATTATGAATTCTGATTTAGATACTAAAGAAAAGAAAACTAAACTTGAAGCGTTGTTAAAGTAATTTTAAAAGCTCTGTTTAAAACAGAGCTATTTTTAACACTTTGAAAGGACATTTAAATGATTTATCAATTTTGTAAAGATTTTAATTATGATGTTTCAGATTTTGACGGGTTTGTAATTTCCTTTAATGATTTAAAGAATGATTTAAAACTTCCAACAGTAATAGATTGTTCTTTCGTTAGTACAGAAGAAATTTTAAAAAAGAATTTAAAAGGTAAATTTTTTCTATTGAATTTAAACGAAGAAAGCATTAAAGAATTACAACAGAAAAATAAAGATTTTTATGGTCATTTTGTTGTAAATTTGGACGATGTTCGTGTGACTGAAAATTTTTGTTTAAAACATGGAATTGATAAATTCTTTTTAGAAACAAAAGATAAAACACTAGATGACATTCATCAGAAGATAGCCGTCTTATTTGATTTTTGTGCTTACGATGGAATTTGGCCAGAGATTATTTTAACTTCACCAGATGTTTATAATTCGAGTTTTGACCTTGAAGAATTTTTAAAATTTTCAAAGTTTTATAATAATTATAATAAAGAACATGTATCCGTTATGACTAAACATCCTGAGGTCTATAGGATATACAGGTATAATCAGCAATAAAATTTCTCTCAAGGTTAAGTAAATATATTTGGAAACATTTGAATCCTCTCTGCGAGGATTTTAGAGGTATTAAATGATTATTGACGAAAAGCAAACTATTTGGACTGAAAAATACAAGCCATCAAACATTGATGATATCATATTACCAGAATCACTTAGAAAGTCTATTAAAGAAGGTCTTGAAAAACACGATATTCCGAATCTTGGACTTTGGTCTTACTTACCTGGATTAGGAAAGTCTTCACTAGCAAATGTTATTGCAAATAACGAAAACGTTGAACCTCTTTGGATAAATGCATCTTTAAATAAAGGTATTGATGTGATTAGAAATGATATTCATGCATTTGCTTCAAGAAGATCTTTTGATGGAAGATTAAAAGTTGTAATTATGGACGAGTCGGATAAATTAACGCAGGATTTTCAAGCGGGATTTCGCGGATTTATTGATGAGTTTTCACAAAACTGTAGATTTATTTTTACAGGTAATTATAAGGAAAACATCATTGAACCTCTTTTAAACAGACTTGAAAACTATGATTTTTTAGATTTTGATAAACAAGAGATAATTCCACAGATTGTAACTAGGATTTTGTTTATTTTAGAACATGAAAACATTAAATCAGATAATAATGCTATTAAAACTATTATAGAAAAGAATTATCCAAGTGTTAGAGGAATGATTCTTGACTTAAAGAAGTTTTCAAATTCTGGTACTTTAAATATTTCCGGAATTAAAACAGATGAACTTGATAGTGCTGTTAAAGCAATGATGTCAAAGAGTTTTAATCGTTTAAATGAGATTGTCAATAGTTTATCATGTCCGGATGCTTTTTACAGTATTTTGTATAAAAATCTTGACAAACTTTTTACTCAAAATGTTCAGTTTACAAAAGCAGTTATAGTTCTTGCAAAATATCAAGATATGGGAGTTCGCGTGAGAGATAAATATATAAATTTATTAGCATGTTTGTGCGAATTGAGTGCACTCGTGTAAAGACAAATGTTTTTAGATGTTTTATTTCTTTACTTAGTTTTTTCTTCAATTTTAATATTTTCTGAGATAAATGCACGAATGTATTTATCGAAGAAAATAAGTATTTTTAATATATTAGAATGTTTTTGTTTTCCAGTTGTTTATGTTTTAGTGTTTTTATCTGTTATAATTAAAATATATAGATTTTTAAGTTATTTTTTTAAAACATATTTTTACGTTTATAGAGCACAACGTTTTCTTTTAAATACACATAACTTAAATGACGAACAACTGAAAAACTATATTTTAAGTAACTGTTTAGAAAAACATTCAATGGATATAAAATTTATAGAATGAAAGTTTTTGTTTGGTCTGATAATCACTTTTTTCATAACAACATAATAAAATATTGTAACAGACCTTTTGAGTACTCAAGTAAAGGTTCTCTGGATTGTTTGAAGTTTCAGATAAACAATTACTTGAATTGCGTTTCTAAAAATGACGTTGTTTTATTTTTAGGTGATTTATTGAAATTTAATTGTAATATAGAAAAATTTGAAGAAATGTTTAACAAATTGCCAGGTCATAAGATTCTAATTCTTGGAAATCACGATATTCTGAAATATAATTATAAAAGACTTGGATTTGAGTATATTTTAAAATACTTAATTATTGATAAAACTATGTTTTGTCATTATCCTCTTACAGAAGATTCTGAGTACTTAGATTTGTTTAAACAAAATAATTGTGATATTCTGTATCATGGACATGTTCACAATAAGGAAATTACAAGCACAGATTTAAAAAGAATAAACTGCTGTGTTGATTATAAAAACAATAATTATACCCCTTTAGAAATTACAGATAATTGTCTTAAAAATCATATACTTAAGTATTTTAATTATATTTAATGTCATACATTAATATGACTTAGGTTTGTCAAATCGTCCTAGCATCAATAATTGATGAAAATGACCTTTGATAAACCTTGATTCTGTTCCTAAAATCAGATATTTTCCAGAAGCAGCGTTATCACCTTTTAGCTGCTGTTTTCTATACGGTGTTTTCTCACCTAACTTCACATTTACTATATAACCTGCGCAATTATACTTTAAAGAACCAGGAACAATAATGTTCAAAGTGTTTAAATGCATAAAAGCGTCAAATAAATCATATTTCTGTGCTTCAACAGAATCAACTCTTATATTTGAACGTTTGCCACTTGTATTTTGGAATGTCGAAAAATCGTTGTTTCCATTTAATACTAAAGAAGAGTAAAAGTCATTCAGATTTACTGTTTCTCTATTAACTGATTTTCCTTTAAAACGAATTACTTCTTGAGCAGGCGTTAATTCCATCAATTGCTGGTGATTCAAACCGCCTTTTTTGTACTGATGAATTCTAAATGCATAGTTTGTATTATAACAAGTATCTGTGTATTCTATTTCGCCAGATTCACATTTTAAAGGATATTTTGTTTGTTCTTTTTGTAAATCAAATTCTTTTACGTGTAAATTGTTAAAATCATACCACATTCTAACATTGCTTAATCTTCCGTATTCTTTGAAAAAATCATAAGCATTTTTATTAGATGTCCATGTAAAATGTTGAACTTTATCACATTTAACTAAATCAAGTTTTAAACCTAATTTACTTAATTCTTCATTATACTTGTAATTAGAAAAAATTTCTCTAAAAGCACTACATATATCTGTATTAAATGATTTAGCTAAATACAGATTTTTCATTGCATACGAAATTGGGTCAATTGCTTGAATTGAAATAAACGTTGTTCTACTTTCTTCAGATGTTACAGAAGTGTTCGAAATTTTAAACAAAAATTTTTCGTAACCGTCAAATCTGTCATTTACTTCAAATGTGATAGTTAATTTTTCATCTAAAGTTATTTTCTTTGAATTTAAAAGTGAATGAGAATCTCTAAAAACAATTAAAGCATTCATTCCAAATGATAAAAGACTATTAGATATTGTTACATCTAGAATATCGTCCATCGGAATTTCGTAATTGCCTAGATATAATTTAAAATTTTTTAATTTAGTAGTTTTACTAAAAAGTGTATCAATGCTCATTCTTAATTGTTATTTTAGAGTTACTTGAATTTAGAAAGTTTAAAAAATCATAAAGATAATCTTTTTTAATATATTTTATAATTTTTAAATTTTCATTTTCTTTGTCTTGATTTTCTTGAAGTTTAATTCTTAAACGCTCTCTAACTGAACTTAAAATCTTTTTTCTGTAAACTTTCTTTTCATATTCTTGAATACTCGTTTCTCCAGCTTCTGAAATAATATCATAATCATAGTACATATCGAAAATAGGCATTCTTTCATTTAAAACTAATAGAATATCCCAGTAATCTTTAGAATCGTACAGTTCGTAAGATATTTTCTCTAAAGAAGAATTCTGAGGTACTAAAACATAAGAGAACCACGCATCATTCATGTTTAGAAAAATGTTTTTTATTTTTTGAATTTTCTTTCTATCATAAAAAGAAACATTCAAAGTTGGAGTAACATTTAATGAATTCTTGTCAGTTGTTAAAGTAACATTTGAAATATCATCAATATTTATAGTATCAAAATTTAAAACTGAATTCTGTAAAAATTTATAACTCATAATTTACTCTTAATATCATTTAAACTATTGCGTCTGTCCGTTGTTGTGTCTTTTGAAAGTCCAGCATAATCTTGTGCATATTTCAATTCTACTTCAGCAAAGTTTAATGCTAAGCCAATTTGCTTTGGAAAGCCATCCTTGTACAACATAAATGCACCATCTGAAGCATAATCAACAGAAATACCGGTTAACACACATTTATCCATTTTAAACATATCACTTAGATAAGCATTTCCAGCAAACGAAATGTTGAATAAAAATGGTGCGCCCATCAACGGAGAACCTGAAATAAATGTCGGAGATGAGTATTGCTTAAACCACAGAATAATATCTTTAATCATTTGAGCATCATGCTGAGACTGTGGAACTAGAGTATATGCCATAACGAAAGATCGAGGTGCTGAACCTGTGTAATTTTGGAAATATCCAGGGTCAATAATGTTTTTTCTGATTCCCAGATTATTCGAAATAGCAGCGTAGAGTTTATCAGGATCAGAATCTCCTAAAGCTGATTTTACAATATTATTTGATATTTTTTCTTTAAGATTACCTGCAATTTCTCCTGCTACATTCAAAGCAGTCCCTGATGTTTGAGCAAGTAATCCTTCTGTATTTTCCCAAGAGTGATTCTGATTATCAGAAAGTGAAACGGGATATGGTAATGTTACAGAAGATTCTAAATCAAATCCATCTGGAATAGCTCCTGCAACGCTTTGAGCTAACTCTTTAGTTTTATTCACTACATCATTATATGCAACTTTTACTTTGTCAAATATCGATGAATCTTCAGCGTCTGCACTTTCTGTTTTTTCTGAACTTGGTAACATTGCTTTAAATGTGACTTTCTTATTTTCGTAATTTGCATTACTTAAAAATGATGGAAAAACAAGAGAAGAAACAGTCATTATTACCTCTAAAACTAAAAATTCCTGGATGTATTGTAATTTTTAAAAAATTGTATTATATTTATATAGAATAATTACTAATTTAATAAATGAAAAAAACAGCTAAATCAAACATTTATGTAAACGAAATTTTATTAAAGTCTTTAATAATTAGAGTTAATAACAAAAAAGCTAATTTGTATGATTCAAAACACAATTATCGTTGCAATCAGTTACTTAGAACTTTTTTAAATTTAATTCAAAAATCTTACAAAGATCAAAAAATCACATCTAAGAAAACAAAGCTAAAAGAGCATTTAAAAACACGTATTATTCAGTTGTCTGAAATAACACAAGCAGATGAAAAAACTTATAATGACTTTGCTAAGTGTATCATTTTGATGATTAAAAGAATCTTGACAAAGCCTCAGTTTTCTGGATACTCTTTTAAAGATGATTTTTACTCAGATGCTTCCTATAAGATTCTAAAGTACATCCACAATTTCGATCATACTAAAAAATCAACAATTACAGGACTTCCTGTTAACGCATTTTCTTATGTTTCTCAAATTATTCATAATTCTGTAATTTACATCATTAACGAACACAAGAAGTATAATTCAAGATTACGTGATCAGTATGAAAATTATAGAACAATTGTAAACATTTCTAAAAAGACCCATTTTAACGAAGATGCTGTCGTTGAACCTGAAAAGTGTTTTAGAACTGTTTATCTTTCAACTTTAGATGATATTAAATCAGAAATTGAAAGAATTGATTCTGAGAATTTTAATCTAAATTGCAATATTTCGTATATTCTTTCAAAAGATCTAAAAACAATTTTAGAAAATGATGGTATTTCTAAAGAAGTATACATAGAATTAAGCGATTTAGCTTTTGAAAAAGGAATTTTAGTTAAATTTGAAACAGAAAACGTTTAAATGTCAGAATTAAAACAACTAAAAAGCAGTGAAATTAAATCTTTCAGAAAGAGTTTACTTGAAAAACAAAACTTTAAATGTGCTATTTGTGGAAAAACTCTTTCTGAAAATGACGCTGGAATTTCTTTAGACCATCAACATAGATTAAACAAAAATCAAGAAATTGGAATTGACGGTTCTGGATGCATATAGGAAATAATATGTATAATACAAAATTTCAACATAATTTCGTTTATTTAATTTGGAATAAAATAAATCATAAGAAATACATAGGAACAAAATCTTCAAACGAAGAACCTAAAAATGTTATTGGACACACATATTTTTCTTGCTCGAAAGATAAAGATTTTATGAATGAGCAAAAAGAACATCCTGAAAACTTTAGATATAAAGTATTAAAGGATTTTAAAACAAGAAAAGAAGCGTTAAATCTTGAGTGTGAATTGCATCATAGATATAAAGTCGACACAAATGATGATTTCTATAATAGAGCTATGCAGACAAGTGATGGGTTTGACTGTCACTTTAAACACGAACACTGGCCTGATTGGGTTAAAGAAAAGATTTCAAAATCACAAATTGGCAAAAAGATTTCACTTGAAACAAAAGAAAAACTGAAAGCAACATTTAAGAAGAATGGAAGTCACAAAGGTGAGAAAAATGGAATGTATGGTAAACAACATTCAGAAGAAACATTAGTAAAAATTCGATCAAACCCAAATGTTGCTCATAAAAAAGAAAATCATCCTTTCTGGGGTAAACATCTTTCAGAAGAACACAAACGAAAAATAAGTTTAGCAAATAAAGGAAAGAACAGAATGACCGAAGAACAAAAAGAGAAATTAAACAAAGCCAACACAGGTTCAAGATGGATGTATAATTTAGAACTTAAAGAAACTTATAGAGTGTTTAAAGAAAGAATACCTGAATTTTTAGAAAAAGGATATCAGTATGGAAGAATTAGAAACTTTGACAAATTTGAAAACTAAAGATATTAAAACTATAAAGCAGATGTTATTAGAAAAGCAAGGATACAGATGTGCAATTTGCGGTAAAGAGTTAACATTAGAAAATTCAGTTTTAGATCATCAACACAAGCAGAGAAAATCTGATAAGAATGGAGTTAATGGAGATGGTCTTGTCAGAGGTGTAATATGCCAAGAGGACAATCTTTCCGAAGGAAAAATCTGGAACTCAACGAGCAGATTTCAAGGTGCTAGAACTCCACAGGACCGAATAAACTGGTTAAGAAAACTGATTGAATATTACTCAAAGGATCCATATCCATTTATTCATCCATCTGAAAAAATTCCTGAAAAATCTGTTTCTAAAAGACAATATAATAAATTAAAAAAGATTTATCCGAAAACTCCCGATTATCCGAAAAGTACTCATTTAACAAAAAGACTTAAAGAACTTTTTGAAAAATTTAATATCGATCCGTATAAATAAAGATAAAAAATGAAATATTTCGTTGGAATTTTAGTAATTTGCTTAGTTGCTTTGACATTTTACTGCAAATCTTTAAAATCTGACCTGGAAATTTATAAAGCAAATGAAGAGATTTTGAAAAATTCTATTCAAACTCAAAGTCAAACTATTGATAAATTAAAATCTGATTACGATAAAATAACAGAATCTAAAAAATCTCTTGAAGAATTATATAAAAATCAGATAAAAAGAAAAGATATTCAAACTCAAATTCAAACATTTGAAAAATCTTTTAAAGGAAATAAAAAGATTCAGTATTCTATTTATGATTGTTATAAAAACGAAAAAGAATGTACTATTTTAAAATAATTTTATGTATTTTTATTTTAGTTTTTACACTTGCGCTATGTGCTTGTTCAAGTCCAACAAGGATTGAAACAAGAACAGTTTGCGAGGCACAATTACCTTTAAATTTGACGATTCCAACTTTAGAATTAGAATCAGTTTACATAGATGTAAAAAGTGAAAACAACAAAACATTTTATATTTTTGATTCTGAAAACTTTAGAAAAATGACTGAAAATGATGTAAACATTTTAAATCATGTCCAAGCATTAGATAAAATTATTTCAGAGTACAAAAAATACTACAAAGAAAACTAAAAAATCCTGGACGTTATTTACTCTTTTAATTAAAAAGTATACAATATTCTCATAGATTAAAGGAGTAATTATGAAAAATGTTCAGGAAATCAGATCTCAATTCAAGTCTCTTTTAAAAAACAATGAATTTGTAATCGATAAGTCTGGTGTTAAAGTTCTTGAAATTCTCGGTGAATCATATTTAGCTGATGAAGATGTTATTTTTGGAACTTTAAATACAGATTATGCATGCAGAGAATTAGAATGGTATCTTTCAGAATCTTTAAATGTTAATGATATTCCTGGGGGTGCTCCAACAATTTGGAAGCAAGTATCTTCAAAAGATGGTTCTATCAATTCTAATTATGGCTGGTGTATTTTTTCAAATGAAAACGGTTATCAGTATGCAAATGTTCTTTCAGAACTAAAGAGATATAAAGATTCCAGAAGAGCATTGATGATTTACACAAGACCTGAAATGTGGTATGACTACAATAAAGACGGAATGTCTGATTTTATGTGTACATCTACTGTTCATGTTTTAATTAGAAATGATACTTTAATTTATATTGTAAATCAACGTTCTTGTGATGCTGTTTATGGTTACAAGAATGACATGTTCTGGCATAGATATGTTTACGAAAAATTGTTTAACGATCTTTCAAAGTATTATCATTTAAAGAAGTCACCAATTATTCATCAAGTTGGGTCACTTCATGTTTACGAAAGACATTTTAAGTTTATAGAAGAATAAATGTAATAAATGGATTAAAGGAGAAATAAATGGCTGAATTTAATTCTTGTGCAAAGTTAATTGACGATGATAAAATCAAAGAATGCAACAAGTTATATGAAGATTTATTAAAGAATAATAAAGATCCTTTTGAGTATATGTTAAATGCTCAAAATTCTCTTCAAGAACATCTTTCCGAATCTGTAACCGGTAACAAGAAGCCAGCAGATTTAAAAACAATTGGTGAGATTTACGAGTGGTTAAGAGATAATAAGATTGCTTTAGATGATGAATTTAGAGAAGTCGTGGACGCTTTGCCAGGTATGAATTTACCTGAAAAGGATAGAAGTGCTCTTTGGAAGAAGTGGAAAGCAAGTCATAATTCTTTAGTTAACAAGAAAATTACTGATTTGGAACCTAATGAATTAAAAGAACTAAAGTTTGAGTTAATTGATATGTGGCATTTCTTCATGAACATGACATTAGTTTTAAATGTAAATGCTAAAGAGTTTTTTACATATTATTTTTATAAGAATTTGGAAAATTTACGCAGATATAATTCTGGTTATTAAAAAAAATTAAAAAGGAAGATTTAAAATCTTCCTTTTATTTTTAATTAAGCTTTTCTTCTCAACTTAACATGATGCAATCCTTTATCAATTAAACGTTGTCTTGAAGCTTGGTAACGTTTAATCTTTGCTGCGTTTGCACGTTTGTAAGCTCTATTCTTTGCTCTATTTTCACGATTCTTTATCTTATTTTTAGGCTTGTTACGAAGTAATTGTGCTTTTGAAATTGTAAAGAACTTGCGTTTCTTCTTATTTGCTGTTTTAGCAGTCATAATGTTAATCTTAGCTTCTGACATACTATCTTGAGCATCAATGTCAACTTCGTCAGCGCCTAAATTCATCTCAAATGGAATTTCAAGATAAAAATCAGGATTGTCAACAATTTTCTTTAATTCAGTTAAAATATCTTGATAAATACCAAAATCTTTTAATTCAGCTAACATTGCTGTAATATCAACGATGTCAAAATCTAACTCACCTTCAGAATCATCAGAAGCAAAAAATGTATAGTACAAATAATTACCAAAAACATTTAAATCAACATCTTCTAAATAAAGTAGTTGCTTTAAAATACTTTTGAATACGCTAAAATCTGCGACAATACGGGGTTGAACAAAATCTTCATTTATATAACCTCTATTCTCTTGATTATTAAAATACTTTTCAAATTTAAAATGCATTTTTATATCTCTTAACAAATTTGTTTAACTATTTATACTTCTCTGACACTTTGTGTAGCACAATAAATCTGTAAACTTTTTGAAAAGTATAAATAATTAAAAATTCAATACATTAAAATGGCCATTAAAAAAATCACATCTTTAACTTTAACAGATAAAAATGGAAATGCTGGATATGTAGATTTAAAACAAATTACTACAAATCAAAATAATATTTCCAATTTAACTGAGCGTGTTCAGAAGTTAGAAGATGGTGATTTTCAGTATGCTGAAATTGATTTTGCACTTCCGCAAAACTTTTCTAAAATGGTAATTGGAACTTATTATCTTGTTCCTTATACAGAAAACGGACAATTTACAAATATCAATAGTTCAGATTTACATCATTTTGATGTTTTAGTTCGACAAAATGCAAGTGACACAACAGTTACAAAAATCAGAACTCAGTATGTTCAGGCAAACATTAAAGATGTAGCTTACGTTACAAAAAAAAATGTATTCCAGAAAGTTAATACTTTCAATAACATTGTTAATATAAATAATGCGTTAAATGCTGTGGAAGTTACAACAAATATTGTTCATCAAAAAGTAACTTCAGATAATGCATCATCAATGGGTTTTGCAGAATTTGCAATTACTCAAACAGACGCAGATGAAATTGACAGTGCCGGACATAAGATTAAAACAAACAAAAATCTTGCAAATGTTGAGTTAAATACTTTAAATGGTCATAGAAAAGCTGCTTTAGTAATTGACGATAACAATAATACTCAAATTAGTATTGAAAATGACGGTTCAAGAGTTAAAACTTTTGCTCCAATTCCAAGTACTGATGACGGCGATGACACCGAAATTGCAACAATTAAAAATATTAAAGACATAAATTCAAGAATTAAAAATTCAGTGTCAGATACCTCAATAGCACTTCAAAATTATCCAACAAAAGATGAAACAAATGATCTTATAGCAAAATCTGAACAAAGAACTCTAAGTACTGTATCTCAAAATTATCCAAATAATACAACATTTAATAATACAATTACTGATACTAAGCAAGAGTTAAATAATTCGCTTAATAGTAAACTGAGTTCTACAGCATTTAATGATTTTGTTACTCATTATAATACAGATCGATCAGCTTTGCAAGCAGCTGATGCAAATAATTCTCGAAGCATCAATAACACAAATCTCAGAGTCGATGAAGCCTTTAGCAAAATTTCTAATTTAAACACAGCGTTAAGCAATAACTTCCAAGTCATTGACAGCGCTGATAAAGCAACTAAAAACGACGTTTTATACGTTGTCTATTAAAAATATTCACAAGTAAACAAGCAGAAAAATATGTTTTTCAGGGACATATATAAATGATTGTGCTTTAAAAAACGTGTTTACTATTCTTGAATTATGTATTATAATTATTTTAAATAACAAATTGATAAAGATATTCTAAATTGAAAAAGAAAATTTCTGAGAAAAATATCAGAGGTTTAGTGTTAACATTAAAGCCCAAAAAATGCTCAGAAATTGCTTTAGATAAACATTTGAATTAGGTGCAAAATGATTATAATTGTTGAAGGTCCTGATCGTGTCGGAAAGGACAGTTTGATTAGAAATTTGAATAATAGATTTTACAAAGAGAATTTAGTGAATATTCATTATTCAGCAGTTCATCCTTACGATAATAAGATGCCAATCAGAGAATTATCTGAAAATATCAATAGAACAATGTTTAATCTATTAAACACAAATTTTAATTTTATTCTAAATAGAGCGCATCTTGGCGAAATGGTGTATGCGCCAAAATATAGAAATTATCCAGGAGATTATGTTTTCGAATTAGAAAAGAATTTAAAACGAACAGATGTTTATTTGATTCTTTTAACAGATTCTCCAGAAACATTAGCTAAAAGAGATGATGGCGAAAGCATTTCTAACAAAGTTCAAGATATTGAAAATGAAATCGAACTATTTAGAAAAGCATTAAAAATGTCAGGAATTAAAAATAAACTTGAAATCTCTTGCTGTGGAAAAACAAAAGAACAAGTTGCATCAGAAGCAATCAAGTTTATAACCGGAAATTAAATTTAGACAAGTTAATACAGAGCAAAAAATTACATAATAAATAAATTTATCAAAAGTGAAAAGGTAATTAAAGATGAAGTTAAAAGTGCAGAATGGTGTTATTGGTAAAGGACTTAAGTTTTCAAGAATTAGAAGAATCACCGGCTATCTAGTTGGTGATATTAGTAGATGGAATAATGCAAAACGTGCTGAGGAACACGACAGAGTTAAACATTCATTATAAAGAGGATATAGCATGATTATTAAAAAACGAGATGGCAGAAACGAAACATACTCTAATAATAAATTAGTTAAAGCTATCTCAAAGTGTTTTAATGAAGTTCATAATACAAATCAAGCATTAGTTTATGAAATTGTAAATTCAGTGCAAAGCAAAATCAAGGAAAATTCAACTGTAGAATTTATCCAAGATTTAGTTGAACAAGAACTTGTTAAGCGTGACATGTACGATGAAGCTAAGGCTTATATCATTTATAGACATGATAGAGCTAAAGCTAGAGACGCAAATACAGAATTAACAAAAGTTTTTGATAATATCAATAAAATCGATAGTTCTGGATTAGATTTAAAGAGAGAAAATGCGAACATTGATGCAAACACTTCAATGGGTACAATGCTAAAGATTGGAACAGAAGCATCAAAAGATTATAATTTAAAGTACTTAATTAAGCCAAAGTACGCAATGTTACATAAAAATGGTGATTTCCATATCCATAAACTAATTGTGGCATAATATCGTAAGATATTACTGAAAATCGTGTGAACGCTTTTACCTAAGCGGTGTAGAATATGTACTTTATAGTATTTTAAATAGGAAATGATTTATTAAATATTCTGCTAACGGGGAAACCTAAAGTATTTTAAAATACTATGGCAATCGCCGTGCTAAAGTTAAATGAAATTATCATTTAATAAATGTGGATCGACTATCGAAAGTTAAATAATGCTTAACAAGTAGAGTACAACTGAGAATGGGTACAGTTGGAAGTGCACGAGGTCCTTTTAAAAAGGATTGTGATATAGTCAGCACTCAAAAGAAATTTTGAGACTATGTGGATTTAGATTTTTACAGTATTACAATGAATTGTTTGTTTATTCCTCTAGCAAAACTTTTAAAATCAGGATTTAATACTGGACACGGAACTGTAAGAGAGCCCCAGTCAATTCATACTGCTGCAAATTTAGCTTGTATTGTTTTGCAGTCTAATCAGAATGAAATGTTTGGCGGACAGGCGTTTCCGACATTCGATTATGATTTAGCACCATACGTAGCAAAGTCATTTGTAAATCATTTAAAAGAATGCTTAAATGATTATTATGATGTTTCAGATTTTGATGCAGTTTTAAATCACGAAATTACTGATAAAATTTATCAAAAGAACAAGACAATTTTAAATGATGATTCTAAGCGTGAATTAAGACAATTACTTAGTGCTGTTCCATCTAAGTTGTTTGAAAAGATGTACAATAGAGCTCTTGTTAAAACAGATAAAGAAACATTCCAAGCAATGGAAGCTCTAATTCACAATTTTAATACCATGCATTCTCGCGCGGGGGCCCAGACACCATTCAGTTCTATTAACTATGGAACAGATACTTCTGAAGAAGGTAGAATGATTGTAAAAAATGTTTTATTAGCTACTCAGAAAGGTCTTGGAAGATCTGAAACACCTATATTTCCTGTTCAAATTTTCAAAATTAAAGAATCTGTAAACTTGAATCCAAATTCGAAGAATTATGATTTATTCAAGCTAGCTATTAAAACATCTGCTAAACGATTATTTCCTAATTTTACATTCTGTGATTCTCCTTACAATGCTCAGTATTACAAGGAAGGTCATCCAGAAACAGAAATTGCTGTGATGGGATGTCGAACTAGGGTAATTGGAAATGTTTATGATCCAGAACATCAGCAAGTAACTGGAAGAGGTAATTTTTCTTTTAATACTTTAAATTTACCAAGACTTGGTATTTTAGCTAAAGGTGATTTAAAGAAGTTCTTTAATGATTTTGATAATTTAATTGATGATGCAATTCAGCAGTTAAAGGATAGATTTGAGTACATTGGAAATAAGCATGTGTACAATTTCCCATTCTTAATGGGCCAAGGTTTATACTTGGATTCAGACAAGTACAATATGAATGATAAAATTAAAGAAATTCTAAAACAGTCTTCTATTAGTATTGGATTTTGTGGTTTAGCTGAATGCTTGGTTGCATTAACTGGCAAGCATCATGGTGAATCAGAAGAATCTCAAGAACTTGGATTAAAAATTATTCAGCATTTAAGAGATAGAATGGATGAAGAATCTAAAAAGACAGGTTTAAGTTGGAGCTGTTTTGCAACACCAGCAGAAAGTACTGCTGGAACATTCTTAAGAAAAGATAGAGCAATTTTTGGTGTTATTAAGGGTGTAACAGATAGAGATTATTATACAAACAGCTTCCATGTTCCTGTTTATTACAATACTTCGATTTCACACAAGATTGACATCGAATCTCCTTATCATGAGATTTGTAATGCAGGTTCAATTTCTTATGTAGAATTAGATGGAGATCCAAATAAAAACTTAGATGCATACGAAGCTATTGTAAGATACGCTGCTAAGAAAAATTTACAGTATTTTTCAATAAATACCCAAAATGACCAATGTCCAATTTGCGGATATCTTGGTGTTATCGGAGATACCTGTCCTAAGTGCGGATTCTCTGAGAAAAACGGTGTTTCAATTGAGCATCTAAAAGAATGCGGTTGCTATAATGACGTTAAAAATTACAACGAAATTATAGAATAATTTGCTGTTTTTATAGTAATTTTAAAAAGCCTTTAGGAATCAATAACTTAAGAATGGCGTTAAATTACTTAAGTATATGATTTATAAAGGCTTTTATTGTTTTCGCTTAGTGTTTACACTAAATCAAATATAGTACATTTAGATATCATTATGATTTTGTTAAACAAAAAAATTTAAAAAAAATTTTAAAAACAGTTTACTTTTCATGGATTATGTATTATAATGAATATGTAAAAAGGTAAATTAAAAATTTACAGTAAACATTAAAGAACAAAAGGAATAGAATATGAATACTTTTAATAAATCAGTTTTAGTTAACCCTTCAGATTTATTTAAGTCAAAGAGAGTTAGAATTACTCAGTCACATAGAAACACTATCGCAAAGTTTATCGATAACTTTGATATTACTTTAAAAGAATCAGATAAAAATACTTTAGCAGAAATGATTCTTTTAAATAAGAGTAAAAAAGAAAAGTTAAAGACAACCGGAATCAGAATTGCAATGAAGTTTTTAGTTGACAGACACATTGTAGATACTAAAGAAAAAGCATTGTTTGTTTCTTACAAAAAGAATGGTAATGTTGCAGTTTTAATCGATTTACTGAATTCTCCTGAAAAAGATTTTATTAACGATGTTTTCAAAAATGCTGACTTTGTTCCAGAGAACATTTCTCAGTCATTCGTAGAACATGTTAACACGTGGGCAATTAAATCTTTATTCTTAAAAGGTGCAATGCATCCATGTGCAAGATGTGGAAAATACACACTTTTAAAGTATTGCTCAGTTCAATGTGTACATTACGATGATTTATCAGATCTAAAATTAGATACTTCAGTAGATGTGAACGATATTTTAGACAAAGATTTATAAACCGTGTAAGACACAAAATACATTGGGACCTAGAATCTAGGTCCATTATTTTTAATATTCTTCGTCTGAAGAATAGTATCTAGCAAAACGTTTATCGTTCTTTTCATCTTCAAGTTGTTTCAACAAATCATCAATTTCTTCATCAGATTTTTTGAAGATTTCCTTTAACAAGTATCTAACTGTAAAGATTTTACCGGTTTGTTCAGATGCAGAATTATAAATCTCAAGAGCTTCTTGAAGATTTGTTAATTTCATTTTTTCAATAAATTTATTCTCATTCTTAAACTTAATTGAAATATCTTGTTCTCTTTCATTCCACTCCTTTTCAGTAAGAATGCCAGTTGAAATAACTTGGAGTTTTAAAAGTTTTTTGAATAAATCAGAATAAACCTGTCTTATTCTTGAAATAAACATGAAAAATTTAATATCTTCTTTAGAAGTTTGAGTTGTTTCGTAATCAAAGGTATGGTCAGCTTCGGAATCCATGCTTAATCTTGAAACAGGAACATTTAAAGAACGATAAAGCTTTCTTGCAAAATAAACAACATCACCTAATTCTCCGAGATTACCTGATTCATCCATAACTTCAACCTGGGTACCTTTAGAACCAGAACGATTTGGGAACCAGTAGTCCTCAACAAGGTTATTTACATCTTGTTGATTGCTAATTTCACCTGTTTTAGCATTATAGAACTTTTTATATCTAAAACGATTCTGACAAGTTCGCATTACTTCATCAACACGTTTAGGAGGAAGATTACCAACGTCAATGTTAAAAATACGTCTTGTCATTGAACGTGAAAATCTTAAAGGAAGCAATAAATCTTCAAGTCCTTTTAAAATATTAGCATTTTTAAGACAAAACTCTAAATAAGATAAACAAATATTTCGATCGTATAATCCGAAATCTACTCTGACAATTTCATCTCTAGCGTACCTTAACTTTTTATCTGTAGCCATGTTTGCATACAGAGCACTTCCGAATCCGCTTGTTTCATAAGTGTAATATTCATTCTTTCTATCATAAAATAAGTATTCAGGATCGATTAACTCAATCCTTTGAATACCTTTTTTATTTTCATTAAAAGTACAGTGACAAATTGCTTGACCATCAATGTAAGAATGTTCAACAATATTATAAATTGAATGATCTAATTTTAATAATCTGCAAATTTCATTAAATGCTTCTTGAACTGCATCTTTTATCTTTTTATTTTCTTCATTATAATTCATGTAAATTGGTAAAGAACAATCGTAAGTTCCGACAACTTCATTTACAATTTCTGTAATACAGTTTTTAACTTCAGAGTTATGATAAGCAACATTTCGATATGTTTCGATTTTATCTGCTTGTTCAGCTACTAGTGTTCTTTCATTGTTTAAAAATGAAAAATTTAATTGATTTAAAAGTGCTTGATTATCACCAGTGAAGAAAGCACTTTGAATTTCATCGCCATGAACTGCTCCAAGTGATTTTTCTCTTGGAACAACAGAAGATGAGTTTTTAATATCCTGTTTTGGAGAACTAGTAAACGATTTTTTTATAGATTCTAATAAGTTCATAACTTTAAAGTTTTTATTTATGCGAACGCTTTGTTATATTTATAATTCTTATTGTTTGCAATAAGTGTATTTAAATGTTTGCTGTTAACAATAAAAGTTATAAATAGATTAAGTTGTTTGGCAATGTAACTTTGAATTTTAATTTTTATAATCAACCTGAATATGATTTAAACAAATCGCTAATTAGTGAGATGATTTCATTATACGGTATTCAGATTAAATTTGCAAAAGTAACAAAAATAAACAGAGACAAAAATGTCTTCAAAGATTATCAGCATTTAATTGTTGATGAAAAGAACGTTTTTGAAATGTTTGCATTGCCTGAAAATTCTGAAGGTTTTGATTCTTCAGGTTATCAGTTTAATGGTTTTGGATTTAGTGATTTCAATAATATGAATTTCTTTATTGCTGTAGATTCTTTTAAAGATATTCAGTTTAAAGAAATTGTTGGAAATTTGATAGTTTTACCTTCTAACAAGATTTTAGAAATTACAGATGTAACATTCCAAGTTCCAGGAATAAACAATGACTTTGTAAATAACAATACACGCTCTGTGTACAAATTAACTTGTACTCCTTACGAGTTTAAGTTAACTGATAATTTATCTACATTACAAAAGAAAGAACCTGAAACAATTGAACCTTTAAAACGTGATTCAAAATCTTTAGATGATTATTTTGACGAACTAATGAAAGATAAAAATAATCTAAAGACCGAATTAGAAGTTGTTGATTCACAAACTAAGAGTGAAGAAACAAATGTTATTGACGAAATGAACAGACCGATTGATAAAAAAGTTAAAACAGCTAAAGTTATAACTACAGATGATGTCTGGGGTTCATTTTCATAATGAATAACAAAATTGGATGGTACAAACTTGTTCATCCAGAAAAGTTTATTAAACAACTTGATGAACACATGCAATCTATGAAAATCCAAGAAGATGGAATTTTTATAGAATACAAAAGTTCTTTAGAATTAAAATTTATAAAATACTGTGAAATGAATTCTAATGTCGTTAAATTTTCATTGGAGCCATTTGCAATTAAGTACATTAAACCGACAGATGGAAATTTTCACAGATACTATATTGATTTTTACGTAGAATTTAAAAACGGCTGTAAATTTTTAGTTGAAATTAAACCTTATTCTCAAACTAAAAAGCCTGTTTTAAGAAAATCAAACTGCAAAGCTGCAATGAGATATCAAAATGAGTTGATTACGTATTATATAAATCAATCAAAATGGAAAGCAGCTAAAGAATTTGCAGACAAAAGGAATTTACAATTTATCGTTATAACTGAAAAAGAATTAAATTAACAAGAGAAGTATTAAATATCCTCTTTGACGGCATGATAGACATGCCGTCCTTTTTGAATGACCATGATATTATCTAATGAACAAATTGAATTATTAAAAAATAATAAAAATTTAATTACTGAAGAACTTCTTGACACTTTAAGAAAAACAAAAGAGGGAAAATCTGTTGCATTGCAGATTTTAGATATTCCAAAAGATGACGAAGATTATTACCTGGATGCTTTCGGTTCTAGAATAAGTTTTGATGGTAATCGTCAAATTAAACCATGTTATACTAAAATTCAATTATCTGATATTCAAATTAAAGAAATACAAAAATGTTCTGAAGATATTGATTATTTTAAAGCAAACTATGTTCAGTTTAAAACAAAGTCAGGAATCGGATTTCCGGATCATAGAAAATACCAAGATGATTTTATTCATGCATTAAATGACGAAAATGATCAATACGTTGTTGTTTTTCCAAGACAAGCTGGTAAGTCAGCAACAACAGCTGTTTGGCTAACATGGCTATTTCTTTTTAGAGCAGATATTAGCATAGGAATCTGTGCAAACAGAGGAAGCACAGCAAGTGATTTCTTAGCTAATGTTAAAAATATTTTTACACTTCTTCCAATTTGGATGCAGCAAGGTATTAAAACTTGGAATGTTCGAAGAATTGAAGGAGAAAATGGAACAAAAATTTTAACTGATGCAACTTCAGGTGATTCATTTCGTGGTTCTTCAATGAATGTCATTGTTGTTGACGAATGTGCGTATGTTAGATCTTCTAAATGGGAAGCATTTTCGGATGGAATACTCCCGTCTCAGTCTGCACTAGCTTGGAAAAAGACGATATTTATCAGTACTCCAAATGGAATGAATCATTTCTATGATTATTACAAGAATTCTAAGAAAAGAAAAGTTCTTGAAGATTTAAGTAAAGATGAAGTTGAAAAAGTAAAAACACAAGAAAAAGTTCTAAATGTTTTTAAAAACAAATCTGGTAATTACAATGCTGAGATTGACAAACCGTCAAACGACATGGAATTATTAACCGTAGATTGGAAAGAAGTTCCAAGGTATGACAGAAATAACAATCTTATCGATCCGGAAGTTTTTAAACAACAAGTTATTGATAGACAGGGTCTTCAATTCTTTTTACAAGCTTATGCTTGTGAGTTCCTGGGTTCATCTCACACTTTAATTTCTGGCGAAGTTTTGAAAGAATTAGAAAGTTCAACTCCAGAAAGACAAATGTTTGTAAATGGAACAACAGAATTTGTTAATATCTACAGCGAAGCTGAAGAAGGTCATAAGTACATTCTTTCTTGCGATCCAGCAAAAGACGGAAGAGATTATTTTGCACTTCACGTAATTGATATTACTAAATTTCCATTTAAACAAGTTGTATGCGGTAAATTACAAATCGATTATTTGTTAATGCCAGAATTCATTTATGAGTTAGCTATTACTTATAACACAGCATTTACGATTATTGAAAATAACGAAGGTGCTGGTCAAAGTATTGCAGATACTTTAAAAAGAGACTTTGAGTATGAAAATCTGTACTTTGACAGAGATGGAAAGGGTGATAAGTTCAAGAAATATCCTGGATTTAGAACAACTCCGAAGTCACGCAATCAGCTCCTTGAAACACTAAAACTACTTATTGAAAACAATAAATTAGAAATAAATGACGAAGATACTATTTTTGAGTTACAAAGATTTGTTTTATTAAGAAAGAAGTTCCAAGCAGAAGATGGCTTCCATGATGATTTAGTTATGAGTTTAGCAATTGCATTTTGTTTATTTAATGATATAAACAACTTTGAAGATATTAAAAAAGTGTCTGAAAGTATTTACTCAGACAATTCGTCAGTTGATTTTACTGATATTATGACAATTGGTTGTTTTGACGATGGAACAGAAATAAATAATTTTGAATCAGATAATAGTAATAATTACTACTTTGGAATTTAGTGTTTGCAAGTTTGCACTAATTATAAATAAGAGAAAAAATTAAACACATGAAAATATTTTTAAATAACGTTTTAAAATCTTTAGGTATAGCTTTCATTTTTGCAAGTTTGTACTTTGTATCTGCAAATCTTGCTTTCTTAACCCCTTCTAACTGTGCAGTTTTTATTGCATGTTTTTCATTTTCAAATATTATACTTTCTTTATTGTCGTTAATTGGAATAAACATATTTCTTAGAAAAACTATAAAAAATGTTTTATTGTTAAATTTGTATTACATTTTTCAAATTTTAATTTACACTTCATTTTTCATTATCGGTATTGTACAATTTAATTTCGGTTTGTTATCACTTTCGTACTTAAATACATTTATTCTTTCTTATTTTGTATTTAGATTTTTAAATTTCTGTTCTTCTTTATTAGACTTTTTTAAGAAATGTAAAACTTGTTTGAAATAGACAAAGAATCAGATACTGTTTTTAAATTACATTTTATAAGCACAAAATTATTTTGTAATTTAGATAAAACGTCATCTGTTAAATTAAATGTTATTTTGTTTGATTTTTGCTTGAATTTAATATCATCTGAAATTTCGAAAGAAATTTCAGGAATATCTAAAGCACTTTTAAAAACAACCTCAATTGTATTTTCACCTTTCTTTAAAGTGTTCTTTTTAAAGAATGCACTATAAATTGGATTATTTACAGATTCAAGATAATTATATCCTTTATTGACGTTTGTCAACATGTCATATTCTTTTAGTAAATTAGTTGTTTTAATTTGCTGATATACCTGACCGTCCATCTGCATTGAGAATGTTAACATCCAAATGTTTTTAGATGTTTCTGAATTCTCTTCAACTTCTGAAAATGTAACATCCATCAATTTCAGGGGAACTCTTGTGGGTTCATCTAAATTTGCGACATCATAAATGTCTAAAGATAGATTAGGATTAAAGTTTGGTAGAATAATTTCAATTAACGAAGCTAGTTCGTTCATTCCTCTACAGAAAATATTAAATTCAAAAATAAATGAGTATGGAACAGAATTAAAAGAATACTCAATTTTATTATCTGTTCTTGTTTTATTTACTTTAATATTTCTATTTAAAGATGCTTCTTCGCGTTTTTGAATTGAAACAAGAGCTAAAGTTCCTCTTGGAAGAATATTTACATTTCCTGTTTTAATGTCTTCAGCATTTAGAAATTCTAAACTGTCAGATTTCTCTTTAGAAGTATACATTATTGGAATATTTTTAGTTATAAGATTTTTATTCTCATCACTATAAGAAATGTCTATATTTCTTAAAAATGTTAAAAGAGCTCCAACATAAGAATTTATAGTGCCATGACTAATCATAAAATATAAATAATTAAACTTTTAAATTATTTATAAAGAATGGCTTCTAATTTCTATAAAAACTTTAAAGTTAAAAAATCAGAAAATCTTCAGGTTGCTTTAACTTCAGATAGGGACTTTTTGACATTACCTATTGGAACAATCATTATCAATACCGGTGGTGATGAATTTGTAAAAGTTAAAAATAATGTTTATGATAAATCTGAAAAAATTATTTTAACTAAAAATGAAGTTGCAGATACGTATGCTACAAAAACTGAATTACGAAACAAAGTTCAAGTTGTATCAAACATCAATCAGGCAACTGTAAACAATGTTTTATACTTAGTGTTAGCATAAAGGATAAAAATGATTACTTCGTTTGATGAATTTTTTAGTGATTATAGAATAAAGAACAATCAAGCCCCTAATGAAACAGTTTTAAACACAGGTTTGTTGCGTTTAAAAAGAGAATTACGTGAATTAAAATCTGTTTTAGATATTGTTGTCGGAAATGCAATAGAAGAATACAACCCAGAGAAGCCATACGAAATTGATGAGTACGTTAAATATCACGGATATTGCTATAAATCAAGAATTGATGTAAACATTGCAAATACTCCTAAAGATTCTCAATTCTGGACAAAACTTGATTTTCCATCTTTAAAGGAAATTCAAAATCAAAATTCATTTCATTATTTGCACTTTACAGCAAGTGAAGGGCAAACCGTTGTTGAATTACCAACAGATTCAGCAACCGGAATTCCATGTGTTTTCGTTGAAGGTATTTTATTAAACAGATCAGAGTACTACGTTGAAGGCAAGAAAATTCATTTTTATAAAGCTTGTAAAGGTACTGAAACAATTACAATTCTTTATACAATGGCTTTTGAATCTGGATATGTTTTACCAAGTACAGAATTAACAGCAAGCGCAGATCAGTATATTTTTAATACATCCTTTGATACTTATTATGCATCAGTATTTAAAAATGGTATTCTTCAAAGTCCTTCAAGTTATACTATAGGCAAAAATCAAATTTCGCTTGAAGTTCCTTGCAAAGCTGGAGATAAAATCAGAATTGTAGGTGGAACACTTGTCGGAGTAAATGATTTAGTTAATATTGCAAAACTAAATAGTACATTACAAAGTTATTATACTAAATCTGAAACATTTTCAAAAGATGAAACAAATGCTCAGATTGATGTACTTTCAAGAACAATTTACTCAGATCCAAAGATTGTAAAATCAACAGATATTTACACAAAAGCTGAATTAAATTCATTTTTAAATAATAAAGTAGATTTAGCACAGTTTAATTCAGAATTAGCTACAAAAGCAAATAAAGCAACTTCATTGTCGGGTTATAACATTCAAAATGCTTACACTAAAGATGAAGTAGATTCTTTGTTAAATAAAAAATTAACAGATTCAGCTCTTGACGGAAATGAAATTGCAAATCGTTTAAATGAGCAATTTAATACTGACACACCTATTTCTGTAACTAAAATTTCAGGTTATAACATTGGTGAATTAGCAGTTCAGAATCAGCAAGCTGACTTTAAAAAAGCTGTTAATATCAAAGGTGGTGATTCTCAGAATGTTAAATTACAAGCCGGTCAATTATCAGAGTATCCTAAGTTAAAAGCAACAATGCACACTGGAAAATATAATGAAATTTCTGGTGATATCGTAAATGGATTAACATCTAAAAATAAATTTATTACAATTCAAGGTGAATTTTCTGGGACATTTGAAACAGATATTCACAGAGCTGGAATTGTAAACCCGGAAGATTACAACTGGACAGTTCAAGTTATTCCAAATTCTATTCCAGTTAAAACAAAGCATGACTTTGTTCCAAAGGGTTTCGGCACAGGATTTACTTATAAAGCATTTAATGAAAATGTTGCTGTTGAAACATCTTATTTCTATGGATTTGTAAAAGATAATATTTTAAAGTGTTATGCTTATGCTGAATCTGGAAACACTTTAAGAAAGTGGTATGCACATTATATTTTAACTGGAATTGACAAAACACTAAGCACAAATATTTACTTAAATCAGACAGACGTAAATAATGAGTACATTAAATTTGCTCATGAAAGTTTTGATGAATTTGATAAAAAGGTAAAGAGTTTACCAAAGTATGGTCCAATTACTTCTAATGATGTTAAATCAGATAATGCTTTATCTTTAGTTCCTGAAACAGTTACTGAAAATTCATCTACTGTTTCTTATAAATCAAATAAACCTGCATTTTTCAGTCCTAAGATTGTAACTGAAAAAGATACTATAAACGGAATTGAAAAGGTGAATGTTTCAGTAGTTAGTGGCTTACCTTATTCTAGTGTTAAAATAACAGTAAGCGGTGATGTTGAAATTGATATCCCAGGTTCTATGCCTTCAAATACTAGCAATTATTTGCTTGATAGCTCCGGCGAAGTTACATTTGCAGTAATGGCAAAATCACCATATAAGACATCTGGTATTATTACATTAACAAGTTCAGTAAATGAAAGTTGTTCTCAGAGCATTAAAGTTACAGCACCAACTAATTAAGATTTAGTACAAACTACAAGATTATAAATAATTCGTATATTACAGTAATTTTACGTGGTTTAAAATTCAAAATCACGTAATTTAGATAATTAGATTAAAAATGACATTTACAGAATACTTAAATTCGCAATACGCAGTAACAGATAGATTAGATTCTATTACAGGTCAGCAGATTTTACCAGAAGATGACAGCAGCGCTTGCTCTGGAGAAGGAAGTGCTGGCACTGTAAGTGCTGATATTGCTACTGTTGACAATAGAGTTTTTGACAGTGATATTGTCAAAAGAAAAGATTTAGACGACAAAACTAATTTAGCACATCTTATAAAACACTTAAAGATTTTAAAGTAAATCCTTCTAAATATAAAGGAATGCCTAAAAAGCCTAAGTTTAAAAATAAACAGAATGGAATAACTTTTACTTATCAGTCAATAAAAATAAAAGGTCAGTTTATTGTTATAAACAAAGAACATAAAGTTCATATTCCAGATGAAGTTTATATTGAAGAACTAAATAATTTTAAAACTATAAGTTTTATTCCTGTTTATAACAAGATAAAAGTTGTAATTGCGTATGAGACTAAAGAATTAAATAGTGATTTAAACTTAGATGATTATTTGAGTATTGACCTAGGAATGGATAATCTATGTTCTTGTGTTTCAAGTAGAGATTGTTTTATTCTAAATGGTAAGCCTTTAAAATCAATAAATCAGTTTTACAATAAGAAATTAAGTAAATTAAAATCTGAAAGACCATTAAAAAGTAAATATCAAGATTTTAATTATAATAGTTCTAAGATAGCAAATTTATCCTATAAGAGAAATAAAAGAATAAATGATTTTTTACATAAGACATCCAGGTATCTTGTAGATTTTTGTGTAAAACACAAAATTGGTACAATAGTTATTGGAAGGAATAAAGGATGGAAAGAATCCATCCAACTAGGTAGATTTACCAATCAAAATTTTGTTTATATTCCTTTTTATAAACTATTTAAGATGCTTGAATACAAATGTAAAAGAATAGGAATAAAACTTGTGCAACAAGAAGAATCCTATACGTCAAAGTGTGATTCTTTAGCTTTTGAAGAAGTTAAACGTCATGACACTTATAAAGGAAGTAGAATTAAACGAGGTTTATTTTTATCTTCAATAGGTACAGTATTAAATGCAGATATAAATGGAGCATTAAATATACTTAGAAAATATTTAATTAAAAATGCAATCAGTGAGTTTTCTGTTATACAGAAAATAATTGATAGAGGTCTTTTCTTTAGACCAAGTAGAATAACAATCTACTAAACAAAAGTATTTTAATTTTAAAAATTTAATACTTTTGAAAAGATAAACGTTTTAGTTAACTAAAAACTTTTTAAATTCACGAGTCAAACGCCGGGAACACTTCAAATATAGTACATTTACACTTTTGATTAAAATAAAAAAGCCTTTATAAATCAATAACTTAAGAATTCATGTCTACGCGTTAAGTTATTGATTCCAAAAGGCTTTTTTAGAATGTCTTCAAATTTTGCAAATTCTTGCTAATGTCAGAACGTTTAATGTAAACACTAAATATTTACTTTTTATCAAAAATGTTTTATAATAAACATAAAAGGAGAATAGAAATGGAATTATTTGAAACAGCTTGGATGAACGAGTTCAAATACTTTGAACGTTATTATGATACAGACTTGCAAAAGTCAAAGATTCGAAAGATTGATTCAAAAACTGAGTATTTCGTTGAAGACCCTAAGGGACTTTATGAAGACTTTTTAGATAATTCGATAAAGTATTCTAAGAAGTTCGGAACAGCAAAAGATGCTCGTGAACATGCTGGTGTTTGCAATCCTATCTATAGAAATATTAGAGACAAATATATTGATACAAAATCTTTTAACAAAAATCCACGAGTTTGGTTTTTAGATATCGAGACACGTTCAGGTGTTAGATTTAAAAATCATTCTAATGTTTTAGTTAAACTAAAGAATAAAGAAACATCTGAGATTCAAGAATTAAATCTTCAAGATGCACAAAAATTAGTTAAAAACAAAGAGGACATGTTTTTAGTATCTGAAAATGGAATTTTTGGTGAAGTAAAGTTTTCAAAGTTATTTGAAAAGACTTTATCATTCCCATCTCCAGAATTAGTACAACATGAAATTACTTTAATTCAAGTTTTAGATAATGTTTCAAAGACAGTTTACATTTTAGGAACACGAGATTTTGATATAAATGAATTAAAAAGTATAGGTTATACTTTTGATTACACAGTTAAATATGCAAATTGCAAAAATGAAGTTGTTTTATTATCAACATTTATTTCGTTATTTAAAAAATTAGATCCTTTACTGATTCTTGCTTGGAATGGAAACGGATTCGATTATCCGTACATTGTAAACAGATTAAGTGCACTTGGATTTACAGAAGAGCTTTCAAATTATGGTTCAACAAGGTTAACAAAAGACGTTAATGATAAAGGTCAAGTAACATACAAGCTAACTTCAAGTGGTCATTTTTTCATGGATTTCATGGAAATTTACAAGAAATTTACATTTGAACCTAGAGCATCTTACTCATTGGATTATATTTCAACTTTGGAATTAAACGATCATAAGGTTCCTCATACAGAATTTTTAACATTTGATTCATTTTATACAGGTTCTGATTATCATTATTCTAAAGAGCCATACGAAGATAAATTGCGAGAACTAATTAGAACATCTTATAATACAGATAAATTTTTGCATTACGTTAATTTACAATTTGTTTACTATGGTATAACTGATGTTGTTTTATTAAAAAAATTAAATGACAAATTAAAACTTGTCGAATTGATGTGTACGGTTTCAGAAATTATGGGCGTTTTGATTGATGACACACTTAGAACTGTAAAGCCATGGTCACAACATATTTCTAACGAAGCATTAAAGAATAACAAAGTAATGCCAGCAAAGAAGGATGTTGAACAACCGAACGTTATTGGTGGTTTCGTAAAAGACCCAATTCCTGGATTATGTAAGTGGTGCATGAACATTGATGTTAATTCAATGTATCCAATGTTAAGTATTGCTTGCTTTAATATGAGCCCGGAAACATACGTTTCTCTTGATAAAGCTCCTGCTGATTTAAGAGATTTATTAAAATCAATTATTAAAAATGAGCAAGATGAAGAACAATTACTAAATTTAGATGATAAGACTTTTGCAAAATTAACTTCTTTACTACAAAAATATGATTTAAGTCTTGGAATAAATGGAGCTCTCTTTAATAGAAAAGTTAAGGGTTTAATTCCAACTTTAGTAACTCAGATTTATAATAATAGAAAAGAAGCTAAGAAAAAAATGAACAAGTATTATGCAAAAGCTATTTTGATGAAAGATATATTGCATAAGAGAAATATTTCGATTTAAAGGAAATTAGAAATGTCAGATATTTCAAATGATTTTGAAAGTATTTTATTAAAATCAATTATTGAAAAGCATGATTATTTTTCAAAGTGCTTTCATTTATTAAAAGAAAAGTATTTTAGTGTAACAGCTAATAAAAAAATCTTTGAAATGATTTCTGAGTACTACTCAGATTATCACTCAGTTCCATCTTTAGTTGATATTATTACAATGACTAAAGATGTTGCAAACAAAGATTTTAGAAAAGAAATTGCTGAAGCACTTCAGAAAATAAATGATAGCAAAATTATTGATAACCCTGAGTTTTTTAATTCAGAGGTTGTTAAGTTTGTTAAGAATGCAATCTTTTTAGAAGGTACTTTACTAGCTGCAGAAGGAATTCAGAAAAAGTCAGACAATTTAATGGCTAAAGCGATGTCAATCTTAGACGAACGTGAACACGTTATGATTGACGAATCTCTTGGCTTAGATTTTGATGATGTAGAAAGTATGATTTCATATTTCTCTGAAAGAAATATTGGAATTTTAACAGAACATACAGAATTCAATAAACGTTTAGGAACTGGATTTTTACCCGGAACACTTTCGGTTATTTGTGCTGCTCAAGGTGTTGGTAAGTCATTGTTAATGTGCGATTTAATTTCCGGATTTATTAAGAACGGAAAAAATGTTTTACTTGTTTCTTTAGAAATGTCAGAAAAAGAAATGATGAAACGAATTTACGCAAATGTTTTTGATATTGACGTAAATCACTTTTCTGATTTAAGCAAAACTTCGGGAGAACTTGAAAATTTCTCAGACCCAGTTACTAAAACTCAAATTTTGAGTAAATACGATTCATTCAAAGTTGGTGATAGAGGTAAACTATTTATTAAAGAATATCCAACAGGTTCTTTTAGCGCTTCAATGTTAGAATCACTTGTTAAAAAATATCAACAACAAAAGAATGTTAAATTTGATGTAATTTTAGTTGATTATCTTGGAATTGCAAAGTCAGATAGAGTTTCTCCAAGTGCAGGTTTGTATTCTTATGTTAAAGCAATTGGTGAAGAGTTTAGAGCTGCAGCTTTGAACTTAGGTGTTGCTCTAATTAGCGCGTCACAATTGAATCGTTCTTCCGTAAATCAAGTAGAAAATGTTGATAATTCTAAAATTTCAGATTCTATGGGCACAGCAATGATTGCTGATTTTATTCTGTTTATGCTACAATCTGAAGAAATGAAAGAAAATTCTAATATGATTTTAAAAGTAACAAAAAATAGATTTAATGGAAGAACAGATCAGTGGATTATGGATATTGATTATCCAAAGATGAGATTTAGCGATCATGTTGGATTAAATGGGTCTACATTTGATTCTGGAAAGCAAGCTGAAGATTCTAAGAAATTCGTAGATTCTGAATTGCAAAAGATTTCAAATGAAATTAAACAACAGAGCAGTAATTCAGTAAATGATATTTTAGCGGGTTTAGGTATTGAATAATGTTACTTGGTACACGAGATACAAATTTTAATTCGTATATATTAAATGAATTTGAATCGTACATTTCTGATGATGATTGCTTTTTTCACTGTAATTGTCCAGATAATTCAGAAGGGACGAACTTTGAAAAATTGATTAAACATTACTTGGATATTTCAAAAATTGTTCATTTCTGTAATATAGCAAATTATAGATTAGTTTATCTAACTAATGAGGCTGTTTTAGTGAATGACAATTCAGATGCTTTGTACTTAGCATGCGAAAAAAGAATTTTAAAGTTAATTAAAGAAAATTCAAAATCATATTCTATTATATACAAGCCGACGATTTTTTCTTACTCTGATTTTGGAATTTCAAAAGATATTAAAAATTTAACAGATAAAACTTTGTTAAATAAAACAGTTGAATACGTTAAAATGAAAGATTTTTTAAAATGGCTTAAAGGAAATTACAAAAACAAGATTGGAGTTTATTCCGGTCCAAGAAATGAATCAAAAATAAGTGAACTTAAAGAAATTCTTAAAAAGAATGAAGATTTTAAAGTTGTAAGCTTTAATTAGAAATTTTTAGTGTAGACTTTTGTCTACACTAAATGTACTCTAGAATGTATCTACAATTTTTTTAATTTTAGAATATAGATTTTTTCTATCTTCTAGACCATTCAATCCACCGTTTATTAACTTTGTTACAAGTTGAATGTCCTGTTTTCCTTGAAGTTTTCTATAATCCCAGAACCAAAAAGCGGAAATAACAGCAAATTTCATGTTTTTTAATAAATCAGGATCTTCAACACAGTTAATACCAGTATCGTAAGCTAATCTTCTATAGTTGTCCTTTCCTGTTATTTGAATTAAACCTCTTCCTCTATATAGATAACCGTCATTTGTGCATGTTGAACCATTTCCTAAACGATTTGCGTAAACTTTGTTAGCAATCATTTTAGGTTGTCTTTCATAAGCTTCAGCAATTGTCATTGTAGGAAAATATTTTCTAAAAACAGTATATAAAGCTTTAGCACTATAATTTAAGTTTTCCTCTAAACGAGTAAAATTTTGAGATTCGTGTCCACACTGTGCTAAAAACATAATTAAATCTTTATTAGAAAAATTACGTTTAGAAGCTTCGTCAAAAATTGTATCAATAAGTTCTAAAGGTGATTTAGAATTAGGAAAAACTGATTTTAAAACAGTAAAAATTTGTTCTTTTGTTAACATTTATATTTACTCTTAATGTTTACATTAAATCTTTAAGATATTTATAAGCAGTTAAGCAATCTTAAAAGAAGATAAAATTTTTTTAATTTGTTGTTAACAATAAGTTTACTTTTCCTGGAAGATGTATTATAATTATAATGTAAAAACAAATTGATGAAGGTCATCAATAATAAATAAAGGAAAACAGAATATGAAATTCACAGAAGCAGAAATCAATTATATTAACGATTATTCAGAGTGCTATTCAGATCCAGAAGACATTCGTGTTTATGAAAATTACTCAGGAAGAGGAATGTATGGTAATTTCACAGACTGATTAGTTGTATCTGATTTTGATGAGATTACTAAATTAGTTCGTCACATTTGCTCAAATCGAGATTGGATCCAAGGTGCTTATAACATTGACGTTGAAGATTTCTTAGATAAGTTAACCTCATTAAGTCGTAGAGATAACCTAGGCTACGATACAATTTTATATTAAAGTGCGGGAGACATTTCAAAATGGGACATTTAATTAACACAATATTCATTGGAACTTTAAACGATGCGTCTTGGTGGATTTAGAAAGTTTTTAGTATTACACTAAATGTACTATATTTGATTTAGTGTAAACACTAAGCGCAAACAACAAAAGCCTTTATAAATCAATAACTTAAGAAATGTCAAAATACTTTTTGTAGACAATAAATATATGATTTATAAAGGCTTTTTATTTTTTATCCGGATTTTGCAAAATTTTGTGGATTTGCAGTAAACTGAAAAAGTATAAATACAGTAAAAATAGAAAATTTTATGGCTGAAAATTTAAAAGGTGAAGTTCTTGGCGGAGTTCTTTACTTAAATCAAGCAGAAGCTGGACAAATTGCTCAGCAAACTTCAATTGAAAAGGTTGAACCTGGCAAATTTGAAGTTTACACAAGCAATCAAGATACTGATAACCCAAATACAGTTTTCTTTTATAGTGTTAAAAGTAAAACAAACAGAATGCCAGTTATCAGACAACTTGATTTTAGAACTTATGCTCCTGATGAAGTTGTTGATTTAATTGTTGATGACCCTAAATTTTTAAATTATTTTAATAGTTACTTCGAAAATTCAGGATTTACCAGACTTGAAGTAGTTGGAAGGTTACCTGCTGATACAGCTTATGCTGACGGAACAATGTACGTTACGGTATCTGGAGAATAATAATGGATAAGTATAGCATTGGAACAATGTCTTTTAAAAAAGACGGAAAAATTTATACTCTGGATATAGATAGTATTAAAAGACAACTTAAAAACTATTTTAGCGGTGATTCTTCTGTTTTTGCTATAAAAGATCAACAAAACGTTTTTACTAAAAATCAAAAAATAACAACAGATTCAAACGGAAATATCGCAAGTACTTCATATTCATCAGATGGATTGTATGCAGATGGAAATTACAATCTCAGTGCTACTCATGTAACACGTTCAAATCTTCCTGCAAATGCTCCAGATAATGAGATTCCAACAATGAAAGAAGTTAGAAGTGTGCAAAATTCTATAAATTCTTCTAATACAAATATAGCAAATCTTAAAAATTCAATAAAAATTGTTTCTGCTGTTCCAGCAACTCTAGAACCTAATTCAATTTATGTAAAAATAGAATAATTCTAAATTCATATAAAAGACTATTTAAAAATAAAATAGTCTTTTAATATATCTAGTTAACTAAAAAAAAAATTTTTAGTATCATAAAACTTTTTAATTCACTTCTTTTTAATACACTTAAGATGAAAAACTTTTTAGAAAACTAAATTTTTAGCACTTCTATATAATATTTAGATAACTAATGTTGTTTAAAATAAAAAAAAAGGTTATCCATTTGGATAACCTTTTCTATTTTATATAAAACTAACTTGTTGTCTCAGTACTAAATGAATTAGTACCAGAATTGATAAAGTTCAAACGAATCATTTCAGCAACATAAGTAGGCTGGATGTAAATATCAACAACTAACTGATTATTAGCAATAATCTGTGGAGTGTTGTTAGATTCATCACAAACTACCATGAATCCTTGAATACCACGACCAGCTTGAACCTGTGCTAAGTAAGGTTTAATCTCAGAACAGATTCTTGAACGTGTATAAGTATCGTTAAATTCCATAACAGTAGTTTTAGCCATCTTAGCTAAAGCACGCTCTAATGTATTAAACAATGCTCTTACGTTAACACGGTCAAATGAACTTGCATTTCCAAGTAATGTCTTCTGACCCCATAGAACAGTTCCTAATGAAGGGAATGTTGCAACTGGGTTAATAGAATTCTTGTACAGAGTATCTCTTTGAGCTTGTGTTGGATTAAAAGCTAATTTAATGATATTCTGCAGCTGACCTCTTTCAAGACCAGCAGAAGCCCACCATGAATCGTAATTCTTAGATGTTTGTGAACGTAAACCTGCGCACATACCAGCCATATTTACCCAAATATTCTTATCAGAATACTTGTTATAAATTTGAGCATAGTTACCAATTGCAACTGAGAACATTGAATTTACATTCAAATCACCAGTCTTACGCCACTGAACTAAGTTCTCAACAGCCTTTTGAGATTTCTTGTTAACAACGTCATCGTAGTAAGCACCAATAAATGCGATGCAATCTTTTCTAACAGTAACTAAGTTGATTGCAGTCTTACCGCCATCTAATTCGTTACCAATAACGTTATCAATATCAATCTCTTCCTTGTTTTCGAATAGTTCGTAAGCATCAATTAAGTCATCTGTTTGAATTGAAGAATCTTCGCCATTCTTTAAAGCAAGAGTTGTACCAAGGTACTTTGAATTACCATTTTCATCTTCTGAATAACGTAAAGTATAATCAGCAATCTCAGAATTATTAGCTTCGTTTACTTTACAGAAAACATAATCTGAATTCTTGTTTATCAAAGTTTCAATGTACATTGACTTGTTATTTGAATCTTTAGCATCCTTGTCAAAAGAAGCAATGTATGTCTCTACAACTTGGTCTGATTCCTCGTCATAGATTAAAACTGCTACTTGACCATCTTTAGGTGCGTACTCAAAGAAGTCATCAACGAGAATTCCAGGGAAAGCGTATCTTGGAACGTGATTCTCTGAGATATCATTTAGTTCGAATGATTCTGGTCGCGCAATACAGATTTTAATGTTTTTAGACCATTTTCCAGGATTTCGTGAAATAAACTTGACCTTAGATTTAGGAGAAGTAAAGCCGATAGAATCGTAATTATCATCAAACACAGTGTCATTGATTATAATTTCCTTTTGGGTATATTCAAATAAATCCTCTGCAGAAACAGGATTTGGCGCTTTTAAATAATTAGGTTTGTTATTTTCATCTTTATATGTTACAACAGTTGTGTTTTCTGAACTTACTGCTTCAGCACTTCCGTTTAGAACAACTTCAACAGTTAAAGGATATGAATCTAAAACTGGCTGATAATCAGGATCTTTCGGTAAAGGACGATCTAATGTAATTTCAAAGTTTGCATTATCTAAAGCTACAACTTTGTATAAATCACCGTTATGTTCAAAACGTAATAAAGTATCTACAATGATATCTTTTAAATTTGTAACATAAATTTTGCTTAAATCTAAACCACCTGCATAGCCATCTACGCCGCCAGTTAGTTTAAAATCACCTGTTCGTAACTCAACATCAGTTTTATCAAATCTAACTAAAGTGTTTGCCTTTAACTGATTGTAGTTTCTAACAGAAGTTTGCTTAATTACATCAAATGGTTTTGTAGTATCAAATGTTGAAACATCAAATGTGTTTTGTGTAACTTCATCTTTACCACCTTCAAGTTTAGCTGTTCCAACCTTAAAGGTTTCGAATGATTTGAAAGTTACGTAGTCATTTGAAGTTAAATCAGCAGATGTCTGAATACCATTTTGAGTATCTACAACTTCAGAACCACTTAAAGTAGTAATAGAATAAGTATTCTTAACAACAGCATCTACACCGCCAGTAAATGTGTAAGTTCCAGCTACTAAATTACTTAAAGTAAATTTAACGTAATCATTTGAATCTACACGACCTGCATTAACGATGTTTTCCTGTTTATCAACCTGAACGCCATCATTCTTTGTTGTTACACTAAATACATCAGTATTTACAGCATCTACACCACCTGCAAATTTGTAAGTTCCAGCTTCTAAAGTACTTAAAGTAAATTTAACGTAATCATTATCATGTACATCAGAAACAGAAGTTACTGAACTCTGAGTATCAACGGTTGCTGAACCATTTTTTGTAACAACACTGTAAGTTTCAGTTCCAGAAGCATCTACACCACCTGCTAGCTGAATCTCACCTTCAAATAGATTTGCGCCAACCTTAAAATCGATAATATCAGATACTAAAGTATCGTCAAACGCTGTTCCAACGAAGTTGTCGTTAATTACTTGATAAGAAGTACCATTCCAAACTGAAATTGCATAAGTATTTTCAGAATCTTGAACTGGAGCAACTTTAATTTTATACTCATTTCCTAAAGTACCAGCAACCTTTGCCGTACCCCAGATAGAATCTGCTTTTACAGCTGTCTGAACTCCAGTAGATAACTTAGTAATAACAACGGAAATTGAATTACCAGCACTACCAGCAGTTTTTGCAGTACCTACAGATGATCTTGCAGCAACTGCAGCTGAAATTTCACTTACACCGGTTTTTGCAATTTCAACAGTTAATTTGTTACCGTTAGCACCTTCATGTACAGCTTCACCAACAGCGGATGTTGCTTTAACACCTTCAGAAATAATAGTGTTTCCAGCTAATTCTGTTTTAATAGATAACTTATTGCCATTTGCACCAACTTCTTTTGCTTTAGCAAATGTATTTTGAGCATAAGTACCAGCAGAAGTTACAATTGGCTTACCAGTAGAAACAGAAACAACTATATTATTACCAGCGCTTCCTTCAGCAACTGCGGTTGCAATCTTGGAAGTTGCGTGCTTTCCTGGAATAGCAGGTATAGTTTTACCTATCTTTTTAATTTTACAATTTGAAAGCTCTGTTTCTTTGCCATTTACGTTGCCAGCTCTTGCTACATAAATTTGAGAAGCATAAGTTAAATAGTTATAAACCTGGTACCAGTCATTCTGATTTGCAGAAGTAGGCTTACCATAGTAATTTTCTAACTCATCAACTGTGTTAATTAACTTGTAAGCACCGATTGGGCCTTTAACGAAATCACCACCAAAAACACCAACACTTGATGAACTTGAGGCTACAATTTGTGATCTGTCCTCTTCATGGACATATACACCTGGGGATAACATTTCCATATTTTTATTTTTACCTTAGTATGTTATAAGAGAAAACTTCAATAATTTGTTCAATTTCTTGAAAACTTCAAATTATGATACTCTATGCGTTCGTTATTTTTCAGTAACTAAGGAAATTACTGCAGAAGAAGGTCATTTAGACAACAACTTCATAACTTAGCATTTCTTTTTATTTATCTTTTCAAAGTATTAAATTTTTAAAATTAAAATACTTTTGTTTAGTAGATTATTCTACTGACCTAAAAAGACCTTTATCAATTATTTTCTGTTGCATAGAAAACTCATTGATTATGTTTTCAATGAAAACAATGAATTTGAATTATTTATAACTTTTGAAGACCTTTTTGGGCTAATTCTTTAAGATTTTCTATTTTATAATAGTCATATCTTATTGAAACATTTAAAGTATTGTATGTTTCATCGCCTTGAGTACTTAAAGTGATATCACCAATACTTGTAAATCTGCAATTAAAAAAGTTGATTGTAAAAACATTTTCTCCTTTTTGATTTTTTAAATTGACAAAAAAGTCAAATTCTTGATTTGCAAACGTGCCATTTTCCGGATTGAATTGTTTAAAAACAATATCCATTATTTCAAAGTACATTCTGTAATTTTCATCAATTAAAAGATCAAATGAACATTCATTAAATGACATATTGTCAGCAACTAAGCCGATCTTAACTGCTGAATGTGCATAGATATCTGGATGAGAAAATGAAATTCCTGGGACAGAAAAATTTTGTATATATAAATTTGCTAATTGAAGCTTATTAGAACCTGCTTCCCAAGCAGTTTTTTGAGCAAGATTGTTTAAATTCATTATTACAAAATTTTTATTTATCTATTTATAAACTTAGTATTTACTTTTTGTTAAAAATGTTGTATAATATACTTAAAGGAGAAACAACATGGATAAAACTACATTAGAAATGATGTACGAATTAGTTGAAATTGACGATGTCTCGGAAGAAGGTTATCATAATTGCGTTGATATCACAGTAGATTCTTCTGACCATACGTTTTTACTTGGAAATGGCATAATTTCTCATAATTCTGCATTAGGCGGTTTGTTACCATCTTTAGGAAGAAATGAAAAGGCATATTACATGTTAAAAGGTAAGCCTTTGAATGCTTACTCATCATCTCAAAAGAAGTTTATTGATAATAAAGAATTATCAGGTTTATATCAAATCATTAAAAATGGTGTTACATTTGAAGATAAACCGGATGGAGATTTTTATAAGATAAATATTGACGGAACAGATTTAATTGTTAATATTAACGATGAAGTAAAGATAGGTGAAAAGTGGGTTTCCGTACGAGATTTAATTAAAAACTATAACGCATAAGTATTGTAACTAAAATTTTCAAAGAGGTGTAAATTATGACTATTAAGATTCAAGATTTAAAGAAAATCAACACTGTTAATATTTCAGTTTATCGTAATCAGAAAAATGTCAGAAGATGTAAAGATGTAAAGGGTGGTTTCGATAAGATAGTTTACGCAACGGACCAGGACTAGCCCTTGCGGGCTATATAGAGGTGATTTGATTTAGACGGATTCCATATTCGTGGATTGTTAAATGGATTTATTGAAAAATACTTGCCTGAGTTTAAAGGTAAAGTTGGAATGCTTCAAACTCCGGTTATTATGTATTCCAAGAACGGAAAAGTAACAGGTTGGAAGTACAACTTAAATGATACCAGTGAATATCCTGGTGAAGCTACTTACGTAAAGGGTATTGGTTCTTGGAATTCTGATGATTTGAAGTACATTGTAAAGCAGGATGGCTTAGACAAAATGATTCAGATTATTGATTTTGAAGGTGCTAAAGGTCAAGAACTTATTGATGAATGGCTAGGTGATGATTCAGGTCCAAGAAAGAAGTATATTTTAGACAATGACTTCAAAATTGCGATGGTTTAAAAATTGTTTATTGAATAGTGTAGCACATTTAATTTGCTTGGTTCTATGTGCTATAATAGTTTTTTATGTTATAATTTTAATCACAGTAAACATCTTTAGGAATATACATGACGGATTACATAAAATTATCAGAATTTTACAATTCAGATTTTGTGAATTATTCAAGTTACGATAATTTAAGAAAGATTTCTCAAATTGATGGTCTTAAAAATGCTTCTAGAAAAATTATCTATACTTTACTAGAAAAGAACGTTAAAAACTTCGTTAAAGTATCTCAGTTAGGTGCAATGATTTGTCAGTTTTCAGATTATTTGCACGGAAATTTAGATAATGTAGTTGTAACTTTAGGACAGAATTATGCTGGAACAAACAATGTTCCGTTAATTGAAAAGAAAGGTAATTTCGGAACAAGATTTTCAAATGACGCGTCAGCTGCAAGATATATTTTTGCAAAGGGTTCTGATGAGTTATTTAAACTTTTTAAGAAAGAAGATACAGCAATTCTTGTAAATCAGTATTTTGAAGGTTATAAAATTGAACCTCAGTTTTACGTTCCAACTTTACCTGTGCTTTTGCTGAATGGCTCAGAAGGAATTTCTTCTGGATTTGCTCAAAAAATTCTACCTAGAGATCCAAAGAAAATTAAAAAGTATATTTTAGATAAGTTAAATGGCAAAAATCCTAGAGGAGATTTTACACCAGCATTTAACGGATTCAATGGTTCAGTAAAGCAAGGCGAAACATCAAATCAGTGGTTAATTGAAGGTGTTGTAGAAAAGATTGCAAAGAACAAGGTTTTAATTAAAGAAGTTCCAATTGGATATGATTTAAAATCATATTTAAAGACATTAGATTCTTTAGAAGATGACAAGAAAATTATTTCTTACAAAGATTTATCTGATGATGACATTTTTAGTTTTGAAGTAACTTTCAATAGCAAAGATTTAGAATCAATGTCTGAACCTGAAATTTTAGAAAGATTAAAACTAATTAAAAAAGTTTCTGAGAATTATACAATTCTTGATGAAAACAACAAGATTAAAGAATTCAATAATGCTAAAGAAATTTGTGATTATTATTTAAGTTTTAAATTAAAGTACGTTCAAAAACGAAAAGACTATTTAATTTCAAAGTCAAAAGAAGATTTAAGCATTATTAAATCAAAGTTGATTTTTATTAAAGGTGTGATTGACAATTCAATTCTTGTCTCTAAAAAGTCAAAAGACCAAATTGTTAAGCAATTACAAGAAATTAAAGATATTGTTCTTGTAAATGATTCATACGATTATCTTTTAAAAATGCCAATTTATTCTTTAACAACTGAAAAGATTAAAGAACTGAATGAATTATACAAAAAGACAGAAATTTCATTAAAAGAATTAAGTAATTCTACAATTGAAGATATTTGGATTAAAGATTTAGAAGAGTTATAAAAGAGATCATGTTCATTAGTATTGACGATTATTACGATATTGATTTTTATAATGATGCTTTAATGGCGTTAGAAGAAAATGGTGTTCAATACAGTGAACATATTTTATTTCAAAACAGTTCTATTCCAAAGTATTACTTAAATTTACCTTCTGCTCCGTTAATGGTTCATTACAATTCACTTTTACCAGAAGATGAAAAATATCTTGTTTCTAAAGTTATTCCAATTGATGCAAATAGTTCTGTAGAATTATACAGAAAACACGGAGATTTCGGAAAAGGAATACGAAAAGAAATTTATTTGAATGATGCATTTTTAAGTATTGAAAACTACGCAGCATTTATTAACATTTCTAGTAAAGAAGAAGCATTAAAACTTTCAAAAGATATTCCACTAAGAATTTGGTACTTAGGAAAATATTTTAATAAATACAAAGTTTGTTTAATAACAAGTGATTATTTTATTCCTGCTTTAAAAGAATCTCAGATTTTACTTGAGAAAACAGAAAAAATGTCAATTGTAAGATTTGAACAAGAATTTAATTTTAGTGTTTTACATAGAAAAGATAGATTGATTAAGTACTCAAAAACTCCTTACTTTGAAGGTGGTATTTTTTATAAACCTAAAAATTTGACTAATAACAAAATGGTAACTTTTTAAAGGTACGAGAAATGAAAATCAGAATTGAAGGAATTCCGCAGAATATTTCAATAAAGAATATTGAAATTGATTTGAATTTAGATGTAAATAACGGCATGCACGTTAACACTGTTTCTGTAAATGAAAACAAGATTGAAAGTTTAAAGACTTCAGAATCTTCAGATGTTAACACCTTGCAAAATGAAATTCAGAACATTGAATTAAAGGCATCTGATAAAGTTCCTCCAGAAATGATGGAGACATTATAATGTTTGAACTACATATTTCTTGTACTAAAGATTTTGATTCTTTGAGTATAAATTTTAAAGATGGAACATCTTTTGCTCAAGAATCCCCTAAAGAATCTAAGCCAAAGATCCCTGGGAGTGAAAAGAAAGCATCTTCAATTGTTGCAAAAGTACACCCGGAAAATGCTTTGATTCAAAAATTTGAAAAGAAGTCTTCAGTTAGAAATGTTGAAAATGCACCAAACATTCCAAAGATTACAGAAGTTAGGGTAGATCCAAATCTGAATAATTTTGAAATTTAAGGGCTATTTGTCATTTTAAATTTTTTAGTTTAAAATATCTATAACAGATACAAATTGTAAGGTAATTTACGGTTACGAAGTATGAAAAAAGTTTTAGCTATTGATATTGGATATGGTTCTGTTAAGGTAATTTACGGTTACGAAGACGGAACAATTAAAAATCAGTTCAAGTTTACTTCTATTGTAGCTTTAATTGATAAAGATGAATTTATTAAAGATAAACGCATTTTAGATTACAAAGATAAATCTTACTATGTTGGTGAAGATGCTTTAAATTTTCCACACACTTGTCAGTATGATATTATTGATTTTAACAATTTAATTTATTTTGCTCCTTTATTCTTATACAAAGCACTTCAAATGATTGGAGAAATTCCGGATGTCATTGTCTGTGGTTTATCTAAAGCACAGTTACAGTATTCTTTAACATTTAAAGAAGCTATTCAGAAGTTTACTGTAAACAATGAAGAATTTTCATTTGAGAATGTTTACATTTTACCTCAGGGTGCTGGTTCAAAATTGGCAATTGATACTTACGGTGTTGATTTTCCAAATAAGCAGCAGGAGTTTACCGGTTTATCTAATTATGTTGGAGTTGACGTGGGTTTTAACACTGTTGATATTTTCCTTGTTACAAATGGTAAAACTTCCCCAATGTACTTTAGAGGAATTGAAAATGAAGGTGTAATGAAGATTGCCGAAAATGTTCAAAAGTACATTGCTGAAGAATTTGGTAAGACTGTAAAACTTCATGAAGCTAAAGAGATTTTGGACGAGGGTTTTTATAAACTTAGAGGAACAAAGTATGATTTAAAGGAAGTTGTAAAAGTATTTACTGAAAATTACTTAAAAGATTTATTAAAGTTGATTGAAGACAATTTTAGCGATGCATTAGATAAATCTGATTATGTATTTTTATCTGGTGGTGGTTCTGCACTTTTAAGTGACTCAGAGGACAAGAAAATTAGAACTCCAAAGAGCAACTTTGAGTATTATAATGCGATCGGTTTCTTTTTATACGGTTTGAATAAGTAATTCAATAAAGAGGTATTAAAATACCTCTTGTTGATACTAATTGTAAACAACAAATAATGAACATTATTAAAGTAATTACGTATTTTATTTTATTCTATTTGACGACAATGTTCGTTGCTTCCATTGGTATTACAATTTTTATGATTGTAATGCTTTTTATTTAAAGGAATAATATGTTTAACAAGAATCTAATTAAAACATTAAGTACAATAAATCCAATTACAAATTCAATTGTTCTTCAGTATCCAATTACTTATGGCGTTTCAGAAGACCATGCAATTTCATTTAAAATCAATGTTTCTGAAATTGACAATGACGATTTTAATGATATAAATTTAAATGATTCTTTAAAAGATTTTATTAGTTTATTTTCTTTGTTTAATGATTTTAAGTGCAAAGAAGATAACGGAATTTTTACAATCACAGGAGAAAAAAATAAAGCTGATTTTATTTTGTCAGATCCTGTTTTAATGGGTGCATTCAAAGTTCCAGATGGATTTTTTTCAAAGTTAGATAACGCTCCAACTGTTGCAAATTTTGATTTAGATGCAGAGACATTAAGAACTCTTAGAACATCTTTTGGTGTTTTCAGAGATTCAGATTGCGTATCTTTTAATAGTTTAGATAATTTTGTTTCTTTAAAGGTTGAGACAAATTCAAGATTTGCTGCAACTCAAAGTAATTCTTATTCTTTGACAGTCGATTCAAACCCATCAAAAGAATTTAAGATTAAAATTTCTAATTCTAATATTTCATTGTTACCACTTTGTGATTACAAAGTAGAAATTAAATACTCATCAAAGAATGATTATTACGTTGTTTTGTTAAAAACTGATGATATTCCAGGTTTTGAAATAGCACTTGCACCTTTAGTTTAACGTGTTAACTGTCAAGGTTATAAATAGATAAAAATTACTTGACAGTATATGGCGACAAAGTTTTCTTATGCATTCAGAGAAGCTGTTAAATCTTTGAATGCATCTTCTATTTTAGATTCACTTCTTGATATATTTAATTCTAGTCTTATAGATATTTCTGAAAATGAGAACAGATTACTGGTTTCCTTTAGAGAATGGCCGGAAAGTTTGTTATCACATATTTTCACAATCAATGTAGATTATAATGAACTTAGTAAAAAATCTTTAAAAATCAATAACTTAGATTCATTAGTTACAGATATCATCAGAACATGTGATAAAGAAGCATCTAAGTATTTTAAATCAGATTCTAATTTAGATTTAGATTTTAAATTAGTTATTGAAAAGTATGCTTTAAAAGATTTTATTACAGAATTAACTAAAAATTACTTTAAAGAAAATGTTTGCAATCAAAAGGTATTTACAATTTCTGTAAACCCACTTGATGCAAAATTGTTTGTAAACGATATTGAAGTAAGCACAATAAATGGAACATTCTCAGATAAAGCAGTTGAGAATTCTAAAATTAAAGTTAGAATTGAAAAAGAAAATTACAAAACTATTGAAGATACTATAGAGATTAACACAAGCATTTTTAAATTTGAACTTGAACCTGTTTATAAAACATTCCATTTAGCGGTTGTTCCAGATTCTGAGAATGTTCATTTATATGAAAAGATTAGTAAAATTTCTTTTAAAGAAAAAGTATCTGCTTTAAAAGAATCATTAACTCCATCTTCATTTGTTGATGACAATGATTTAGAATTTATGTACAACGAAATTCCTTTAGATAAAAGGGAAGATATGTTCTTTGCTAAGGTTAAACAAGGTTCAAATCTTGTTTTAAAGATTAAAAAGAGATATTATAAAGATGTTGAAGAAAACATTATATTTGACGATTCTGTTTTTAAAGTTATTACATTAGAAAATTACTTTGTTCCGGTTTCAATTAAATTTAATGATGAAAATAACAATCGTTTATTTATAAATGATGAATTAGTTCAAACACCGTATAATATAAAACTAGCAGTTGGTGAAGCACTGAAAATTGAAGCTATTGCCGAAACAGGTGAATCTTACAAGAACTTTGTAATTGCAAGTGAAGCTGATGTTAAAAATGGACTTGAATTTAACATAAAATTTACTAAAATGTATAATTTTGATATTCAAGTAGAAGATGATGCTAAACTTTATATCAATAATCTTTTAATTGACGGAAATAGATACTCAGAAAAACTCATCGAAGGTTCTGTAGTTGATGTTAGAGTACATAAAGAAGATTATGTAGATATAAATGAAAGATTTTACATTACTCATGATATTGAAAAATCATTTGTTCTTTCTGAAAAGCTTCCTAAGTACAATGTTTCAATTTCCGTACAACCTCAAAACGCTTATTTGTTAATTAACGGAAAGCAAGTATCGAATCCATTTGAAGATATGATTGCAGAAAACTCTGAGATTCAAATCAAATCTTTCTTAAATGGTTATAAAGCAATTACTGAAAATGTTATTGTGAATACAGATATTTCAAAAGATTATGTTTTAGAAGAAGCTCCGATTATTAAGCCATTGTTAAATATTTCTTGCAACATTCCGGATGCAACTTTAAGCGTAAATGGCGAAGATATAACTATTCCAGCAGCTATTTATGGAGAACCTGAAAAATTATATAGTATTGTATGTTCTAAAGAAGGTTACAAAACATTTACTAAAGATATCAGATTATTAGAAAATACAAACTTAGATATTAAATTAGTTGAACTATCTAAAGCTGAGTTAGAAGACACTGTAAAACTTAGAGTAAATTGCTCTAAATTAAACTCAATAATTATGATAAATGGTAAACAGGTAGATAATTTATCTGAGATGACATATCCAAGAAATACAGTTGTTGACATTGAGGCTACTTATCCAGGATATGTAACATACTCAAATAGATTTACATTAACTGAAGATACTAATTTAGATATTGTACTTGAAAAGAGTGATAATTTAAGTACATATAGAGTTTACATTTATAATTCAACAACCGGTTCAGTACTTGAAGTAAATGACAAAGTTGTTTCATCACCATTTGTTTCAGATTTTGAATTTGGCTCTAAAGTTAAAATTAAAGCGCACTTAGACGGATATCAAACATTTGAAAGGGAATTAACAATTGACCAAGACTATATTGTAAATATAAATCTTCAAAAGACTATTGATGTAAACATTGAAAACGTAATTCCTGAGTAACTGGAGATTTATAATGGATATTAAAAAAATTGTTTTTAAAAATCTTGATGGTTCTTTAAGAAAAGTGAATATTGTCAATTCTATCAACGGAATTGACATTCCAGATTCAGGAGCTGTCATTTTAGATACAATTAAAGATATTAGCGCAGATGGTTCTAGTTTAACAGTTACAAAATCAGATGGTTCAAGTTCGAAAGTTACTTTAAATACTTCTGGCGGAGTTAAAACTGTAAATAACGTTAAACCGGATTCTAATGGAAATGTAACTATCGAAGTCGGAACAGTTAAAACTGTAAATAACGTTAAACCGGATTCTAATGGAAACATTGAAATTCCAGTTGGTTCAGTTAAAACTGTAAATAGTGTTGAACCTGATTCTGATGGAAATGTAGTTTTAAGTTTTGTTAAAAGTGTAAATGGAAATACTCCGGATATCAGTGGAAATGTGACTATTGATGCTGGAAAGGTTAAAACTGTTGATGGAAAAGTTCCAGATTCTGACGGAAATGTAGCTTTAAACGCTATTAAAAGCATAAATGGAAGTACTCCAAATGCAAGTGGAGATTTTGAACTAAGCACTGTTTCTGATATTACACTTTCAGAAAAGAATTTAAACATTGAAAATGCAAATGGAAATACTAAAACTTTAGTTTTACCTTTCTCAGATGTTAAAACTGTAAACAGTGTTCAACCTGACGAAAGTGGAAACATTGAAATTCCGACTGGTACTGTTAAAAGCATAAATAACACAACACCAGATGATAATGGAAATGTAGTTTTAAGTTTTGTTAAAAGTGTAAATGGAAATACTCCGGATATCAGTGGAAATGTGACTATTGATGCTGGAAAGGTTAAAACTGTTGATGGAAAAGTTCCAGATTCTGACGGAAATGTAGCTTTAAACGCTATTAAAAGCATAAATGGAAGTACTCCAAATGCAAGTGGAGATTTTGAACTAAGCACTGTTTCTGATATTACACTTTCAGAAAAGAATTTAAACATTGAAAATGCAAATGGAAATACTAAAACTTTAGTTTTACCTTTCTCAGATGTTAAAACTGTAAACAGTGTTCAACCTGACGAAAGTGGAAACATTGAAATTCCGACTGGTACTGTTAAAAGCATAAATAACACAACACCAGATGATAATGGAAATGTAG